TATTTTATTAAATAACTTGGTTGAATTTATTTTATTAAATAACTTGGTTGAATTTATTTTATTAAATAACTTGGTTGAATTTATTTTATTAAATAACTTGGTTGAATTTATTTTATTAAATAACTTGCAATTTCTTTATAGATCTAGTCACATTACCTATTATATCTTCAGCATAATATAACAAGTCATATGTACCCACAACTAATGTATTAGTGTTAGGTATAGTAGTAGATCCATTAATCCTAATCCGGTCTGTTATAATCCCCAAACTGGTATCTGTATTTTCAATTAATATATCTTCTAAATAAGGATAAATAACATAATCATCAATATTATCTGTTACAGTAATATTGTTTTCACTGTAATTCTCACCTACATTAATTCTTGATGGATTTTCAGTAAAATCTATTATTGGAGGGATAACGTCAAGTCTGAGTTTTACAATTCCACCTAATCTATAAAACCCCCATAAAGGAACTGATTCAGATGCTTCCGAATTGGTTTGGAACTCTCGCAGATATGGCATTATAACTGTTCCATTCATATAAATATCAGAATAAATATCAGAGTTCATATTAGTCCTAATTGAATCAATAGTACAATTATTATTAACATTAAGTGTATCTGTAACCATATCATTCGATGTTAATTTGTTTTCAATGGTTAAGTTATTTTTATTTGTTATACCATTACACTGAATAGATTTGTTGATAGTTATATCATTATTGATAACGCTATGATCAATGACATTAATATTGTTTTTAAATCTTGTATTAACAGCAGAATATGTGGTAGTACTTCCATTATAAATAAAGTTAGAATTTATATTCAATATATGTGAATCTATAATAAACTCTTTTTCAAATTTTATATTGTTTCCATTAATGTCAAGAGTACCTTCACGAAGAGAACTAGATCCAGAAATATTTAATACATTAGAATCTTTCATAATCATCTTATTGGTAGATTCAAGATTTTCAATGAATACATTAGTAGAATTGATAGTTGTATCTGAGGCAAATGATGTTGTTTGGGATACATCAAAATTACCAATAATATTAACATCATTGCTAAATATCATATTATTGGTAATCGTCATATTACTTTCCACAGTGATAAGATCATGAAAAGTAACAGATACACAATCAGTGCTAAAATTATTATCTTGATCTAACATTAATACTATCCTTTCTTCAGCATTTAATGGTGTCTTGATAATAAATTTATCAGATGTCATATTTGTCTTAATAAATGCTTCTCCAACATTGCTCAATATCTCTATCCCTGTATCATAATTATCTTCAGCATTAAATAATATTTTCTTAGATTTAGAATTAATATTTGTGCTGGATATATTCAACAGTTCCCCTCTGAAATTTATTACTGACGTTGGACTACCTAGATATATTTTATCTGAAATGATAAAAAAATCATTTTCATTGTTAAATTTCTCAAATTTATTTATATTTAATTCTTCTTTAATGTGTATATTTCCGTCCACATTAATGATAGAATCAGTATCTTCTGGTCCTGCAATAATAGAATTAATGGTTATAGTTTTGCTATTAATCGTACAATCATTAAGGATATTAATATTTTGAACATTTAATACTTGAGTAGTTATATTTGGTATATTAATATTTGAAGTATTGTCGATTATAATTTCATCACTTTTTAATACATTTATCTGATGATTATCTCCATCAACAATATTAATGCTATTACTGACATTTAATGAGTTATTAAGTATGAGAAATTTATCTACATAGACTTGGTTTTCAAATATAACGTTTTTGTTAAATTCTAAATCATTTTGACTATTTACAATGGAACCATATCCTACCATTTCTCTGTATTTTTTTGATAACTGGATATCAGTTGATGTTAGGCCATTATTTATGCTCATATTTCTTTATTATATTATATAATATTTAATATAATATGAGTATTATAGTTGATCCTTGTGCTCCAGCAAAGAGTGGAATTCCAAATTGCTATACATATGAAGATTTATTAAATATTGCTACAATCTGGAATACTTATGGTAACAGTAATAGAAATCCAATAAATATTGTAACTGATAGAGATCAGTTATATTACAACATTAGAAATCAATTTTATAATAAATGTAAAGATGATCCAAAATGTTGGCTGAGTAATGAGACAATACATAAGTATGGAGGGGAAGAATTATTAATGAATACATTTAAACCATCTGGTCCCATCTCAAATGGTAGCAAAAGAAATTATTTATGGCTTAGTAACATTGATATAATTAACATGATGGTACAGTATGAATATAAACATTTAGAGTTTTCATTCCTAGGAGCTGTCCCATACGACTTTTTTCAATTGGCTGATTACAGGTATCATATTAAGAATAATCTGAATGAGAGAGGAAAATATAAATTTGGCTTAATTATTAATTTTGATAGGGAAGGTCAGAGTGGATCCCATTGGGTATCATTATATATAAATACCATAACTAATGAAATTTATTATTTTGATTCTGTAGGAAAAAAACCAAAACAATTAATAGAATATTTTATAGGGAAGGTACAAAGAGCTCTAGAATCAACTAATAATATTCCAGTTACATATAAGTACAATAAAAATAAACATCAAAAAAAGAATTCAGAATGTGGAGTATATAGTATTAATTTTATTATAGCATTACTTAATAAAAAATCATTTGATTATATCTCAAATAATGTTATCCATGATGATAATATGAATGAATGTAGAAATTATTACTTTAATAAATAAATTTTCTGATACACTTTATAATAATGAATAAACAAATATCAAATGCATCTAATAACTCTAAAGAATCTAATTTGTCAAGAATATCTAGTCTTACATCTTGTTCCGAAAACATTGATGGATTTATATTTAGAAAAAACAAAAATTCTCAAAATAATAGTAGTAACAAAAAAAAAAGTAATAAAAGTGACAATATCAGCATAAATAAAAGTGACAAAAGTAACAAAAGTGACAATATCAGCATAAATAAAAGTGACAAAAGTAACAAAAGTAACAAAGTTAGCAACACCAGTTATGACTCCATTAAACAGACAAATGAATCTAGTATGAAAATTAATCTCATTTCCAAATATTATTCAAGTTTGACTATAACAGATCCAAGATCTATAGCCAATATTGACAGAATTATATCAAAAATAAATAAAAATAATTATAAAGAAATTACAGAAAAAATTTTGAAATTTATTAATTTAAAATTGATCACTATAAGCAACTGTAGAGCAAAGAAGAATGATGACAATAGTAATATCATTATCCCCACTAGAACAATTAAAAAAATAAAGGATAATTTATTCATATCAGCAGTACGAGCATATATGAATAGAGAGTTTAGAGATTATTATGCAAGAAAAGGGAATAAAAAACATATCCAAAACGATATGATTATCAAGTGTATTCATTCATCTATTTATATTTCAACTAGTAAATTACTACATATAGTTTTTACAAATATTTCAGACAAAATTGATTTCGAGAAAATTGTAGTCATAGATGAAATTATTAAAATTATTAATAATGAAGATAATTTTGATATAACATTAAATAAAATTGTTATTAATTTTATTGATACATACAAAACATATATTAGAGATATTGAAAATAAATCATTGGATAATTTTACAACGTCAAATAATCTTGATGATATAATTAACAATATTATCAAGATTGACAGTGTTTTGTTAGATAAAATCAATAATGATTTAGCAGATGGTTCTCAACAAAACAACATTGATAAAATATTATTGAGTAGAATTAAAAACTCAATAGATTGTTTTAATTTAGTTACCTCAGATAAAGAAAAAAAGAATGTTAACTTGAACAATATATGTCCAGTTATGGGCAATACTGATTACAACAATAATGCCAGCAGTATACAGAAAGTTGTAAAAGAAAAAATGAATAAAATTCATGATGAATCTAATGATACTACTTTTACAAACAATACTACATTAAGAAATAATATAAAAATGTTAGAATCTTGTTCTCTCACAATGGAAAATAATTGTACTCACAATTCAACTATTGAAAGTGATGATAAAATGAAATCAATTGAAAAGTACATTAAAATTAGAAAAAACATTTAATTTTTATTTTCAATCTATAATTTATTTGAATGAACTAATATATTGCCAATTTAAATCTTTGCATATTTTCATCCATATAGCATCATTTTCCATAACTTTATCCATGTTTTTATGCAGCGGAAAACATTCCAGCAAATTATCCAATTCCAGTAATTCACAAAATTTATACAATGTATATGAATATAACATAAAGTTTTTCCTGTTGGACGGTTTATGTCTCTCCCATGGCTCTTGAATCTTATGAAACATTGAAATAAATATTTTTTCCATATCTTTCGTTATCCTTGGTGGTGGTAAATTATTTAATTTGTTGATAATGTAGGTTATATGTTCATAATAAATATTATAACCTATTTTTTTCAGAATAATCTTTGTTGACTTTTTATTGATCTTTGATAAGTCATAAATCCTATTTTTTTTAAACTCTTGAATAATATCACTATATACTTGTTCAGGAATATCAGGAATTTCTTTTGCTTGAAATTGATTTATCCACTCTTTAAAATGATTTAACCGTTTATAAGGAGAATAATCCTTTATTTTCCTTTCATCGTCCAGAATAACGCCCTCTGTCAAGCCACATATGGGACATATAAAACAGCTTTCAGATAGATCCAATATTTTCTCTATTTGACAATCTTGACAATATTTGATTCTATTAGAACCATTATCTTTATGTATAGCTGTCCCTTCAATTCTTTTGTAATATGTTTCTAATAAAGAATTTTTTTTATTATTATTTTCATTATCCTGATTAAAAAAAAACATAATATCTTTCTCAGTGTTATTACTTGCTGTATTATCTCTGATATTATAGTAATCAATAATAATATCAGATACATTTGAATAATATTTGATTTCTTCAGATGTAAATTTATCATACAAATGTTTATAATCTGATTCTAATTCTTTCAACTTTATTAGATCATTATCTCTGTTATAACCGCTCTTAGCTCTGTTATAACCGCTCTTATCTCTGTTATAACCGCTCTTAGCTCTGTTCCCATCATCGCTTTTAGCCCTCTCCCCATTGTCGCTCTTATCTCTGTTCCCATCATCGCTCTTAGCTCTCTCCCCATTGTCACTCTTAGCTCTCTCCCCATTGTCACTCTTAGCCCTCTCCCCATTGTCGCTCTTAGCTCTCTCCCCATTGTCGCTCTTATCTCTCTTATCGTCGCTCTCAACTCTCTCCCCATTGTCGCTCTTATCTCTGTTCTCATCGTCACTCTTAGCTCTCTCCCCATTATCAACTTTAAATTTTAATTCATCTATTTGATCTTTTAAATCCTCAATCTTTTTTTTTTCATTTATAAAGTAATTTTTAGCTTCCTTAAACTTCATATCAATGGTTGTCTTAATTTCTCTACTTGACGCACTTACATACCTACCGCTCATGAGATTAGGTTAGATATAATTTAATCCTTTAAATTATATTAATATTTTTAGAGTATAAATATTATAATTAAATTTAATACTCTAAAAAATAATCTTCATACATATATACAACAATGAGTGGAGGATTAATGCAGCTTGTTGCCTATGGTGTCCAAGATACCTATCTCACAGGTAATCCTGAAATTACTTATTTTAAAGCTTCCTATAAGAGACATACTCAGTTCTCTATTGAGTGTGTTCAGCAGACCTGGAACGGTGCCCCTGGATTCGGCAGAACCGTCACATGCAACATCAATAGAAATGCCGATCTTATCACAACCATGTATGTAGTAATGACGCTTAATGCGTCGACAGGTTCTGGAACATCCTGGGGCTATGTTAATCGTCTTGGACATGCTGCCATTGATAACATTAAGATTGAGATTGGAGGATCTAAGATTGATGAACATTATGGCGATTGGCTCAATATCTGGTATGAGCTCACCAAAAAGACAGGTCAAGTCAGAGGCTATGACAAGATGATTGGTAATGTTCCTGAACTTACAAATCTCAGTACTTCAAAAAAGAGTTATTCAATGTATGTTCCACTCAGATTCTGGTTTAACAGGGATAACGGCCTAGCTCTGCCCCTAATTGCTCTTCAATATCATGAAGTTAGAGTTACAATTGTCTTTAGAAAAAGTATTGATTGTATTAATTGGGTTGGTGCCTCTAACTCTCCTCCTCAAATGCTACCAAGCATGCAAGATTCATATCTTCTAATTGATTATATTTATCTTGATTCAGAGGAAAGACAAAAATTTGCCCAATCTACTCATGAGTATCTAATTGAGCAACTGCAGTTTACAGGATCTGAAGCTCTAACAACGAACCCTAAATATCGTCTTAATTTTAATCATCCTAGTAAGTTCCTTATCTGGGCTTCGCACCTTCAGAAGTATACGCTACGTAATGAATGGATTTCTTTTGCATTTGGTAATGGTAACTGGGAAGAAGCTAAAAATCGTTTTGCTAAACTGTTATATGTCGGAACAAGAAAAGACATCCGGGAAGATGATGGTAGCGGAACACTAATTGAGTTCTCATCAGCCAGTCAAAAGCTATATGTTGATGCTGGAGAAGCAGCTGACAGTGGAGATCTATTCGAACCTGATGTTAGACTTGGTCTATCTTCCATGGTGAATGAGATGCTTAAAAAGATTGATGTTAAGTGTGTTAATCAAGATACTGTTGCAAATGACAGAGCACTTATCGCTGATATTAGTACCAACAACAATACTGATATTATTAAAGAAATTCTGGTAAACACTGTTGTTACCACCAATGACCTTACAATGGAAGATATTACTAAGACTGTTACAGAGCTAACTGATATTAATGAATCTATTCTTGAGCTGTCAAAGATCAGTGCTGTTAATTACCATAATTATGGCAATTTTGTTGATGGATCAGACAATCCTATTTATAATGCAAAACTTCAGCTTAATGGTCATGATCGTTTCCAAAACCGTGACGGAAATTACTTTAACTATGTTCAACCATATCAACACTTTTCAAACACACCATGTGATGGTATCAACACATATAGTTTTGCTCTTAATCCGGAGGAACATCAACCAAGCGGAACCTGCAATTTCTCTCGTATTGACAATGCCACTCTTCAAGTTGATCTTGGACTGTATAATCGTGCCTCTAATAGCGTTGGTTATGCACAAAACTTTGTCGGGAGCAGTAGTGTTATGAATATTTATACTGTAAATTATAACGTCCTTAGAATCATGGCCGGTATGGCTGGAACTGCTTATTCCAATTAAGTATTTCAATAAATTTAGTTTCTCACTTAAATCTAATAAATTATATTTTGAATATTATAATAAGCTATAATTTATTATAATATTCAAAATATATAGATTCAAAAATATATGTATTTCATTCTAATATATATTTGATGGTATTACTAATAGAATATTCGATCAAAGTTCTAGATCTTCTTTTTTATTTAATATTGCTGCTAATGATACTATGTACAATAGCCTGTATTTTTTCATTCATATTAATCAAAAAAGAAATATCTGCAATGATAGATTACCTAAATATTAAATCAATTGAAAAAAATAATAAAGACGTTTATATTATCTATTATGGATTCTTTTGTTGTGGATCAGGGGCGTTAGGATTAACATTATTTTCATTTCTATTATTTTTATTTATTAAATTTATAGAGGGAAAAAAGTAATTACGTCACATATTGCTGTTTTATTTATTGTACCTGATTATTTTGTGATTCAGAAGTATTATTTTGAGAATCTATCATTTCCTGTATCTCATTATTATGGATTTCTTCTAATAATTCATTATCTTCAGATTCCAATAATTCATCATCATCATCATCATCGATTAAGACTCCATCACCAGGATTAATATTAGTTTCAAGTTTAGTTGGACGATCATTACTATCTAATTCTTCAATTGGATTTACTGCATTGTCAAATGCATTAAATTTTCTATAGTATTTATTTAATGGTTCATGTTGGACATTCGGGGCACTTGAAGCATTTGATACATTTGAACCATTTGATGGGTTTAGATTAGACATTGAAGGTGTTGTCATGGGGGGCGCTTTTTTATAAAAATTATTATAAAAATCATTATAAAAGTTCAGAGCAGAATTTCTACAATTACAGAAATTTAATTTCAACATAATTGAAAAGATCAGTAAAATAATACATATAATAAGATAATAATGATTTCCAATAAATGATTTAATTGTAAATAAATTATTTACAAGTTTAGAAGTCATAGTTGACGGTTCTTCTTCTTTGTCTGGTATCATTGTATATATAATATAATATAATTTTTGGTCTATAAACGAATTTATAGATTATCATTCATTGTAATCCAGTCATGGTGACATACACAACATATATAAGTGACACGATAGCTATTGTTCTTTTTATACAAAACTGCATCTTTTAATTCTGGTTTATTATTTGTAATACAAGCTGAATTAATACAGTTATAACTTTTAATATGTTGAAGGAGAAAATCTTGACATATTAATTTATTTTCTGCTAATGCTTTTTTATTAGTAATTAATTGACTATCTTCAGTATTTGATCTGTATAATAAATATGTTTTATTTATTGGCCTTTTATAGTTACACATCTTGCAGACGAAATCAATAACCATTTTATCTGCAAGATTATTGATATATTTTTTATTTTCTTTAGATAAATCTTTGAATGATGGAGAAGTAATTATAGCAGTTAGTGTAGATTTATCTAGTATCATATCACTGATTTTGTTTTTATTGGAAAAAACCTTTGACATTATAATTGCTCTTGATTTCTTTTCTTCTTCATCTAATAAATCTTTCTTATTATCAATATTGGTTTTGTTATTGGTATTGCTTGGATTGGTTGAAGATGTAGTTTGCTCTTTTTCTAAATCGAATATATAGTTGCATTTTGGACAAAAATTCATTTATATCTTATTGTGCTAATGTCTCTTTTTATAACGTGTTATTATATTACGGATTCAATTTTTTCAGTTATAGCTGAAAAATTACTGCCCAATTTTTGGTTTAAAAATGAAAAAATCATTGCTTAATTTTTCGAAAAAATGAAAAATTATTATTTAAAATTTAAAAGATATAATTAGTTGTATTACTATGACATTTTGTAAGAGAGAAGAAGCTTTATTTAAGTTCATGGAGAAACATAGAATCAGAGGTAAACACACATCTAATCCAACAATAACACATCTGTCATATGGTGGTCCAAACGAGTATAGTAAAAATGGTAAATATAACATCCCAGAAGATAAAATAGACATATTTATGGATGACTATATATCTGTAATCAATAGTGGATCTACTAATATATCAATCTTAGAAAAACAAAAAGAAATATCTTTCCTTTTTATTGACATAGATCTCAAAGTATCTGCTAATAATATAGAAAAGTTTAAAGGTAAAAATCATCTCTATGATTTCAAGTTTATAGAAGATATACTACAAAAAATTATGATAGTTATAAACGATAATTTTGATTATAATAAAGAAAAATTCATTATTGGTTTATTTGAGAAAACAAAATATACCCAAAAAGATGATTATTATAAAGATGGAATCCACATAATCTTCTCTAAGCTACGATTACCCAGTAAGATCAGGCACAAGATTAGGGAAGAAGCTATAAAGCTGATGGAGGCTGATGAAGATCTCTCTAAAAAGATAAAAGTATATATGAATCCAATAAATAACATTATTGATAGACAAGTAATATCATCTAATGGCTGGTATATGTATGGATCATCGAGGACAGAAAGTGAAAGTTATTTAATGACGCGGTATTTTAATTGTCATTTAAAAGATTTCCCTGTTGAGTTTGAAACAGAGGATATTATTAAAGCATTTTCTATTTATCATAATAGAAGTTTACTAGTCCCAGAAAAAACAACTAGGATTAAAAAAGATTCTATTTTCAACAATATAGCTGACATAAAAGATAATAGTGTTGAAAATAAATTATTTACCATGAAAAATACTTTAAATGATTCGTATGATGATTATAATGACATTATTTATTTTCTTGATATTTTAAACCAAGCAAGAGTTGAATCATATGAAGAATGGTTAAAGGTAGGATTTGCAATTTATAATACTAATCCAGAATATTTAGATTTATGGATAGAGTTCTCAAAAAGATCTCAAAAGTATGACATTAAAGAGATCCCTGATGTTTGTTACAAACAATGGATGTCGTTTAAGAATGATGGTAGAGATGCAAATCAATTGTTGACGATACGATCATTGGCATATTGGGCAAAGCAAGATAATCCCGGTGAATACAATGATTATCTTGCAGAAAAGAAACGAAAAAAAAGAGATGATAGTAATCCAAGTAATACTTTTTCAATTGCATTGTATTTGTATGAGTTCTATAAAGATAAATATGTCTGTTCTTCATTGGACAATAATAAATGGTATGAATTTTGCGACTATAGATGGGAATTTATAGAACAAGTTTATACATTGAAGAATAATATATCTGAAGAATTTTGTAATGAATATATACAAGATAAAATAGAAATCCTTAAAAAAAGATTGGTCATAGAAGACAATAGAGAGAAAGAAAGATTGGACGCCAAAGAAAAAGAATTAAATAAAATTATTAATAATTTAAAAGGTATAGATTATAAGGATAAGATTATTAAGGATGCAAGAAATCTTTTCTATAATAAAAAATTTAATAGTGTTATGGACGAAAACAGGGATATTATATGTTTCTCCAACGGGACATATAATCTCAAGATAGGAACATTTTCTACTGAAGGAAAACCAGATGATTATATAACTTTCTGTACAAATATTAGATATACAGAATATAGTGAAAAATTACCATATCTAAGTGACATTAAGAAGTTTTTTAAGCAGGTATTTCCTGATAAAAAACTACGGATATATTTTCTTACAGTTTTAGCGTCATGTTTATCAGGAGACGTTAAACATCAAAAAATATACTTTCTGATAGGAGGGGGTTCTAACGGTAAATCATTAACGATGGAAATCATCAATAATATATTTGGAGAATATTTTTTATCATGTTCTCCAAATATTATAACAAAAAGTAGGAACAAGTCTAATGAGGCTTCGCCTGACATTGTCAAGTTGAAAGGAAAAAGATTTGTTGTGTTACAAGAACCGGATAAAGGAGAAAAAATTAATATTGGCGCAATGAAAGAATTGACTGGTGGGGATAGATTGATAGCTCGAGATCTTTATCATGGTGCATCTGCGATGCTAGAGTTCTATCCACAATCAAAGTTTTTTCTAACTTGTAATTATCTTCCTATTATCCCATCACTTGATTATGGTACATGGAGGAGAATTGTTGTTATAGAGTTCAAATCAAAATTTGTTAGAAAACCCAGACCAAATGTTAAAAATGAATTTAAAATCAACTATGATCTTAAGAATAAAATTCATCTATGGAAAGAATCAATAGCAAGTTATTTAATCCATATTTATAACACACAATATAAGAAAAATAATTATGTGATTAAAGAACCGCCAGAGGTTTTAAATAAAGTGAGAATTTATAAATCAGAAAATGATCAAGTCAGAGAGTTTTATAAGAGTAATTTTAGGGAAGCTAAAAATGATAACAGTGATTCTCTGCTAATATCAGAATTATATTCTGAATTTAAAGAATGGCTTATAAGTAATCATCCAGATAAACAAGCAAAAATTGTTTCGTTGAATGAGTTCTCTAAAGAAATTATTGATCTTCATCCATATGCTATTGATTCAAATAATCCCATTGTTTCGGATGACTGCGACGAGGGCGACGAAGGCGACAATCAAGAGGAAACTGAAAATGATACTAATTTATTTGACCAAAGTGAAACGAATCCAAATGATGATGATGCTGAAAGTGATTCTGACAATGATAGCACCAAAGATATAGATGACGATTCAGAGAGTGATAAAGAAGATGAAATATTTACTAATTTAGATACTTTAATCAGGATACAGCGTAAGAGAAAGGGAAGAGTTATGTAGTTAAAAATTCATGCTGTAATAATTCCTTTACTGTAATTCTCTCTGATGGTTCAATTACTAGACATTTATTTATAATATCTAGTAATTGTTCTTTATGTGTGACAGTCAATCCTTCAATTTCTAGATCATTTATTCCTATCTCAATAGTATCATCTTTAGAATAAAAATACTTTTTCAGACGATGTTTTCTATTAAAATAAATTTTATAGTCCTCAGTTTTTTTGATAAACTCTTTGTTAAATGGACCAAACATATTGCTAATCATTACTAGATGATTATAATCTCTGCTATTTTCGATACTTTTATCTTTTACTGGATCAAATAAAATCTTGGTTGTTAATAGTTCAAATAATAAACATCCAAAAGCCCATATATCTACAGAGTAATCACATTTTCCTAATAAAATCATTTCTGGAGATTGATAATATCTCGTTCCAAAAGGAAAAGTGAAATCATCATCTAACGTAGATAAAGATCCGAAATCAATTATACAAAATGATAGTTTTTCATTAGCTTCCAGATCTATTGAAATGGTAGAATATGTTTGAATGCTGGCTAGATTAACATTAACATCACTATTACCATCTTTTTTAAACCTATCTATACAAGCTTGTATTCTGGTACTTGTACCTCTTAGCATTATATTTTCTGGTTTAATATCACCGTGAAATACATTATATTTATTATGTAAAATATCCAGACCATTAAGAATGGTAAGCATAATATTTTTAATATTACCTACAGTAAGAATCTTTTTATCATTAATAATGATATGATTTAGATTACATTTACATAATTCATAGATGGAAATATAATAACCTTCATATTCAAAATAGTCATATATATGAATAAATTCTTTTTTATTTTTAAGTTTATCTAATAATTCAAACTCATCATCAACTGTATTAATCTTTTTCTGGATTTTTAAAGCATAAAAATTCTTATCATCCTCATTGTTGTAAGCTAGATAAATTATAGATTCAGAACCTTTATCTAGTTTATTAATAACTGTATAATTATTAATTTTACTAATATCAATTTCATTGTCTAAAAATATATCACTAGATTCTGAAGATGAATTTTCAGATTGACTTGATCCATCTTCGCTATCTATTGATAACTCTGGTTTCGAATCTGAATTAGAACTAACTAGTTTTGAACTGGAATAAATGCTCACAGATTTATTTTTCATATTTATATTAATATTATCTTTATTGTCTTTATTATCTTTATTCTTACTCTTTTGATTATTATTCGATTTCATATAAATTATATTTTATATTATAACTTTATATAATAATTAACTATTATAATATCGTACTTTGCCTAATTTAATTACTTTTTATATAATATTATATATGTCACAAAAACCTGTAGATATTTTAAAATACTCTCGACGAAAAAGATATGGTATGCAATTTATTATTAGTTCTCTTTTTGTCTTCGTACCAAAGATAAGTGATAAAGCTTTCCTAAATAAACCAGTAATTAATAAAAAAACATTTATTAATTATGTTATTGTATTAACTGCATTTTTATTATATAATTTTTTATTATTAGAATTTATGAATAAACAATTGAATAAATTAGATCTTTATAATTTAAAACTTTATAGTGTTGTTAACGATACTATTAAATTCATGACAGCGAATTTATTAATATACTTACTTACAAGAGATAAAGGAGTAATATATAGTGCAATATGTCTGTTATTAGGATTACATTTTCATACATTAATTGTGAGTGATTTTATTCCAAATGGAGATATTAGTGCTATTATTAGAATCCTAATTGGAACTTCAGTACAGGTTGTTTTATTAAAGCAAGAGATTACATTATTAAAGGCATTATTAACGATAATGAATCTTACAGCAATTATATTTACTTATAAATCAATTAATAACTATTTTGTCACTAAAAACAATTATTCTAATTTTCAAAAATATCCCCCTACTAAAATTATAGAAAATGTTATAGATTCTAAAATTCATAAAGAAAATATAAAAAAAGTATTTGATAAAAATTAATATAATGTCAGGAGGTATACTTAATATAGCAACAAGTAAAATTGATGATTTGTTTCCAAATAATGATAATATAGATATTACTTTTTTCAAAAATAAATTTAAAAAATATAGTAATTTTTCATTTGATTTTAAAACTATCACTCCAGATCAGTCGGCTAATTATAACTCTGAAGTCTCATTTCAGCTTACAAATGAAGAAAATATCATATCTCGGATATACGCTAATGTTACTGTGCCGGAGATAGCAATTGATGATACCAGTATATCATCAGAAGAATATCACGAATATAAAAAAGAAGAAATACAAAGATTAAACAAAAATGTTAGAATAAATCTTAATAATTATAATACATTAAAATCATTGGTTGACATATTGATGCCATTATACAGAGATATATATTACCAGTTAACGATTGATAATTCTACTATTGAGGAATTAAAGACTATAATTTTAACGTTTGAAAATAAAAATAGATCAGTATTAAGTAGATTAATATCTATGGTAGATGAAAATATATTTGCTAAAATAAATTTTTATTCTTATATCATTTCTCTTAACCATCAAGATAATACTTTAACTAATACTTTAGATAAATATTACACAAATATGATATTTTATCTAAATTATTATTATAATAGATTTAACAGGTATCAAACTGATATAAGTAATTTGAGTAAAATATATGTAGATACAGTAGATAATTTAGGACATTATATAATAACAGACTTTACCTTCGAATCAAGTGGACAAAATACATATACATATTCAAATGATTTATTAGAAATTATATCTTCTCACAAAATTAAAGATTATAACAAAGAAAATTATTACAAAAGAATGATTGACAATGATAACAATAATGATAAAAATAAAATTAATGAAAAAAATATCCAGATTCCTTTACATTTTTGGTTCTGTAAAGATAGTAATCTTTCACTTCCATTACTTGCATTAAGAGACAATAAATCTGTAATAAAATTAAAAATAAATTCAATATTCAATATTTTTACGTTTTTAAATTATAAACAGATTTATGAGAATTTATTAAATCCTGTAGTAATGATAATAAATAATGACAATATTCATGAAGTAATTTATAAAGATTTAATTATTGATAGCTATGATATTAATTTAGAAGAAAATATAATCCAGTATCATTGTAAGATATTAAATATCAGATCATTAATGTTAGGATTTGATGGTGTATTACTGGAAAAAGAAATAAGCGATATATTAGAAAACTATGGTGAATTTAATCAGATGTATTCAGAATATACAATTGACGAATATCAATGGATACATTTTATGACATTATTAAAAAAAGATAGGATCGGATATAAAGTAGGAAAATATCTTCCATTTATAGATTTTGATATTTATTATAATAAACTACCAGACTTAAATATAAATTTGATATGTGAATATTTTTATCTCACTAATAATGAGAGAAATTTATTTGCGACATCAAATCTAAATTATTCTATTGAAGTATATGAAGAAAATAATTTTAATTTTAAAAATAAAATTATCTTAGATTCAGAATTATCATTTACTGGATTGTGTAAATCATTATATTGGGTGATTAAAATTAATAATAGATTTTATAATGAAGATATGTTTGATACTAAACTTATTGAAAAACATTCATTCTATATTGGAGAACATAAACTAAATTTAACTGATGGTAATGTTTTATCATATAAACATTTAAATTCAATTATTTTGAACGGTGTATATTATTACACATTCTGTTTATTCCCTGAAAAACTACAACCATCAGGTGTTATAAACTTTAATAAAATCAAAAATAAGCATTATACTATAACAGTTAATAATGATTTTATAAATGAATACAAGAGAAAAATGTATGTTGAAGATTTTATTGTTGACATAAAAATCATGTCTGTAAATTATGATATTTTGTCGATACATAAAGGTCAGTTGAACATTATTCATAATTAGATTAATAAATATTTTACAAACGAAGTTTGATTTCAAAGTTAGATAAAAAATAATTGTATTAATCTTAATATAAAAGAAATGAATATCCAAAATATATTATTAATATCACTATGTGTTATTGTTTTATTTGTTTTCACCTTGTTTTTGTGTAAGAGAATAAAAGATAGAAAAGATTCAATGAACAAGAATAAAAATAATGGGAGTAATTTAAATACTCATAATTACAATATTACCAATGAAACTATTGATGATGATGTGGAAAGTAATCTTGAATATAATATTAACGATGATATGGATAAAGATGATATTGATAAAGATGATATTGATGATGAAGATGGAGATAATATTGAATACGATAAATTTCAAAATATATTAATGAAACAAATTGAAGAATTAAGAAGAAATATGTTAGAAAAAAATACATCTAGTATTAACCTTAGAGAAAGAAATAATACCATTGTTGAAGTGGATGATGAAGATGAAGATGGGGATGAAGATGAAGATGAAGATGGGGATGTAGGTGAAGATGTAGGTGAAGATGTAGGTGAAGGTGAAGATGTAGGTGAAGATGTAGGTGAAGGTGAAGATGTAGGTGAAGATGTAGGTGAAGGTGAAGATGTTTTGAATCTACATAATGATAAAATAGATAATAATAAAGATAATATTTTAATTAATAAAAATAATAATCCTGATAACTGTACAACAACTACTATCGAATTAATAAATAAAAATGATAATTTAGATTATAATGATACCATAATTGAAGAATTAGATAATACCATAGTTAAAGAATCAGATAATAACTTGAATAACAATATTACAATTGATGATAATCAAAAATCAGATATTAATTCAAATCAAACTGATCTAAATACAATGAATAATAATACTATCCAAGAAAATATCAAAAATAAATATACTCATGAAAATTTATCCAAATTAAGGATTGTAGATTTAAAAGAAATTTTATTCGAAAATAATATAGATTTTTCAGGAGCAAAGATAAAGAAAGAATTTATTGACATTATAGTAGAAAGATTAAATTAATTATACTAGATAAATTAAATTAATTATAATTTTAATCATATGTAATTTATATAACAGTTATGGATAATATTTATTATAAAAATTATTTCCCTGCTAAAATGGATCATGCAAGATTTATTACTCAATATGAGAACACCAATGATATTACTCATGCAATCAAAAATAAAGGTAATATGAAAAATAGCTATATTTATAGAACTTTCTTACAAAATAATGCAATAACAATGATCAATAACGAAAGAGCTTATTTAGCTAATAATTTTTTACCCAGATCAGAGATTGGGGTTTTTGTAAATAAAAAACAATGAATTTTTTGTAAATAAAAAACAATGAGTTTTCCAATAAAAAACAATGAATTTTCCAATAAAAAACAATGAGTTTTTTGTAAATAAAAAAATAATGAATTTTCCAATAAAAAACAATGATTTCTAGATAAATTATATTAATCATAATGAGAAAAGTTATCAGTAAAGATTTACCTCACTTTCCTAATATATTTTATAGTGATGAAGATGACTATAAAATATTTGATATTTTAGATAAATATGACTGCAATAAAATCATTAATTTTATTAATAAAAATGAAGTAAATTTGAACGTTCAAGATAAAGATTATGGTAATACAATCATACACAAATTAGTATCCGTTAATATTGACGAAGAATCTATGTTACAATTACTAAAATATTTTATAGAAAATAATGTTTATTTTGATTCTCCTAATAAATTCAACCAAACTCCGCTTCATATCTGTTGCAAGAGACAATTATCCAAAGTCGTTAATAGACTGGTAATATCCAGAGCAAATGTAAATTATAAAGATAATTATGGGAACACTCCATTACATTATTCTTTTATTGGAGTTATATCTGAAGTTGAGTTAAAGTCAATAAAATACGAAAGTAATGATAACTTGAATAATTTACTTTATGAAAAAAAAGATAAATTTATTAATTTGATAAATAATAATTCAAAATTTATTAATTTAATAAAAAATACAGTAAAATTTATATTTAATAATCAAGACACTATAGATAAAGTAAAAGAAGATAAAAGAAAACAGGTTATCAGGATAGAAGAAAATAAAAATTATTTTGTTGACAATGAGAATGAAGTGTTCAATGCTGTAAATGATAAAATTACCACAGAAATTAATAAGATTGTAAATAATTTTAAAGTAGATAATTTTATTTTGCATAAAACAAATCAATATTCTTGGAACCGTGATGATAATGAAACTGAATATTCAATTATTTATGAAGGAAAAGTCAAAGAGATTTTAGAAAATAAAATAAATGAAAATTATAGTGGTCTGAAAAATATTTTCAACAATTTTTACAAAGAAAATATTAATAAATTATCTCTGGATAAAAGCATAGCTTATGAAACTGAGGTTAATATTTTAAAACCTGAAACAGTAAATGTCAGTAGATATAAACATGCTATACATAACTCACCTATAATTTTAGATTATAGTAATAATACTTGTATTGGATGTGATAAAACAATTGAATTTTATATAAACGACAATGATTATGAAAATCTTGTTAAATTTATTAGAAATTTAAAAAATGAAAAAAATAATGATCATAGTAAGTTATTATTTTATCTACTCAACTATCAACATGATAATTTTAAAATTGATAAATATATTAAAGAAAATGTTGGAAATGATGTTCAATTTAATTTTCTGAGATATTTTTCAATGTTGTTAAATATTAATTATTACAGATTGAAGATTTTGTTTAAATCTATAAAGTATTCAAAATCACAAAGATTTGCAATTATAGCGCTTCATATTTTCATGAGACTGTATCCATATAAAGGTAATGTTGAAAAGATGATTAAAGAAACAATAAAAGGTAAAATCGATATATATGAAACACTAGTAGATATAGCAGTAAATTTTGCAAGATTTTATGTAGATACATTTAATAAAAAATTTGATTTAAATTATTTATTAAATGTATCTATTCTTTTTATTACAATAAATCATTTATATTTTCAAGATGTTAAATATGAGCAGTATCTAGAAGGATTATTATCAGAAAAAACGGATGTTTTTTTTAAAGATAATTCTTTTGAGTCTAATAACTTTAAAGAATTATTGAATAAATTTCATATTTGTATCTGTTTATCTAAATATGATAATTATCCAGATAAACCAATAAATCTAAAATTTATTAATAATTTTTTATTAATAGGTAATAATATTATTTTCAATGATAGCATTATTCTGGACAGAAGTTTTGTTGAAAAAAATATAGAATTTAAAGATTTCATATTGACAAATTCAAGTTATAAGGATGATTGTAATATTTTTGATGATAAATATCAGCATACCTTGAACAATACACCCAAAGACAATATAAAATATATGAATCCAGATTATAGACACATTATTGTCAATTATCTATTATTCAATCATATATTCAAAGAAATATATAATAAACATACTGACAGTGTTGTTGTATATGTAACATCGTGTATTTGTAATTGTCAGATTGATACAGTTAGAAACTTTCATAATACATGGAACGGATATTTTAATAACAATAAAAAGAATCCTAATGTATGTATTAATCTTATGTTGAACAGTTATTATATCTTAGAACATCAATTTTGTAACAAATATTCATATACGCATATTTTCAAACTCTTCATCGTAAAGGCGATGGATTTAATTGAAAATTATACATTTATCGATAGTATAAAATTAATTTTGCTAGTACATTCTCCTTATTTGCTGAATAAAAAAACATCATTAACTGATAACGATTGTAAAAACTTTGTAGGATATCTATTAATATTTATATTAGATCCATTAAATGACAAAAATTTAGATTTATTATTTCCAGATCAAATAATAAATAATTTATCTGAATCATTTAATAATTTAGACAAAAATACAAAAAAAATAATTAAAAAATATATAGATCTTGGTATTGAGACCAATCCAAATGAAATTGTTAACGATCTAAAAAATTACATTGATAAAACTAAAAATAAACTTCCATTCAACAAATTTATACAGGATGTATTATTTATAATTAACACAAATAATTATAATGGTGAATCTATTAAATATCTCAGTATTCTTTCATCTAATTTTGTTAATAATTCACCATTAACATTATCAAAAACATTAGTAGATAATCTTGATAATTATATGACTAGATCTGCAGCTATTGTAGCTAATGAGTTTTTAACTTATAAATTCGATTTTATTAATTTTCTTCCAAGTTTAACATCATTCAAAAATTGTATTATGTATATGACTGAATTAGATTCATACTGGTTTATACCATTCACACAGTACCTTATCAGTCATTTTCTAGAATTAGATTATATTGGTTTATTTGAGGCAGAAATTAGATCTCAGCAAGATGTTCTTGATAGAATAATAATAAATAAAAGTGATCCTAAACAAAAAGAAAAATTAATTTCTTATTTTATTGTTTATAAAGATGACGAAGCTGCTGTTCCATTGCTGCCGCCCGCTACTAAAGAACTTGCCATAAACGGCTTGGATAATGATCGTTATATAATAAATAATTATTTTAACGATATAAAAACTCGTATTAGTCCACATATTCGTGTTAGATATATGGAAAATCCAGCAGAATCCAATTCTACTACTAATACTGGTCTTGAATCAATCTCAAATAATAGAATTATAATCAATAAAAAAAAAATATATTACTTTATAGATGAAAAAAAAAGTATTGCATCACACATATATAATAATGTTATTGATCAACTAGAAATATATAGCAAAAGTCTTCCATTTAATAATATTATTTTTAATGGTTATACAGGACATAATAAAATTAAAGATACATATACAATTAATAAAAAAATAAATGTAAAAAATTTAATAGATCATAAAATTCAGGATACATATACTCCACAAAAAATTCATAATTATCTAACAAAACATCCATGTAAGTATCTAGATTCAGATGAAGTAGAATTAAAACCTTTCGATCATATTATTAGTAATAAAGACGGAATTGTTGAAACTCTTAAAAAGATAATTGGTCAGGTTAATAAAAACGTTGTTGAAAATGCAAATCTATTAATTGATGATACCCTTAAAAAAGTCAAGGGTATATTTGCAACTGATACAGGACGTATTCTTGGATTTGCTTTTTTGTATAATATAGTTTATTATTATGCAAGAAGTGATCATATTAATACTATTAAATTTATACAAATCACTGGTATTACAGATAAAATTTTAGGTAAATTGGAAGAAATTTTTCTAAAATATTTTGAATTTATTTTAAAAAATAAATATCTATCTGGTAAAAATAGTCAAATAATAGAATTAAATAAAATAATAATTATAATTACATTTAATAGTATTACTATTAATCGTCAAGGTAATTTTGATTCATTTATTGATAAATCTTTAGCTGTTGTTGAAGGATATCTTTCACCAACTAATCCTAATAGTGGTGAATGGTTTATTGGAATATATAAAGATAAACTTAATCTAACAAATATAGCAGACCAAAAAAATATTCAAAACAAAAGTATATATGAAATAATCAATTATCTTCATACTAATAGTGGTGATAATATTAATTTAACTCCTCCAGTTCCTATAGTTCCTCCAGATATTTCTATTAAATCTTTATTAGAAGATAATACTTTTTTTAATCAGTCTGAAATAATTAAAAAAAATATTCAAAAAGAAGATCCGAATAATTCATTTAACAATCAAGTATATGAATTAATCGAGTTAGAAATACTATATTTATATCTTGAAGATATAGTGTTAAAAGATGAAAGAAAATACTTAAAATATGATAAATTTAATATAATTACTGAGGATCTTGATAATGTTACTAGTATAGCAAGAAAAATATTATCTTTATATATTGTAAAAAATATATTACATATAATTGATTTTAAAAAACTTTATGGAACTGATAATTTTAATAAATACTATTTTCATAAAGTTCATATTCCAGATAATAATTTTATTTTATATAAAAATCATAATATTCAATATTTTTTATATTATGATAATATTGATAATACTGTTGAAAGATTTAAATATAAAGATTCGAAATCGACAACTGATCCCGCTGGTCCCGCTGATCCTGCTGGTCCCGCTGGTCCCGCTGGTCATGATCATGGTTCTAGTGTTGGTGGAAGTTATTATAGAACAAAAAAAAACATACCATCAATATATTCAAGATCCTATGATAAAAAAAACATATTTTCAGAAGAAATTGATATAGAAGATATAATAAATAATTTAAATACGTCAATAGTAACACCAACCATAACAAAAGGAGGAGATCCCACAAATAATAGTAGGGGACAGGGGGCACCTAGACGCGAATGGGACAACAGCGGGCCATCTCCACCTAAAGACCCGCCAAGATTAGATTCAGCCACTAGACTCAATAACCTAAAAAAAGCATCAAAACAACCATCAAAACAAGACCTAAAACGAGCACCAAAACAACCACCAAAACAAGACCCAAAACAAGACACAAAACAACTATCAAAACAACCATCAAAACAAGACCTAAAACAACCAAAAAAAAGAACAGAGAAAATAAAAGAATCAGAACAAAAATCAGAATCAGAATCAGAAACACAAGAATCAGAAAAACAAGAAACAGAATTAATATTAAAATCAGCAAAACAAATAAATGCTGCTGCTAATGTAGCTTCAGATGTAGCGGTCTTAGCAACAAATGCACTAGCAATATTGTCAGAAAAAGAAGCGATGTTAGCTGCAATATCAGAAACATTAGTATTATTATCAAAAGTAAAGTCATTAGCAGCAGAATTAGAAAGAGTAATTATGGAGGAAGATTTGTCAAAAAAATTGAATGATGGATCACAAAAGGGAGGATCAGATAATGTATTACAAGGAGGAGGATCAGAAGAAGAAGAAGCAGCATTAAAAGCAGCAGCAGCATCAGCAGCAGCATTAAAAGCAGAATCTATTGCAAATGAAACATCAAAAATTGCAATAGATTCTGCAACAAAAACAGCAATATCAGCTGCAAAAAATGCAGCAAAAGCAGTTAGAGTGACAACAGAACTAGCATTAAAAGCGACAGCTACCTTTGCCGCAACAGCACTATCAGCAGAAACAGAGGCTATAGAACTAGCATCAAAAACAGCAATAACAGTAGTAAAAGAACTTGTAAATGTAGCAGAAACAGCAGCATTAGCTGCTGCAGCAGCTGCAGCAGCAGCAGCAGCGACACCAACAGCAGACGCACTAGTGACAGGGGCATCATCAGATGAATCAACAGAGACACCAGCGGCAGCGGCAGCAGCAAAAGACGCACTAGCGACAGAGACACCAGCAGCAGCGGCAGCAGAGGCAACAGCAGCAGGGGCAGCAGCAGCACTAGCAGCAGCGACAGCAGCGGCACCAGCACTAGCGGCAGCGGCAGCAGCGGCAGCAGAGGCAGGGGCACCAGCAGCAGCGGCAGCAGCGGCAGCAGAGGCAGGGGCACCAGCAGCAGCGGCAGCAGCACTAGCGACACCAGCAGCAGACGCACCAGCAGCAGGGGCAGCAGCAGCAGCGACAGCAGCAGGGGCAGCGACACCAGCACTAGCGACACCAGCAGCAGCAGGGGCAGCGACACCAGCACTAGCGACACCAGCAGCAGCAGCAGCGGCAGCAGCAGCGGCAGCAGCAGCAGCGACAGCAGCAGGGGCAGCGACACCAGCACTAGCGACACCAGCAGCAGCAGGGGCAGCGACACCAGCACTAGCGACACCAGCAGCAGCAGCAGCGGCAGCAGCAGCGGCAGCAGCAGCAGCGACAGCAGCAGGGGCAGCGACACCAGCACTAGCGACACCAGCAGCAGCAGGGGCAGCTGCGGCAGCAGCACTAGCGACACCAGCAGCAGCAGCGGCAGCAGCGGCAGCAGCACTAGCGACACCAGCAGCAGCAGGGGCAACTGTACCAACTGCGGAGACACTTCCTGTAGATAGTACAAAACATATATTTATAAATGATAAAAATAAAATATTAAATAACAAAATAGAAATAAATAAGTATACAAAAGATAGTAATTCTAATAATCAGCAATTTTATTTATACTATCCAACAAATGTAAGTTATTTAGGTAATATTTTGTTTAGATTGAAGAAATATTTGTTTATATCAAAGGAATTATGTAATAATATTTTTTATATATTACGACAATTTATAAGAGAAAATAGAAAGGATAAACTAAGTATAATATTTTATCGGTTATTTCCATTATTATTTATATATTATAAAGAAATTCAAGATTGTATTAATAAATATAAAGAAATTATAGCTGTTATAGGAACCAAAGATTTGGCAAACGATAAACCTTATAATAACTTTATAACTAGCATAAAAATGTTGCTTAATAATAATAGTATTAATTTTGATATAGATAAAGTTACGGAATTCTTAAATGAAATTAATTCTTTGTATTACATTATGATTCATTTATTTTATTCAAATAAAATAGATGAATATCATTTATCTTTTTTTAAGATTAATAAGATAGATATACTTGATACTATTCATCGGAACAATATAATTAATTTTGAAAAAATACAGTTTAGCAGTATATGTTCATTTCCCCCATCAATGTTTGATAAGCTAAATGACATTTTTAAGTATTCAATTATAGAATTTAATAAAAATTTGATAATGTATCCTACGAATGAATATAATAATATTTATGATTATTTAAATGAAAAAATGAAAACCCTCCACGAAGATAAAAATAAAATTAATATAGTAATAATGAAAATTCTGACTAATTTAATACAAAATAAGATTAAATTATTAATCCATCATGAAGTTAAATTATTAACTCATATTAATGTATCTAAAGATGAGTCATTAAAAAACATGGATATTAAAAAACATTTAGATTTTTATAAAAGATTTAGTATTCCAATTGATAAATGTGGCACTAACAATGAATTAGAATATTGTTATAATTATATAATAGACAATACTGCAATTATTAACAAGGATATTAATAATGATATATATAATAATATTTTATTGAATAATATAAATTTATCACAAAATAAAAACTATCACTTTACGTTGAATAATTTATATATAACAAATATAAATGAAAATATTATCATAGATTTGTTGAATAATCAAGCAAATCCATATATTATAAATAATAAAAATAAATCTCCTTTTGATATGGGAATCGATAATAAATTATTTTCTACTGTTAACAGAATTAAAAATATTTATTCTGTCAATTTAAAACAAAATAAAAATACTGATATAGATGGTAATATTATGAAAAAATTAGTTTATTTATTTCCATCTATAGTGATTGATGATAATAATACATTTAACGATACTAGTTACTTAGAACATTTTTCAGTTATTAGCGGATATTTATTCTATAATTTATTAAATGAATTAATAAATAATCATGGATACTATAAAGATGATTATAGTTACTTAAATTATCATAGTAGTGAACATAATATCAAAGCTAGGTTGTTAGAAATATATACTAATGATATTAATGCGATAACTAACAAAATTGCAGATTTAAAACAAAAGCGTCTTTTTCCAAATCTGCAAAATATAGAAAAAGAAAAAAAGAAATATGATGCTATCAAAAGTCAGATTGATAAAATATCAAGATATTCTAATTCATCAAAAGATTATATAGAATATATAAAAAAATTAGATGATAGCGGTATTAATTTGTTAAATAATACCGTTACCATACCAAAAGAACTGAAAATTAAATGTAATAATTTATTACTTAATCAAAACAATGTTTTATTGAAACATATTGAAGATATTCTTGTAGAGTCATTCAAAGCAACAATATCTGCAAATATTGAACTCAATATTAGAAATTTAATATATAAATATTATATTTCGAGTGACATTGATGACTTTATAGATCAATTAGAATTTTTTACTTTTGAATATAAAATTAATGATTATCAGAATATAAGAAATGTTTTATATGATAATCTTAGTGTCAATATTGTTAGAAGTATATTATATCCAGAATATATAGATAATGATAATGATCTAGATTCTTTTTTTAAATTATTTGATGAAAAATTATTAATCAAAATTCCAGCTGAAATTATAGAGATAATAAAATCAAAATATGTTTTATATTATAAAGTCTTAACTAGAAATATAATAAAAAAAGCCATTGATAACATTTATAATTTCTGCAACATTATTATAGAAAAATATGAATCTGATATTTTATATAAATGAGCCTAGGATATTTGTCATTAACGAGTATTGGATCTAATAATTTTTATATTTCTGGATCTCCTGAAATTACATACTTTAAAACAGTTTATAAAAAACACTCTAATTTTATGATTCAAAATGTCAAACAAGAATTTCAAACTGTTTCCAATTTCAACGAAAATTGTACCATCAGCATAGGCAGAGATGCTGACTTGTTACATAAATTAACCCTTTTTATTGAACTACCATCCATTATGATAGTAGATGAAATCAGTAGAAATTTCCATCAAAAATTCTGCTGGGTAAACAAAATTGGTCTAGCACTAATAGATTTTGTTGAAATAGAAATTGGAGGAATTGTAATTGAGAGATTATATGGAGATTGGCTAAATATTTGGCATCAAGTAAACATGAAGAATGACAAGAAACAATATGATAAAATGATAGGGAATAATATTCAAATAAATGAATTTACGTCAACTAAAGATTCATATAAATTATATATCCCACTCAGTTTTTGGTTCTGTGAGAACTATACTCAAGCGTTACCATTAATATCATTAACTAATACAGATATAAAGATAAATGTTAAATTTAACAATTTAGAAAACTGTTATAAGCTATATGTAACGCATTATATTACAGTGGAAAATAATTATTGTCTATTTGAAGAAAATGAAATCATCTCACAAAATGAAACTAATAGCTGCGGATATTTTGTTTATTTTGATAAAGTTCTGAGAAGAATTTATTATAGACCTATAAAAGGAAAGTTTTTTATTCCCACAACAAATGAAGTTAAAAATTTAAGAAAAATAATCGGTAAAAAAACATTATTTCAGGCATTTATTCAGATAAACAGTATTGTTGTTAAAATAGAAGATTATATAGAAAACAATAGACCATCATTATTATCTTCATACATTCTGGGAGATTTTATATTTTTAACAGATACAACAGAAAGAAATAAATTTATACGTTTCAAACAAGAATATATCATACCTACCGTTATCCCTACTCAGGAGATAATTGTAAATTCAAGAAATTATAATTATAAACTATCTCTAACTGATCCTGTAAAGATAATCTTCTGGCGATTTATACTGACAATTAATAAGGAAAAAGATAAATTTAATTATACTTTAAAACCATTATCAGATAAATATCATATTGTTAAAAAATGTTCATTGTTAATAAATTCAAAAAATAGATTAGAAGTAGATAGCCCTGAATTTTATTCATCTATTCAAAATGATTTATATAATTTATCTTCTTATGATACAAAAGGGATATATTCAATTTCTTTTTCTCTTAATCCAACAAACCTTCAACCATCAGGGACACTAAACTTTACAGAATTGAACTCATCAATGTTAAAGTTATCACTAGATGAATTAATTAATCATCAAAATCCTGTATCTATAATTTTATATGCAATTCGTTACCAAATTATCAAGATAGAAAAAGGGATATTACGTTTAATTGATTAATTAAAAAGATTAAAATGAAAAATAATATATAAATTAATGATGGTTAAAATTAGAAATATGTTTGATGAATATAGATCCCTTACAAAATATCATCTTGATCTTATAAACTTAGAACGAAATCAAAGTGATAAAATTCTCACCTATATTAACTTTGTCCATTTTGACAATTTTAATAAAGTAAATCATAATTTTTGTCTTCAACATAGACATAATCATCATTTACTTTATTACAAAGATAGTAAAATTTATGATATTAATAAAAATATCATGGTAGAAAAGATAGTAGAAAATTCAGTTTCTTATTTATCAAAAGATTTTGATATTGATTTGAATAAATATAACAAAAATAAATATTATATTTACAATGCCTTACTTGTAAATGCATATAAAAACAATTATATAGTTCTGAATACTTGGAGAGAAATAAAATTAATGAAGTAATCATTGTTAGCAATCATTATTAGCAATCATTGTCCATAATCATTATACTCGTATCCATTATAATTACCATAATTACTATAACTATATCCATTATAATTATTATTAAATTTAACAAATTTAATTGACAAATCTTTATTAATTTGTTTATATATAGATGAAAGAGAACCATCATCATTAGTTCTAGATGAAGATACAATACTATCATTAAAGGCTTCAAACAGATCAACGGTAACACAGCCCTTTAATACAATATCTTTATTGTCTATATTTACAGTATTATAATTTTTATAAAGCACAAAATTTAGAATATTAGTATTATATTTATCAGAGATATATGTACTGATTTCTGATTCAACCAAATATTTATAATCTTCACAATTTTTAGCTAGCTCTGGACTTACATTTACAATGAACACCATTTTATAGTAAGAATAAATACTTTTAAAAGTATTATATTTTTGTCTAATATATTTTAACAACATCAATGACTTATTTGAGTTTTCAGAGATAAGATGTAATTTTGTTAAATATTGTTCATTAACAGCGCTTTCTGTGATGGACGAACAAATTACATTTACATTAGGATCTTTGACTATAGATTCAAGTGATCTTTTATCTCCAAAAACAGCAATTGTCTTACTAACTGCTTGTTGTTTATCCTTATTATTATAATTCTGATAATTATTATCATATTGTTGATAATTATCAGAATTATATCCTTTGCCCTTACTTTTACCCTTACCTTTACCCTTACCTTTACCCTTACCTTTGTTTGAGTTTTCATTCCACTGAAAGCTATTAACAACATCAGAATGATATGTGTCTGTATCTGAAAAATGATTCATTTTACCTTTACCCTTACTTTTTCCTTTACCTTTGCCCTTACTTTTGCCCTTACCTTTTCTTTCATCATCATTGCTAAATGTATTTGATAGAAATGGATTAGATTCAGTCATTGTATCTTTTTTAAATTGATCAATTCCATTCTGGTTTCCAGAATGAGGGTCATTTTGATTTCCATTTTCAGTCATACTATTAGAAATATATTCATCTTCATTCAATAAATTTTTGAATTCTAAAGGATTTTTAATATCTTTATCATTTTTATCATCCTTAATATCTTTATCATCCTTGACATCTTTCAGGTCTTTCAGGTCTTTCAGGTCTTTCAGGTCTTTCAGGTCTTTCAGGTCTTTCAGGTCTTTCAGGTCTTTAACATCTTTAACATCCTTAACATCCTTAACATCCTTAACATCCTTAACATCCTTAACATCCTTGTTGTCCTTGTTGTCAGAACTACTTTTAGTTTTGTTGTCATCAATATCTTCTACAATCTTGGTTGAATCTTTTTCGCTCTTTTTACTACTCATAATAATAAACTGTACTTATTGTACTAATACTTCATTCTCTAAATGTTTTTATTTCATTTTTTACCGTAGATGCAATATTATTAAATATATCATAACAATATTTATACTGCTTCAACCAGTTATAAATCTTCAATTTTGATTTATCATATTTTTCATTTTTATTCATATATACAATTATATCTGGATTGTCTATTATGGCATAATATATAATATATTTTGTTATCATCTTAAAATATGCTTTAAAATAATTAATTTCAAATAATTTTAAAATAGATTCATCTGTAACAATAACACTATGATATATCGCCCATATATCATTCAGTACATGAGGATTATGATCTTGGTCATATATATAATAATTATTCATATAATTCATTAATTTTTCAGTTTTTTTATATAAATGCTCTATCTCTCTTTTCCCTTTATTTATAAGATTTAAATGATCAGATATTATTGTACATTCTTGTTTAGCGTTTTTATTTAGCTTGAATATCTGCCGTAACAATTCTGGCAGAAATATAACGTCATATAAAGCATATCTTGTCATTTCATACGACAAATTCATTACATCAATTTGGAATAGATATAATGGTCCAATAATATCCTCATTTTTAAAAAGAAAATCTATTTTTTCCTGTGTGATAATGTTCATATAGAGTAACCAATCATAGATAGAACAACCTTTATTAACATAATAATCACATATAAATTTTGTATCATAAAAATTGCTGCAAAAATTATCTATCTTATCTTTGTCTATCAATAACTGATTAAATATGTAAGGAATATCTAACGATTCTGAACCATGTAATATTTTTATAATTCTATTATTTGAAAATAAAGCTTTTATTGTATTAAGATCTTTAAGCACTTTTTGTGGGGAGAACATGAAAATATAACCATTTTTATCATCATAAAATCTGTTTTGATTTTTAGAGTATTTAATACCATCTTTTTCTGGGTTAATCTGAATACCATCTTTTTCTGAGTTAATCTGAATACCATCTTTTTCTGAGTTAATCTGAATACCATCTTTTTCGAGATTAATCTGTATTAATGCAACATCTCTGGTAGATTTACTAACTTTATTAAATTCTAAATCAATTCCGAGATAATGATTGTCATTTGATTCATTTGCAGATTTAATAAAATCTTCTATTATGTGATTCATGTAATTGTTTTTTGTTTCATTATTTACAGTTGTAATATAAAAAGTTCTTGAATTAATTTTATTTTTAAATTCATCAACTCCGTTTAGTACTAGATCAGAATATTTTACTGGATCAACCTTCATAACAGATCTATATAATATGTTGTGAAAGTATCCAATGTTATTTCAGTCATTAATAAAATTATAATATAAAAATGATAATATTTACACTGGTTGAACAATAACAACAGGATTCTTTCTTATATACTCTGAATATTCTCTCATTTCATTCTTAAAATCTCTTGTTATCTCTAGATAGTAAGAATGAAATACTGATAAAATAAATATAGGTACACTAATTATACAATAACCTACAAATTCAACAAAAAATGAGTCTATTATTCGAGCAACAACTACAAGTACTATACCTATAAAAATGTAGAGTGTAAGCTTTAATATATTTTTCATTTTTGCTTCATCCATATTTATATATACTATGGTTGATAAAATTATATACATTATTAAATAATTTAACAGTATTTTTATTTTATTAACATATAAATATTTGTGAAAGTGATATAAGGACACCGAATACAATCAATATGTTTCCGTAATATTTTTTAAAATCAAAAATATCAAGAGGAGTTTTTGATTTTAAATCTATTCCTATGATGAATAGAATAACAACGATAAATATTCTGATATACATTGAAAAAATCATTTGTTCTATATTTGAATTAATAAAAATATTAATTTATTTGAATTAATAAAAATATTAATTTATTTGAATTAATAAAAATATTAATTTATTTGAATTAATAAAAATATTAATTTATTTGAATTAATAAAAATATTAATATATTTAGATTTATACCAATATTAATTTACTTGAATTAATAAAAATATTGATTTATTTGGATTTAATCCAATATTAAACTAGAAATAAATTTCAGCCATAATAGGTTGATGATCAGATCCAGATTCAGGAAGAATTTTTGTAACACCAATATTATTGCTATTAGAGAAAATATGATCAACACCTGAAAAAGATGTTGATGATACATGTTTATTAAGATACGTTTCCAGAATTTTAATAGTTGGACTATCATGATTACAATTAAAATCTCCCGTGACAATAATCAAGTCATTTTCTTTAGCATTTGCGCCAATATTCTTAAGGATATTATAGGCAACAGATTCACTTTTACATAATCCACCAGTATTAACAGGAAGAACACCATGATGGTTTACATGTAAAAGATGTTTATCTGAATGCTTATGCTTCATATAGATCATACCAACTGATCTTTTCCCAAAATACTGCGGATGAATATCTTCTCCCACATCAATAGATTTACTGTATTTAATTTCCCATTGATATCTATCAAATGACATTCCCAAGGCTCTGCCAGCATTGAAAGTATGGTAATGATCACCAAGATCTCCCATGATCCTAAAGATGTCTTCGCACTCTTGAAATCCAAAAACATCTATTGGGAGAATGCTTTTCATTAATCTTCCTGCACTATTACCATTAGATTTTCTTTGGAGATATAAATTCCACCAAAATAAATTATATGATAAAACTTTTACTTTATGATTTTTAGTATTAATCTTTGGGATACCCCAGTTATTATGAACTTTATGTATTCTACACCAATGATGATCTCCATAAACTATATTATTATCATCCTTCCATCCAATCTCTCTTCTATCTCTGCAATGTTGATCATTATGTCCATCATCCTCATGGCCATTATTACTATTGCCGAGAATATTGCATACCGCATCAGCACGTCCATTATGGGAGCCATCATTTTTTTTTTCTTTATTGTTATTGTTATTGCTACCAATAAAATCAAATCGTTGATCTTTATTACCATTACATGTTTCTATATTAAGTTTATTATTTTCAACATTAATACATTTATTCATATGAACCCATTGAATTTTATTTTCGTCTTTTTTAACATAAAATCTTTGATTATCATTGTTAAAGCATTCCCAGATCTGTATTGTCCTTTCTCCCCCTTTGATGTCCAGACAATAATTTTTATAGTTTTCTAATTGAATCATTCCATAATGTTCTGGAATGATAAAATTCAATGTAAGTGAATTTGAATTACAATCAGTCAATTCTGCTTCATTCCCATTGAATATCTTGTCATTATTAACTTTAACACATTTATTTGTATCTTTCCAAACAATTTTGTGTGAGTTTGCAATCATAACTGAATATATTAAAGTTAATAATGATAACCCTAGGGATCTAGAGGATTCGGTCAACCCCAAAAGTTTCATATTAAATTGTTTATCTCTGCTAACGAACATTAATATTATATATTAATATAACGAAAATTTATAATGAATATATTATACAATATATTCAATGCAAACAAATACTAATTTATGGATAGAAAAATATAGAGTAACTAATTTAGACGAAATTGTATATCATGATAATAATATTACAACTATAAAATCTTTGCTAAATAATAATATTTTCCCAAACATGATATTCTATGGTCCATCTGGAATAGGTAAGACTACAATTATACTTGCAATTGCAAAACAAATATATGGTAATGACTTTAACATTATGACACTCATCATTGATTCAATAAATGATAGAGGTATCACTATCATTCGAGATGAAATTAAAGAATTTATTGATAAAAAACCAATGTTTAATAAATCAACTCAGTTAATAATCATTGACGACGTTGATTCTATCACCATTGATGCTCAATTTGCACTAAGAAGAATAATAGAAAAATATTCCAGTTCAATTAGATTTTGTTTTATATGTAATAATAAAAATAAAATTATACCTGCTATACAATCAAGATGTATGTTTTTTTATTTTGGATATATTCCTGACAAAGACATCTATTTAAATTTAACCAAAATAATAAAAAAGGAAAATATTAATGTTGATAACAATATCATTCTGTTGTTATCAACATTATCAAGTGGAGATATGAGGAAAGCCATAAATAATCTTCAACTGATTTCATTGTTTAATAATTCAACTAATATTGAACAATATTGCTACACTATAAATAGAAAAATTCATGATATAGAAATCCAAAATATAATTAATTTATGTATTGATGACGACTTGTTGAACAATAAAGATTTTATCATCAACATCATACGAGAAAATAATTTATTTTATATCTATGATAAATTACTATCATTCTATCTAGATAAATATAAAAATATCTATGATGATAACTTTATAAACTTTGTTAGACAATTATCTTCCCTAGAAAAAAAAACTGATTATAATAATGAAGATTTATCCATAATAAATCTAATACTATTAATAAATAAATATTTTCAGTAATATCCAATTCCTAATGAATTATAACATTTTCCTGGTTTATTTTGTTTACAGTTACCGCTGTTTTCCATGTTGAAAAGAAATCTTGCAAACTCCATCTGATTATTAACAATTTTAGTATTCGGCATTGTATAAAAATCCCGCATAGAAATATTTTTCCCCCAAATATCATAGTAATCAGTATTGATAGAACTTCCTTTAATAAACTTTTCCTTGACTTTATTATGTAAATATGGGTCATTTTTATATTTGCAAGCTTCACCTCTACCGGGGTTATTTATCATGTCCGAATAAGAAAAATTCATAAATGGATTCTTAAGAGAAGGTTTATAACAATTCATATATTACTATTTAGATTTATGACATTAGAAAAGAAATATAGAATACATAAAATTGATGATATTATAGACAACACTTTTATTAAGGATAATTTTAAAACCATTATGGATACTGGTATATTACCAAACATGATATTCCACGGAGATTCATCTACAGGCAAGACTTGTACACTAAAAGCATTATGTAATCAAATCGATATAAAAGTTATATCATTTGACAGTAAAGACAATAAAAGTATCAGTTCCATTCGCAATAATATAAAGTTTTATCTAAAAGATATAGTAGATAAAAATAAAAGTAATGTTTCGTGGAAATTAATACTAATAGATAATGCAGATATAATATCAAAAGAATCTCAGTCAATATTAAGGAGAGCTGTAGAGAAAAATATCAACACCGTTAAATTCTGCATTATAGTGAATGATATTAAAAATATAATAGATTCGTTATTATCAAGATTTATAGTATTTAAATTCAATAAATTGTCAACCAAATCATTGTACAATAGATTAGATATGATTTCGACAGAAGAAAAAATAAACATCTCAGAAGAAAAAATAAAATCCATAATTTTATTATCTAATAATAATTTAAGAAAATGTTATGACATAATCGAACTAAACAATATATTAGATAAAGAAAATAATGCCGAATATAATAAATATTTATCATTATATCAAGAAAAACAACAAGATTTATATAAAGTGATATTTGAAAAAAAAGATAAAAATAAAATCATTGATATTTCCAAAGAAATCTACACCAATGGCTATCCTTTAACACTACAACTAAAATTAATATATGAATATATACTAATTTTAGATACATCTATTCTAGATAATGAGAAAAAACTGAAAATAATATCAAACATATTGGATATAAGTAATAATGGAATCAAAAATGGATTTGAATTTATTGAACTTGTAAATTTTTACTACATGATTTTATTTTATATTACTTGATAATCAAGACTTTATTCTCAAACAACGTTTTATTCAGCGCCCTAATAAAATAAATTGCATCCTTTTTCTTACTAAATGTTACAGAAATATATTTATCCAATATTTCTATTTCTGTAACATTTCCCCATCCATTAAGATGATAACGTAATTCAAATTCTGTAATATCAGATGGCATATTATAAATATTTATTGTCTTGGTAGATAGATTAATTGGTTTATTAATAATATTGTGCGCTGTATTGTGCGCTGTATTGTGCGCTGTATTGTGCGCTGTATTGTGCGCTGTATTGTGCGCTGTATTGTGCGCTGTATTGTGCGCTGTATTGTGCGCTGTATTGTGCGCTGTATTGTGCGCTGTATTGTGCGCTGTATTCCCCACCGCATCAATAGTATTAATTACATTACCTAATATTTTTTTCTTAATTTCATTTGGTCTAATAATAACACTATGTGTTCTTTCCATACCATCTTTTTTCTTCTTCTCATTACAGTGAATCGTCATATGATTACCATTACAATATCTGCAACATATTTGATTGTCGTTTAATTTTGCCATGATATAATTATTATCCTGAAAAAACTTTATAGAGATATTTATTGTAAACACTTTTAATATAATGGATTTCTGATGTAGATTTATGGTTTAAACACTTTATAACTGTTTTTATTAATCCTTCACTTTCTTCACGTATCATTAATTTAAATTCTTCAGAATTTTGATCTTTGATATATATTTTAGAGTTAATGATTAATAAATCGATTATATATGGAGTTATATAATTTAACACTAATATAATTTCAGTAGAAAAAGTTATATTATATTTTTTAAAGCTATTAATTGCAATTTCTGTTCCATAATCAAACAACATTAAAATCGAAATAAATATATCTCTGTATGTGGTGTTATATAATAAAATTTCTTTAATAATTTTAAGCAAACTAAGATACATTAATGTGTCTTGATTTAATGATGATAAAAATGTAGTTTGTAAATCAAATTCCTGTTTATTGAACTTTTTATTTAATCTAATATTATTGCTTGTATGATAATTTGATGTATCTAGATATAATAAATTATAAATCATAATTAGTAAGCTGGTATCTCCTCCGGATAAACATCCTGTATAACAACTTTCCTTTGATTCAGCAGTTCTTTGTCTGTCGAAGCTTGATTGTCCAAGATTATCGCAATTAGAATTCATTTCTTCTGAATCAGAATCTTTAAATTTAGACTTTACATATGAAAACTTTTTCTGATTTGTACTTGTTACCTTTGAAACAAAATTATCAAAATTTTTTCCTTTAATAACATTCAAAGAAATAAATAAAGAGTTATTTATTTCTTCAAACTTTAATGAGTTAATATTAAAATAATATAATTTATTTGTTTCTTTGAACACATTGTTATAATATTCGACAGAATCATCATCAGATATATTGTCTACAAAATTTTGAAAGCTATCATTTGAATAATTACTTCGTTGTCTAAACATTAATTTATTTAACGCTTCAAATTTATTATATAGTGATTTTACAAGATATGAACATTTATAATATTTTTTCTTGAGAATAATATTGTTTATATATTTAATATCATTTTTAATAAGATAATATAAATAATGAGGTGGTAAGTAATATATTACATTAAATATAAAGTCATAATTTTTACTGCAATAACTGGATTTATTATTGTTAAGTAATAGTGTGAATATTTTTTTGTTGAAAAAGTTGAAATTAATATCATTGTTATATAATCCAAATAAATTAATAATATATTTATTCGATAAAATATTATTAACTATTATACGATTATAATTGATGAATATATTTTTTTTTTTATGTAAGAATATTTTATAAATATAAAAATTGACATAAAGAGGGAAAATAATTTTAGAATCAATTATTGAATCTAATGGTGTTTTCAAGTCGAAATTAATAAATTCTTTTTGATCATATCTCATAATGGTTAAATATTTCCATTCTGAGATATTAAAAGCATTAGCGTCACTTCTGTCTGAAGATAATTCAGTATTATTTGACATATCACAATTTTCTGTTTTGATCATATAATATTTATTACAAGTTTATATTTTTTAATTATGATGGCAACATAATCTTTGCTATAATTATCACCTTTACCCTGACAACTATAGAATTCAAGGTTATAATTATCTTTGAATAAAGTTTTAATATTATGTTCAATAAATAAAAAAAGATTTTCTTTCTTCATAACTGAAGGAATGCTATCAAATATCTTTTCATAATCTCCAATATTTGATAGATTTATTTTTTTAGAATCTGAAATATATCTTACTGATGAACATACATGAATGCTTGCCATTGTTTTAACACTCTCTGACACTATATAACCACCTGTAACAGAATAATATACTTTATGGATTCCAACTTGTTTCATTGTATTCAAGCAATTGATGCAGGGTCTTGCGTCGTTTAGATCCCCTTTTTTATTTGATCTTATAACTATCAATGACGTTCCTCTAGGTATGACATCATCATCGTAGAAATTCATTTCATATTTATTACGAACATAAATATCAGATCCTGATTTTAATTTTTTACTTTTATAATATCTCATAATAGAATCTACTTCTGCATGATGTTGTGATACAACTATACCCTTTTTGTCAGATATAGGATTATTATGATTGTATCCTAATGACTCGTAAAATATTGTATTCCCCTTCACCAAACATGCTGATAATTTTAGCCTATTATCTGATTGTTTACATACTTCTTTTAAGTTTTCAATTAAATCTTTGAATTTAAAGTTTTCTAGTTCTATACAAGAGTCAGAATTATCAGATTCTTGTTCGTATGATGATGTATCTGCGCCACTGCTGCCACAGCAAGCTACATTATTATGGTGTGTATTATTACGAGACATTTTTTTCTTTCTGGGCATAATTTAAATCACAAACTATATGTTAAAGAAAGTCCAACAATTTAATAGAATTAAATTATATTATCGAGACAACCTAGGCCTACAGATTCACTGGATTCAATTTTATATTTGTTTTCTAAATTTATTGGATTTTCAGCGTATTTTATAGAAATATCCGGAGCTGTAATTTTAATAGGAGTAATACCTCCAACCGTTTCTGGTAAATACATGTTTTTGAAATTGTTGTGTATAGGGTCCCTAACATTCAATTTTTTACTTTGAATATTGCATCCACAAGGAAAGAAAAAATATATATACAAACATTGGTAAAAACAATTAGTTACATCTTCAGGATGTGTTCCTATAGATATATATATACGAAACCATTTAACAATATCAGATGGTATGGGTGGAGATGATTCTTTAATTCTATTATATTCACTTTCGCAATATTTGATATATTCATTAGCATCTATACGATCTAATTTATCTTTTCCCAATTCTATTTTAATATTATCTATTAATTTACTCCATGATAATGCTGCTACTTTATGACCTTCCATCTTTTGGGCACAACCTATAAAATTAGAAATCGTTGCCAATATCGCACTTATTAGATTTAAACATCCTGCAATATAAATCATAACATTTTCTTTACCATTCATTCCTGGAATGGTGAAACTAGCTGCACCTGTAGCAGTTGATATTATGATAACCGGGATACTAAACCATGTATTTAGAGACTGAAATTTTTTAAATGCATGATCGTGCATAACGTAGAAGCATTTAGCGTGATCCCCATATTCTTTCAATTTATATTCTTGTTTTTCTTTCCACTGATATGGTTTTTCTGTATGAAAGGTTGGAGCATCATCTCCATGACTAGTTGTTGATGATGATGAAGTCATAATATATTTATATTGTCATTAATATTGTAATTTGAGACAAACTAATAATTGATCCTTGATTCTGTAAAGCTGTCTATAATTTAATACTTTATTAGCATCCTTTATACTATCAAAAACTGGAATTTTATCTGTATAATTATGGATATTATTAATAGTTAAATTATCAGTTTCTATTTCTGAAGATAAAATAGAATCGAAATTGCAAATGTTGTCATTTTCTACTGAAAAGTTATCAGAAATTAATTCTAAAATATTTATATTATATATTTTACATTCATTTGGTACTATACTATCTGTATTGATATAATTGCTTTTTATTTCGTCAGATACAATGTCATAATTAAATGAATCTATGACAACATTATCAATATTTATATCTGTAACAATAAGATTATTAACGTTAAAACTTGGAGAATATAAATTTATACAATATATTCTCGAGCAAATAATATCACTAGATTGTAAATTTATTATTGATTTATTTATTAGGTTATTAACAGATATTTTATTTTTAGAAAATATAGTTTTTGTACTGATAAAAGTATTAGTATCTAAATATGAACAATAAATATTACTTGATTTAATACTTGAAAATGAATTATTATTACAAAGTAATGTATCAATAATTAAATCATTAACTGTTAGTTCATTGGAGATAAAAATATCAGATATAAATTTATTATCATTAATAATATTATCTATAGTGACATTGTTAAAATTAATATTTTCAAAAGATAAATTATCAACATTAATTCTATTTATTTTATATTCTTTGACAAATTTATTAGATGATAATTCATTATTTATAACATTATTATATTTTTCGTTATCTAGATATAAATTATCCAAAGATATTTTCTTTCTTATGATGCAATTGTTTCTAACCAAAATAGTTTTATAATATAAATTTTTAGAGTTACATTTATCCATAATCAAATTATTTGAATACAATTTATCTGCAGATATATTTTTTATTTTTATATTATCTGTTATTGATAATGGATTGATTTTGTGTTTTATGCTAATAATCTTGCTACTTTCATTGTCAATAATTTTCTTGTTTAAATAATAAAGATTTAATCTTCTAAACTGCAAAAAACAATTATTAATGATAATATGTTTTTTAGCATTGATATCAATTGATTTTTTAGAACTAATATTACATTTATTAATATATAAATAATCAGTTGATACAGAGTTTGCATAAATTTCAATTTGATTTTCAGACAATGGATTCAAAGAAAGGTTATTGGTGTGCAAATTTATTTTATTATATTTGACATTATCATATTTTTTATTTTTTATATCTAATGTATTGCAGTTAATTACAGACATTTTTTTTTCTGATATAAATTTTACTTTAGTATCAAAAATTATTGGTAATTTTTTGATATATATCTTTATTAATTTGATAAATGATTTTTTGATAATGTTGTCAATAATATTAATGTCATTACAATGAATAGATTTTGTAAATATATTCATTTTGTTAGATATGTTCGCAATTTTATTGTTTCCTAATGCTAATTTATCTAAATTAATAATATCAAATACTATTAGTTTATTTGATATTATGTTACAATTAGATATAAACAATTTCAAATCTAAGATTTTATCTACATTTATATTTGATATAGTATTTTTATTAGATAAAATATTTTTGATCTTTAAACATATAAGAATATTTAATTTTCTAACTATAAAATCATTAATATATAACTTGCTGTTAACAGATAATTCATTCCCCTTTATTTTATAACTTTGAATCTTTCTAGTAGATAATATATTTTTTATTGTACACTTATCATACTGTATTTGATTTGTATAAATATAACTGGATAATAATGAATCTACAGTGATCTGATTAGAGTAAATATTTTTATCCGAATATATAATTTTTTTACATAATAAATTTATAATATTAACATTATTGGTTTTTATACTATTAGAGATAATATTTTCAGCAATATAGAGACCAATATTCAACTGAATATACTTCAATATGATATTATCAACTTTTAAACTACCTATAACTGTTATATCTTGCGCTTTTATATCTGATGATATAATAGTATTGGCTTTAAAATTGCTATAATATAATTTATTTACTTGACATTTTGTTGAAACTGTCTCATCCATGACAGCATTATCACAAACAAAATTATTTATGAAATTCACAATATTACCATTTATAGATAATTGTAATATTGTGAATTTATGCTCATTCATTTTTATTTCAATTTGTTTTGCATCGTTAGATGACTTGATAGATATATTGTATCCGATATTCATTCCTGTTAAATTTCCTTTGTCAATTGTGTAAATATTACATCCTAATGAATATTTATTCAATATATATTGTTTTGAGTAAATAGTAGTATTGGTATTCGAATAATTATTATTTTTTACTTCATATAGATATATTGTAGAACTGCTGTTACCAATGTTAATATCTTTTGCTATAAAATTAATTTCATTTTTTGATACAATATTCAAGTCATAAAAAGCTTCTATCTTATCACAAATTACATCATTAGAGATAATATTACCACAATGTATTTTATTAGAATAAATTATTTTAGATACTAAATTAATTTCTGAATTTACATTTATCACTTTAATATCATTATTTTTATATCCATTATTAATAATAAAATTATCGGTAACAATTTTATTATTACACAGAAGCATTTCATTCACATACAATAAATCTATAAATGAAATATCTGAAAATGTTATCTTTTTGTTAGCAATGACAATAGAAGATTTTTTAAATATAAAACTAAAATATCCATCTAGATTAATGTTAACCATATCATCATTATTTTGGATAACTATATCAGAATATTTTACTGAATATTTAAGGTTATTTATATTAGCATTACTATCATCACTAAGTTTATTATTATAATTATAATGTAACATATATAATATCTATAAAATATCAGTTAATATAGATAAGACTTCTTTTTGTGTATTACTACTATGACTAAAACTAACTTTTTCCAATTTTTTAATTATTCCATATCTTTTATTGGTGTTATAATTATTTAAGATATTTCTTTCAATCTGGTCTGCTGTATGATCAACATTTTTAAACTTTATATAGTCATTTAAAATATGATAATAAATATTCCAGAATGATCTTTGTTTATGGAGCACATTCTGCAGATTCTTATCGTGGTTATCAAGTTTATCAATACGTTTATCATCATCAAATAAAGAAGATAAATGATTAAAATTAAAATGTACGTCATCTTCAGCAGTAAATAATAAGCTTTCGTCTATTTTTGACAGATTATAATTAATTTTGTGATGGTTGTCAAATTTCTTTGCCTTTAAAGTTACAGGAAAACTTATAAATGGTCGTTTATACATATAACACAATATATGAGCATGATATCTTAGACAAATATTTTTTTCATTTTTAAGCATCTCATAAATGAAGGCGTCATTTTCTCGTTTATGTATAATTTCATATCTAATCAATTTTGTTGTATTAATAACCTGTTCAACAATATTAATATCATTTGGATCAAATAGGAAAAATCTTAGTGTATTACGAAACTTAATCTTATTTATAAAGTCAATAATGACTTTTAGATCAAAAGTTTTAATATGTTCAATAAAATAAATACCATATGTGAAAGGTAATACCTCAGGAATAGCTACATTAATATTTTGTCTAATAGAAAATACAATATCATTATCTTTGTAAGTTTCTATACCAGAAAATGTTTGAGTAATTGGTTCTCGTAGTACTAACTTATCAAAACAATTCAGCATGATTTTATTTGTTGGTAAATCATTGAACCCAATAGAACAACCATATAATTTAATTTCAAATTTATTAAACGTATTAATATATTTGAATACGGGATACATAAAATATTCATTAATTACTTCACCACCACCAAAGAAGATAATGTCAAGGTTAAGATCAACATTAGTTGTCTCCAATGTAGCAGGGTTTGAAACAATATATTCAATATTATTATCATCAAAATATGATCTAAATATTATCTCGAATAGATCATCTCCCAATGCGTTGTAATTATAGTATCCATACAACAGAATTTTCATTATATATTTATTTATATAATATTTCATTTTGCTCGTCTTTTGCAGCAAAATAGATAATTCTTCTGCAGGTGATTTGGATTAAATGATAATAGATGGACATATCCTTCCAGTGTTTTTTTAAGGATGGTACATTGTCTATTCGGCATGTTGGAAATCAACTGTAACATTAATTCAAATATATATTGAATTGTAACAAAGATATCATCAGGATAATCTTGATACCTGAAATATTTGCTATAAATTTTTAGTATTGTAACGATAATGATTGGAATATCACCTATATCTACAACACCATTAAATGTAATATTTTCTATCATCTCGATAATATCTTCACAAATATTTGTTTTTGTTACAACATCTATAATTTCTTTCTTCTTTTCAGTATCTATATTGTTATTTTCTTCTACAGATTTAACTAATTTATTTTTTTCAAAACTAGATGTATCTGATCTAATTATCATAATTTACTTTATATCCTATATTATATATTAAATTTCATGCTGAACATTAAAAAGATTGACAATAATTTTTTAAACAGTCAGAGACATGGATGGAATAATATTATAGATGCGGCTCAGAAAACAGTCAAATCACACAATAATGTTATATTTATTGATTACATGGATAAATATTTTAATTTATGGTTTGATCTATCAAAAAATATTTATTGTACAACAAATAAAAAAACATACAGAGTAAATATTAAAGATACTTTGTATTATATTGGTAATAATTTTAACAAGCTTCCTTATGAACGAAGATCAAATTTTGAATGTAAAAATAATGATGACGATATATTTCTGTGTGAAAATAAATTTTATGTAAAATGGTTTTCTGAATTTAACGAGTTTAAGATTATAAAGGGAGCACTAGATTATGAGTTTAAGAAAAAATACGATATTGGTCCAATTACAACACCTTGGGTTGGATTTATACATTATCCTGTATTCCCCTCAACAATGAATTATTCTTCTGATGAAGAACTTAAAAATATAGTTAAATCTAGAACATTTATTGAGTCAAAACCTTACTGTAAATGTATAATTGCATTATCTGAACATTCAAAACAACAAGTTAGTCAATATATTACTGACATTCCTATCGAAGTAATATATCATCCTGCAGCATCAACTGATGATAAAGTAGAACATTTTGATAAGAAAAAATATATTAAAAATAAAGATAAATCTGTATTACAGATTGGATACTGGTTAAGGAAAATGGATACCATTTACAAGTTAGATCTAAAAAAGATTAAGTTTAAAAAGAAATGGCTCCCTGGTGGTACTTACTGGAAAGATATGTTTAAAATTATGTACAAAAATAGTGAAAATATGTTGGAAGATAAAACTGTTGATATTATACTAGATTTAAATCATAAAGAATATGATACGTTATTATCGGAAAATGTTGTACTGTTAAATGTATTTGAAGCATCTGCAAATAATACTTTGCTTGAATGTATGTCAAGAAATACTCCAATTATATTAAATCGTCATCCTGCATTTGAAGAGTATATTGGAGAAAAATATCCTTTATTCTTCGATAATGAAGATGAAATAGCTTCGCTAGTAGGAGATCAAAGAAAACATATTATAGCAAGTAATTATATTAAACTGTTACCTAAGAAAAAGATACAGTTTGCTACATTTATTGATAATTTACAGGTAATTATCAATAACGTAAATAATGAAATTAATGAGGAAGAAAAAAGAAACAAAAGGAATAGAGGTGCTAAACAAAATTCGTTTAGTATAGACCACAGAATGAGTAATTTCATGCGAAGAATTAGTGAAAAGATTGATACTAAATAGATTAAAGATGGGTTTATATTTCTTCATATATGCATTTTTATCATAGCAACAAAATAAATATTGGTGATATGGTCAAAGTATTAATATTAGATAAAAATGATGAATATGGATATTTTACAGCAAGTTTAGTAGAATATGAAAATTATAGCACTTATTTAAGGTTTGTGGATGCAACAAGAAAAAGAAAAAGAATTAATTGGAATAAGATTCTGAAAATTAATGATAAAGAATCTATAGTTGCAAAAGTCTTATCTATTAATGAAGATCAAAATATTGTCAATATTACAATAATCAATATAGATGATGAAAGAAAATATTACGAAGAATTATTTAATGATAATTATATTTTAACAAAATTAATTTTTTCATTTGTATCAAAATATAAAGAATTTGATTATGATTATATCTGGAAAAATATAATCCATAAATTTGACAGAGAAAGAAACGTAGATGATAATGAGTCTACATTAAACTTTATAAAAGATAATTATAAAAAAAGAGATTTTTATCCTGATGATAACCTCTACAAACATATTGTAAATTATTTTGATGATAAGTTTGTATATAAAAAAGAAGAATTAGTTTATAAATTTACGTATACTACATTAGAAGATTATAATAAAATCATAGATAAAATTAAGTTGTATAACAATGATGCTAAATATTATAATGGTGTTTTTATGACAAATAATAATTTAGACAGATTGAAAGATCATGTAGAGGAAGATGAAACTTTTATTGTTGTTTAATTAATTGTCCAATGATCACCCAAACATTGATTTTATAGTATTTTCACTTTTATTCCTCTTTATCACATACTCAGGTTGAGTAACAATACTATTAGTCGCAGTATTGTTATTATTATATGATTCTTCTATCTGCATTTGTCTTGACACAATTGGAGGTTTAATCAGTATATAATTAATAGTATTATCAATAGTAATAGAAGATTTTCTAAACTCTTCTATTGTAATAGTTCCACCATATTCTTCCAAACATAACCAATGCGGAGCTGGTTTAATGACACAAAAATCTTTCATAAAGTTGTAATACATTAAATTGATCAATGATTCTCTTTTGTAGATTAATGTATCATTAATATCTATATTATAACTTTTTACACAATTAAAACTACAGAAATTTCCAATACAATAAAATGTATTATTAAAGTAATATTCTGGTAGTTCTAATCTTAAACTCTCAAAGTAATTTTTACACCACCAACATTTTTTATTTGTTGAAAAATCATGTTTTGTTGAAATAATGTCATTAAGATAACTTATATTTTTGCTAATTGAGTTAGTGTTTTCACTTCTGTTCTTTCTTGATAATGAATTATTAATATCTTCATCAGAAGAAAATATTTCATTATCATTTTTACTATTATCTGAATCATTGTTGCCATAATCGTCATTGACTTTGCCATAATCGTCATTGACTTTGCCATAATCGTCCTTAACTTTGCCATAATCGTTCTTGACTTTGCTACCAGATTTTTCTTTATTATTTTTATTATTTTTATTCCCATTGTTGAATAAAGTGATAATTTTATCCGACATTTTACTGTAATTAATATCTTCAATATTGATTGGGAGATGTAAGATAATATTTTCATCTTCTGATCTATCTAATTGGTTATCTTTTTGTTCTTCCTCAATAATGGTTTTTATCTTACTTTTTCTACCTCTTTTTTTCTTCTCAATATTTTTATTATCTACAATGATGTTGTCGTTATACATGGCCTATATATGAACTATATTATTACTTTTTAATCCGATTCAGTTGAAGAAGAAATATCTGATGTATTATTAGTTTTAGATTTTGATTTCTTTTTTGCCGCAGATTTATCAACAGTTTTTTTATTTTTCTCCTTTTTTTCTCTAAGGATTCTTTCAATCAAATCTGGATTCTTATTTGCAAGATTATTAAAAGTAAAATCAGAGGTAGCTTTATTAGCAATGTGGAAAAAGACAGCGGAAGATATTAAACCAGCTGCGAATCTAGCTTCGACAGGAATGCTTCCTTTACCATCACCTTTATATTTTTCTGCCATTTCTTCAATAATATCGTTCCATGAATCAATTTCCCCACCTATATGTTGATGCCATCCATTCAGGTTAAGACCAACAGGATTAACTTGTTGATTAAAGTATTCAATAAAATTAGATCCAGTTAATAGTAGATTTCTGCCCATTGCAATAGCATTTTTTTTTTCAATAAAATGTTTTTGGAGTTCATATTCTAACTCAATATCATTCAATGAACTATTCATATCATATTTTTTGGTTAAAATACATCCTTTTAGGCTCAATGCGATTAACCTCTTTAACAGATCCAACTTTTTGACTCTCACTTCTTCCTCTGCCCTACTCTTTCCCCCAGGAGTAGCAGGTGATTTAGGGTAAATATTATTAGGCGAATTATCGCTCGTCATAAATTTAGATATGTCGTTATCATTGTTATTTTTATTGTTATTTTTACTACTTGAATTAGGTGATAATATATAATTGTTCTTTGGTGTAATGGGGAGATCTGGGGCATTTTTAAGGTGATTTGGAGATTTAATATCGCTTTGATTTTTCCCTTTCATATTAAATGGTGATTTAATATCACTTTGCTCAAAACGTTCTTTAAACTTTAATGGAGACTTTATTGGGGGCGAATGAACACTCTTGGGTGTAGAACCTTTACTACTATTTGTTTTTGCAGGATTTGCAATTAGATTAAAATGAAAATCTGTATCAGTTACTTTTGTAGGAGATATGTTTAATATTGACTGATCTTGACCTAAAATATTGTCAATATCTGGAAGTGGTTTATTAAAATTTATAACATCAGAATTTTTCATATCTATAATATAAAGTAAGATATATTGTTTCTTTTTGACCATTTAACGCAGGTTTAGAAAACAGCAATATATAATAAAATAAGTGGTTTTATATAAATATGAGCTATTGTAATATAGATGAAGCTTGGGGTAATCCTATAAAATTTGAAAGATATAATAGTGTTGGTAACGACAAAAATGACAAAATCAAGGATGACAAAAATGACAAAATCAAGGATGATAAAAATGACAAAATAAAGGATGACAAAAATGACAAAATCAAGGATGATAAAAATGACAAAATCAAGGATGACAAAAATGACAAGAATAATAATACTGAGGATAAAACCAAGGATAAAACCAAGGATATCAAAGTTAAAAATACTATACCTAAAAATAAAAATAAAGATATTACCCCCGGCATCAAACCAATATCATCATTAAAAAATCCCCCAGGATTTAAAAAGATAATTCAGGATAGTTCAGATTCAGCTTCCAACTCTATTTCTGATTCAACTAAAATAAATAATATATCTGAAACTTCTGAATTGGAAGATAATATCGTGCCCAAGAAGATAAAAATAAACAAATTTAAAAATTTAAACCATAAAATAAATTGTTCAGATTTACTTTTACATATTAATGAATGTGAAATATGTAAAAGTAAATATCTTGATGACGAAAGTGCAAAAAAAGAAACTAATTATTCTATTATCATTTTATTCATGATATTGTCTATTATCATCATTGGAGTTGTTAAAAATAAATAATTTTATTATTTCCTCCAAGATATAATGATAAAATTACCGTTTAAGATCTCACAGTCAAATCCATTATGTTTAAAAGTTGATGTGATATATTTTATACATTCAGTAATATCATAATAGGGTTTATTCGGCAAACATATTGGAATCTGATATGCGAGATTTTTATTTCCTAATTTATTATTTTTTTCAATTTCTTTTTCAATGTTTGAATAAATTATCTTGATACTTTTTATTGACTCTTTTTTTTTATTGTTTTCTATATTTTCCAATATATCAGTTGTCAGCATAATATATTAATCTTTATATTTCTTTTCTATAAATTTATCTATTGAGATAGGTAGGTTTGTCCTATATTCTTTAAATGTATCCCCTTTTTTTATTATTACAGTTGGAAAACCATCAATTGAATATTTTTCAATATCTTCTATCTCAATTTCATTTTCTTCATACTCTTTAATTTCATATACTGAACTATATTCTTCTTTAAATTTATTCCATTTTTCATTAACAAATATTTTACATAATGGACACGTATCAGAGTAAAAATATATAACTTCAATATTAACTTTATTTGTATTAAATCCTTCTATGCAAGATATATAAAATGCATATATAAAAATAAGTATAAATGCAGTTACTGAAATTATATTTATTATCATAATATTTGACATTAAATACTATATATTTATATATAAATTTCTAACTAACCATATAAACATAATGGGGGAAAGATTCACCGATAATAAACACAATATTGAAAATTCTTACAAAAATAATGATATTGTTAAAAAAAACATTGACATAATGTATAGAAACATTTATAATTTATATAACCAGTTAGGTACAGAAATTACAAATAAATATAATAATGAACAGAAAGGAGGCCATTTTCTTATTAATAGTCCAAATAAATGGATGTTTAAACGACCCCCTCATGGGGGTTTATTTCCATTAGGTGGTCCTTTTTTACCGTTTCCTCTTTTACAAATAGATCCAAGAACACTTGAAAATATATTACCAGGGCCACCGGGGCTACAAAAAGTGAAACTTAGAATATCTCCTGTTAATCTAAGCGGTTTTACTAGGGTTCCTGGACAAAGTAATAGTAGTACTACTGAAAAGAAAAAATTAGTTGAAGTAATTAAAGAAGAGACACCAGGGGCACCAGGGGCACCAGGGACACTAGTACAATATAAATATAGTGATAGTAATATTGTACCAAGCGCTAAAAAAATTTATACGAATGATGCAAAAAATAGATATTTTGTTATAGAAGATGGAACTACTCCACCGCAAGTCCAGTTGGTGACAGATAGTACAGTTAGATTTGATCCTAGAACAGGGGAACCAGAATTAATTCCAGCTCCCACTTCAGCTCCCACTTCATCCTCAAGACAAGGTGCTGTAGTATTTGGCGGGGGTCAAGAAGGAGGTTCAAACTCCAGCAATCATATTTCTCCCATTGTACATAATATATTTATAAGTATAATTACTGAATTGGTAGATAATGGATATGAAATTTCAAAAGAAAAAATATTAGAAATTAATAAAAAAATACAAGCATTTCATAAAAGAGAAAAATGTTATGACAAGATTATGAAGATTTTACTTGTAAAAAGTAATAGTCTTAATAATCAGTTTCAGGAAATTGATGAAAAAGAGATATTTAGTCATATTAAAAGTATAATAAAATTTAAAAATGAATATTATAAAGAAAATATTAAATGTGTAATGGATATAAGGAATACATTTTGTCATTATATTTGTAGTGTTTTAAGGATACAGAGTAAAGATACAGAGGAAAGCACCAAGGGCGATTATGATGGGAACAGAGCCAAGGGTGATTATAACAATAATAATAATAAATTTACAGAAAGATTATTTGATGAAAACAATAAATTTGACGAAAATAATATCAATAATAAGTTTGAAGATAATAGTAGAAAAGATAGGTTCGAAAAAAGATTAAAACAAATATATAATAATATTTTTCAGGTATAATGTCATTTATATTTAATCGCACCATACTGCAACAGAAGAGCATGATACACATCTTTTTTCTGACTTTCCACACCATTCATCAGAAAATTGTTTTGCAGATGGATAACATGTGTTACACACGTCATTAGTATTTTCTGATGCAAAACAGCAGAAAGGATCTTCAGATTTACATTTAGCATCAGTTTCTGGTTTGGATGCTGACTCTAACTTTTGCCCAACTTTTCTTTTAGGGGCTGGGGCTGCAGCCTCAGCTGGGGCTAGGACAGAGTCTGTTTTTACCTTTGAACTTACTTTTTTCTTAATTTTCTTAGGAGAAGGAATTTTAGCTGAAGTAATATATTTTAATTCAGTTGAATCTTCCCCATCAGTAACAACTTGTTCTAGACCTTCACCAATATCTTCTAGTTTAAAATTACTAATAACAACACTTGAATCTGGATTAGTTTTTCTCACATCTAGATTTGGTTTACATGGACCTCTGTCCTCAGAGTCTAACCATGTCATATGTGTAGTTACATCATCCCAGATGCTTACAACGACAGACATTCCTCTTTTGATGCATTCGGTTAGAGCTTTAAACCCCCCTGTTTTTTCAAACTCATTTTCCTCGTCAAAGCTATCAAATGATGCTTGAATGCTTTCAGATGTAAGTGACCCTGCTGGATGTTCAAGGACAACGCCATTTTGTTTGTAAAACCGCTTTACTTCCTTAATAGGATCTCCAATAAATTGGGTAATAACGGTAAATGGTTTATTTGTATCAACTTTTTTACCTTTACCATAAAAGTCTTTAAATCCTTGTCTATAGCTGTTTGCATCTGCACCGCTTCTATCACAGTTTTCGTTATCTTTGCCAGTGCAGGGATGAAGCGTCCAAGCCATAGCTTGATTATTAGCTTCAACAATGTCAATCTCATTCTCACAGCGTTTTTTCTTGTCAACATTGGCTGAAGCATCAGTGAGATATTTGATGTCTGTTGGACACTGGGCATCACCGTATCCAATACCAAGTCCATCTAGATCTGTATCACCTTTATTCATCTCTACAAGATAAATTGCAGAATTAACGCTACATGGAACATTTGAAACATCAATGTCCAAAGTTAGCTGTTTATTGATGAGATTTGGGAACCAATATCTTTTTGTATTTTTATCAATTAAATATAATCTTGATCCTACATTTGATCCAGTTACAAATTGAAGTGTAATTGAGTTGGCTGGGCGGGAAGATGACTTCCCCCCGCTCCCGCCACCCCCATCAACCCCATATTTCTCTTTATAATCCGATAGAGTAACACCCTCAACAATGCAGTTTTCGTCACAGTCATCATCCCGACATGTCCATTTATTAGACTTGAAACAATTTTTAGATGGATCCTTGATGTCATGAACCCATCTCCAATTAGCATCTAAAACAAGCTCAAATTCTCCTAATCTAGGATGTTCTTCATTAACAGTTTGACCATACACGACAGTAACTAAAGCAAGATATAGAATATTCATTATATATATTATATAAATATTTTTATCTTTAAAATTTGAAATAATATTATTCTGAACATTAATTAGTACTAATAAAAAATATAGATTAATGGAATATCTAGATGAAAATAATCCATGGAGAAACATTCTTCTAAGTATCTCCCTCAACAATATCAAAGTTTTTCATTTTCTTAATAATAATAAAAAACAGTTCTATAGTTGTAACAAAGTTGAGGATAGTCTTAGTGGTCTTAGTGGTCCTAGTGGTCCTAGTAGCCTTGGTGGTCCTAATGGTCCTGGTGATGAAGAAATATATCTACCAGAATATCACAGAATATTTTATGCTTTTGACAAGATAAAAAACAATAATAATATTTATCCTAAAGTCGTTATCATTGGACAAGATTGTTATCATGGTTTTCTTAGAAATATGAAACCTCAAGCTTGTGGGTTAGCCTTTTCTGTAGAAGGTAATGGTAAAGAAATACCATCATCATTATTGAATATTTTTAAGAATATGATAAAGTTTAATCATATCAGTTCTATCCCGGATGGTAATCTTGATTATCTTGCAGAACAAGGTGTTCTATTGTTGAATACATCTTTAACAGTTCAAAAACATAAACCTAATTCACACAGTAATATTTGGAAAGGATTTACTGATGACATTATCAGTTATATATCAGACAATTCTACTAGTACTATTTTTGTTTTATGGGGAAACCATTCACTAATGAAACAAAAATTAATAGATAATAAAAAACATAAATTGATTATATCGTCACATCCATCAGGATTATCTTGTAATAAAAGGTTGAAAGATTATCCTTCATTTGTAGAAAATGATCATTTTGGAAAAATAAATTCTTACTTAAAAGAATCAGATAAAATTATCTTTGATAAAGATATATACTATCATAAAAATGAAAAATCATAATGATAACACCAATCCAGCTAATTCAGCAAAAGAAATAAAATATTTTATTCTAAAAAATTTATTTATTACTCCAGATAATGTTAACGATGATTATATTACTTTTATGAAAGAAAATTCATACAATAAAAATATTCCGTTCGATTCTTATTTATCTAAAATTGAGAAAAATAAACTTTCATTGAAAATTTTGTTCTGTGATGATACAGCAACAAGTTTCCCGTTAAAAATAGTTGAAGAAAGAATTAATAATTTTCTTCCATATTATTATACAAATCATTCTAATAACTTTTTGGGTATCATTATGAATGAAGTCTTGAATGAATGTCGTAAAATAATAACAAATTGCTTTAATTGTACTAAAGATAATAAAATAATCTTTAGCGGAAGTGGAACCACAAGCTGCATATGTCAACTATGCCATATAATTAAACCATTATTAAATTGTAAAGATACTATATTCATCACAACACTTTATGAGCACTATAGTAATTTTTTATCATGGTATCATAAATGTGATAATCTTTATATTTTAAAGGTTAATAAAGACGGCTCTCTAGACAAGAATGATTTCAATAATTACGTTGATTATGCACTAAATAAAAATTTACGTATTATATTTTCTGTTATATCTGCCAGCAATGTAGTTGGTAATATAAATGATCTTGATGATTTCTGTATTGGTGTCCATAAAACAAATGGATATATTTTCATAGATTGTGCTACTTCTATCTCATACATACCAATAGATATGAATAAAACATCAGAAATTTATTATGATGCTATATCATTCAGTCCTCATAAGATAGCTGGAGGACAGAGTGGTCCTGGAGTATTAATTATTAATGATAGAATTTATGATCAAAAAAACAATAAATTCAGTGATTGTAACAAAAATTATGTTTGTTATACAAAAGGTGGCGGTACAGTTGATTTCTTTTCTTCACAAAATTATCCTGTATATAAGGATGATATTGAAAAGAAAGAAAATGGAGGAACAAGTAATATTTTGGGGATAATAAGGATTGCTTTATCTTTACAAATACGACATTATTATATGGATCAAATTACGTTATTGGCGTTTAATATGACAAAAATATTTCAAAGTAAATTATTGTCATTACAAAAAAGATATTCGAATCTAGTCATACTTAATAATATAGATAATTTATACAGAATACCGATATTTGCTATTCAGATAAAAGGATTACACTATAACTTTATTGTCGCATTATTATCTAATTTTTTCGGTATAATATCAAGAGGAGGAATTAATTGTACCACATTACTGCCTGAATATCTGCTAAATTTGGATAGTAAAAAAACAAATATTGCAAAAGAAAAGATATTAAATAATAAATGTTGCGACTATTATGGCTGGGTTAGGATTACAGTATCTCCATTATTTACTGATAAAGATATTGATCATATAATTGAATCAATTAGATTTATTTGCACTAGAGGCAAGTTATATAAAGAACATTTTATTTACAATGCAAAAACTAATTTATTTGATATTAAATAAAAATGAAAATATCAAGTCTCTAAAGCTTAATTTGGAATTTAATGGTATCGTAGTCGTTTGGCTAGAAAAAGCTATTGAGTTGAACTCAATAACACACTATTAAATTACAGTTATAACAGATTGATATTTATCCTAAATTATAGTAATGACATCAAAATCTGTAGGATTTTCTATTAATGATGCTCTAAATTTCTTTCAATCATCAGGAGAGAAAGGTGAATATAAAGGAAAGGGTAAAGGAAAGGGTAAAGGAAAGGGTAAAGGTAAGTATGAAGGTAACTATGAAGGTAACTATGAAGGTAAAGGCGACAGCAAGGGCGACAGCAAGGGCGCCGGCAAGGACGACAGCAAGGGCGCCGGCAAGGGTAAAGGTAAGTATCAGAATCAAAATTGTGAAGAAAAAAGTATCATAATGATCTCACATATCCCTGAGCATGATAAAGATTCAAATCCAAAGACTTTTTTCTTCATGGACAAAAATAATGCGCTAAATTTACCTATATATATTTCTAATGGTAGATCTTGCCCAACTACTGTAATGGCAGAAGATTTTATAATGAAAGAATATAATCTAAAAATAAAGTTATCCATAGATCCTAGATTTATAACTTCAAATAATTCTGATAGAAAAAACGCCCAAATTTTCTTTCATCCATTTAACAACTTTAAGTCTTCAAAACCAGCATACTATATTTATGCTTTCAAACTTGATAATGTAATTAGTAAAGCTTTTTCTGAAAAAACTATTGGTATCAATTTGTATTATTTGTTAAAAGTTATGGAAATAAAGACAAACGACTCTAAAGTTTCTGGTAATTTTTGTCTTGCACAACATCCCAAAGATTATGATCTATGGGAGTTTCCCATGATAGATTCTGAAGGATATTGTGTGTCCGAAACAAATACATACATGACAACTGAAACTAAAAAAGTTCTTCAGACAATGGAGCATCAAGGTATTTCTAAATTTCCCACATTGATAAAAATGTTTGGTATTTCAAAAAGTGAGTCGATTAAAATCAATGAAATGTTTACAGCATTTAAATATAATGACGAACCTAAAAGTGAATCTAAAAGTAATTATAATCAAGATAAATCTGATGAAAATAAAAAGATTCAAGAGTCTAGATCAGCAAGTCTTAATGAAAGTAATTTTCCTCCAGTAATATCTACTTATCAAAAAGATCAATCTGACAAGAAGGTAAATAAGCAACCTATAAAAAAAGTGTTGTCTTATGCTCAAGCCGCTCAAGCCGCTCAAGCTGCTCAAGCTGCTCAAGCTGCACAATCTACATATACAAAAGTTGAAGAGAAAACAGTACTATCTACGAAAGATAATTTTGTTCCAAAATTTAGAATTGCTGAAGAAATGTATGATGGCAGAGCTAAGAGCGGTTATTGTAACAGAGCTAAGAGCGGTTATGATGGCAGAGATATCCCAGAATATTGGGATGAAGAGTATTGTTCTGAGTCCGACGAAGAATATGACGAAGATTATTACCAATAATTATCACCAATGATATGTGATAAGAAATTAATATAAATATTATAGACAACTTAATAATATTTAGCTAAACTAATCAAAATAAATTTTTATTTTATATACTTAATCGATGATAGATTCTGTAATATTTCTGATTAATAAAAAATGAAAAATAAAAGTTATGAATGTTATATTAATAAAAAAGATTACCGTAATATTTTTGTCAAAAAAATATACAACTCCAAAAACGATATAAAATTACTGACTAAAACTGAAAACTATTACATAATGGAATACAATAGTTTTACAGAACTACGAGATAGTATTAATAAATCAAAAGATGAAATTAAAACCGCAAATAATCCATGTGGTTTGATTGCACTTACTATTGAAAATTCTACGCAAGTTTGTTTTTTTGAATATAAGAATGAACTTGTAACTACAAAATTAAATGGTAGTACATATGGTTTTATTTCGTTTGATTTGGAAGATAATACTGCAGAGGATTCTATAGTGCAATATAAGTCACCAACTATTGAAAATTTAACAGAGATCATAAAGACCCATACTGGAATTTCTGGATGTAAAATAGATAAACGTTTTAGAACTCATGAAGATAAATTTAATGCAGTTTCATATTACTCATATAAAAATAAACTATTTTATCTATATCCATTAATTGTAGCTAAAGAAGATCTTGATAAATCTTCTTGTTTATATATCACAGATCAATTATTTAATGTATTCAAAGATTTCCATGATAATGGAAAAACTTATCACAAACATACAATCATAAATGAAGATGAAACATTTTATTATATAAAGTTTCCAAATCAAGAAAATGAATTAAATTTTATAGATAGACATTTTTTCTGTTTCTTGATAGTTGTACAATATATCTATCAGAATAAAATTATCCCAGCTATAAATATTCTATCTTTATTTGAAAAAAAGTATGACGAAAATGATCTTTTTGATAAAGGACCTACATATTATAGGAAAGGTAGGGGTAAAGGTAAGGGAAAACCTAGAACTAAATAAATTGTTTGTATGAAAAATCATATTACAATAATATAAGTATTAATAAATTTTTATTGATAAATTAGATAATTAATATTATATTGATTTATTGTTGACAATAACAAACATATTAAATGAATAAAAAAATGAAAATATTATTCATCTAATGTTAAGTATAAAAATAAATAGCACTCTAGCCGCTCATTTTGAGGGCTAAAACATCCTGCTGAGATCACTCTTGGTGCCACTTTGCTGCTTCTTACAGCCGCGGGGCTTCTTACAGCCGCGGGGCTTCTTACAGCTGCGGGGCTTCTTACAGCTGCGGGGCTTCTTACAGCTGCGGGGCTTCTTACAGCCCCTCTGCCCCAATGGCGACTCCCGCCAAGAGCTTCTCAATCACTGAGAGCCTCGCCAAGATGGAGACACCTAAGCGCCATCTTGACACCAGGAACTTGGGCGAGGTCCACGTCGTCTTGATCTCCGACGTAAGCGACGACGGTGAGCCAGGAACCCTCTTCTTCATGAACGAGAGTCGGTTCTACGAGATCCCCATCTTTACGGACAACGGTGCAAAAGTCACTGTCGAGTCTGTGAACGAGATGGTCAACAGGAGGTACGGCTTGGAGATCACCATCGTCGAAGACCGAAGGTTCAATCCAGCCTGCTCCAAGGGCGGCAAGGGAGCCCAGATCTTCATCTCCTCATCAAACCCCTCCCCCAAGACACCAAACCACCACATCCATTCATTTGTTGTGGTTAGTGGGATGAACACCAAGGCATTTGATGACACGGTCATCAACGTTCCCCTCTACAGGACGATCATTACCATGTCGGTGAAGACGCAGATAGCGGCGGCGGAAAGTGGTTGGGCCCTTGAGCAGCTCGAGGGTCGCCACGATGTCTGGGAGTTGCCCATCGTTGACGACGACAACAACTATGTTCCTGATGCTGGCTACTACATGACCGACAAGACGAAGCGCGTCCTCAAGGGACTCGAGTTCATCGGACTCAGATACATGAAGCCACTCTTGCTTCTCTTCAACTCTTCCTTCGTCGAAGCTGAAGAGAGGAATCAGAGGTTCGCAGAGAGGTCTAATCCCAGCAAGGGTAAGGGCAAGAGCTTCAAGGGCAACGTCAATGCCATGGACAACAGCTCCAAGGGCAAGGGCAAAGGCAAGAGCTTCAAGGGCAAGGGTAACTCCAAGGACAGCGCCAAGGACAGCGCCAAGGGCAGCGCCAATGACAGCGCCAAGGGCAGCGCCAATGACAGCGCCAAGGGCAGCGCCAAGGACAGCGCCAAGGGCAGCGCCAATGACAGTGTCAATGACAGCGCCAATGACAGTGTCAATGACAGCGCCAAGGACAGCGCCAATGACAAGGGCAACGTCAAGGACAATAATGCCAATGACAACGACAATGAAGGAGGCGATTCCAACGTCAGTTCTCCTTTGTCAGAGTTCATGACCAAGAAGTCTGACAAGAGGAAGCAGGCAAGGGCGGCCACCCTCAATACCACCAGTAGTTAGCACAGGACGAAGATTCTGATGCAGCAGGATTAGTTCCTGCTTGATGCCATGATGTGGTCGAGGAGATCATTGAGGTCTTTCACAGAAAACAAATTTTTGTTTTTTATTTAGATTAAAATTAAATTGTAGATTTAATTTAATTTAACCATTCTTATATACTAAAATGGTTAAATTAACAGATGAAATTTGGAGAGCAAATTTTAACGATATACATCGACATTGGAATGTTAGAACAGAACATGCTTATAAGCATAATGATGAAATTCAGAGATATTCTGAACATGATACAATTTCATATAGAAATAATAATAATGGTATTTGTTTGAAAATGCATAAGCATGGTGGAGATATTAAGAGTGCAAAATTAGATACTAAGGGAAAAATGTCTTTTAAATATGGGTATTATGAAGCTGAAGTAGAGTTGGATAAATGTTATACTAAGGGATTATGGCCTGCTATTTGGTTTGTGGGAGATCATGGAGGTCATTGGCCTAACTGTGGTGAGATTGATTTATTGGAGTATGTAGCGTGGAATAAAGATGCTGTTTATGGTACTTTACATGGTCCTGGATATTCTGGAGGTGATGCTTTATCTAGTGGAGGTCATAAACCAAATATTGAACTTACTAAAGGAAAACATATAATTGCAATGTCTTGGGAACCAGGTAGAATTAAGTGGTATCTTAATGGGAAAAAGTTTTATGAAACCTCTAGAGATCATCTTCATAATCATCGTCATGGAGCTCACTGGGTGTTCGATCAAAGCTATTATATGATTATTAATCTGGCTTTAGGGGGTAATTTCGGAGGAGCTTTCCATGATAGTAAAAATTATATCTTTAGTCATTTACCTGAGTATAATGATTTTAAAATTAATTATATTACAGTTTCAAAGACTAGGAGTGGTCATGGTGAAGTTATTCATCACTGATTTATTCAGTGTCTAGCTTTTGTAAAACTAATATTTTGGGTCTTATAAAAAACATAAAATATCCAACTAAAAATGCATAGACTCCGAATAAAATTAATAAATTTAGCAATGAAATATTCTCTTTAGAATATAGTATAATTGGTAAAACTACTAACATAAATAACATAAATACAACTATAACAATTAATACTGAATATGTTCTCTTTGGGTATAACTCTAATGATTGATTGATGTATTTCATAGACTTGACTATCGAACTAGCCATATATTGATGCGGATTAAAATTTTCATTTTTTTCCATATTATATATCTATAACTAGAAAATATATAATTTAATTATTTTTTAAATAATATATTCCTTGTAAAAAACAATCTGCAAGATCATCTTTTTTTTTAGACGTATTATAAAATTGAATCCATTTTTCATCCATTGAATTATCAACAATATATTGATGACAGTATTTTATCGACAATTCTTTAGTCACTTTATACTTATTCCCTCCAACCATTTTCTTATTTTCTTCATCAGAAATTTTTAATTGTTTAATTTTATTTGCAGCATTAATAAACTTTACATCACTAATAAAAGATTTATCATTTAACATTCCATTAATAACAAAATAGCTATACAAACTAACAGACATTGTCTTCATAACCTGATTAAGATTTGATGGTTGGTTTTCAATAACAACTATACATTTATTGTCATTATATTCACCACTAATAAATCTTTGATAGTTATTATTAAGCTCCCTCATCAAACCGACAATATAATCACACGTCGTATTTATAATTTTCTTCGTTCTTATATTTTTAGGTTTATTACATTTATTTTTACAGAGATAAATGTAATTATCATCCTTATCAACATAATAGCATTCTGCAACATTGTTACAAGAACAGTATTTTTTAATAGATAAATCTATATTAATAATACCCCAATCTATAATGTTATCTCTGTCCATTAAGCAGTAAGCTAAATTCTTTATACCCACATCAAAAGATAGAATCATTATAAGAAAATTGAAAATTATATTCTTAAATACTTAGATACAAGATTAATATAAGATATAACTATGTTCGAATACGACAGAGACATTATGAGTTTGGAAATTGGAAATATACCGGATCAAATTAATGTATCTACAATGGGTTGTTCTTGTAAACTAAATAGAACATTTAATCTTGATAATATAAAAACTTCTCTAGAACTATCACATAATGATGTGTTAACGGTTAAAGTAAGTTCAGAAGAATTTAGATCTCTAGTAAAGTTGAAAGTATATAAGAAAAAAATTAGACGCGGGCTTCAAGATGGAGAGAAACCTAATAAACATAGAGATAGAAATACTAAAAATTACTTTTATAATCAGGTCACGTTGATCATAAAAGTAAATGAGGATCCTGATGATCCTAAACGAATAAATGTCAAATTGTTTAAAAACGGCTCGATACAAATGTCAGGGTGTAAATCAATATTTGATGTAAATGCAGTTTTATCTAAAATGATATCTCGTTTTCATGATGATCCAAACTTTTATTACATCAATCATGTAGAAGATGATAAATTAATGATTAATAATTTTAAGATTAATATGATTAATTGTAACTATAAAATAAATATACATATCGATAGGAACAAATTATATAATCTTTTAATCTCGAAGAGAATTAAAACATTATTTGAACCTTGTAGCAGAGCATGTGTAATAGTAAAAAAGATGGTAAAAGATGAAAATGAAAATATTGTAAAGATTAGTATATTTATCTTTGAAAAAGGAAATATCATTATAACAGGTGCTAAATCAAGAGATCAACTTGTAGAATCATATGAATACATTAATACTCTGATTAATGATTATAGTGATAATATTACAAAGATTAATGAAGATGTAATTAGAAAAATAATATTTGATACTTATAACGAACTGATAGAAGAGAAAAAAACAAGATTATCTCTCACTAGGGGGATTAAACTTTAGAATATGATTATTAATATCTAAATTAAAAGGATTCTCACCAAGACTTGTAATAAAATTTTTATTTACACTATAGTCACCAGTAATAGTATTATCGTCACAATTTATTCTGTTAACAGTATTATCACAAATATTATCTTCTCTATCATTGTTTGGAATATAACCTTGGCTGTGAAAAGGTGCTCCAACATAATTGATAATATTTTGTTCCTTTAGCTCTACTTGAGTGTCATAATTTCTTATATTGGTTGATCCATTTTTCAATGTAGTTTTACCAGCAATTGCCGCAACAGATTCTCTTTTCCCATCTGTTGTCATATTATCAGTTGATATTTTTGAGATTGTACCTTTAACATTGGCTTCTGATACACCAAGATAGTCTTCCAATAATGTGTCTTCCTTTTGTGTGTAGCGTAAATCTTCATCTTTACTTCTTATATACTTGTCTCTTGAATCAAGCATAGGTTGTCCATGATAATTTTCATATATAGTCGTTTGCTTTATAGTTGGTTTAGCTTTCAAATTATTTGATTTTACATATCCATGTTTTACATCATTATTAACGTTTCCTATTTGTTCTATTTGTTTGTCTGAAGTAATGTCTCTATTTGTTGTCTGTAGCTTTAAATCTTTGCTTCGCAATCTTTTAGCGTTGTGATCAACACGTGTAACATTACCTACTATACTATGATTAGTCAAATTTCTCATTGTTGGATCAAGCTTTGTATTGGTATTAACATATGTCTCTTTGGATAGCTTTGAAGGGTTCCCACTAATACTATGATTAGTCAAATTTCTCATTGTTGGATCAAGATTTGTATTAGTATTAACATATGTTTCTTTGGATACTTGATTAGGATTTCCACTAATACTATGATTAGTTATATTTCTCATTGTCGGATCAAGCTTTGTATTGGTATTAACATATGTTTCTTTGGATACTTGATTAGGATTTCCAATAATATTATGATTAATTATATTTCTCATTGTTGGATCAAGCTTTGTATTGGTGTTAAGATATGTCTCTTTGGATAGCTTTGAAGGGTTCCCATTAATACTATGATTAGTCAAATTTCGCATTGTCGGATCAAGCTTTGTATTAGTATTCATATATGTCTCTTTCGACAGCTTTGAAGGGTTTCCAATTATATTATGATTAGTCAAATTTCGTATTGTCGGATCAAGCTTTGTATTATTATTCATATATGTTTCCTTATTTACTTGATTAGGGTTACCAGTTATATTATGATTTGTTGTATTCCTAATTGTAGGATCAAGGAGTAGATTATTATTCATATATGTTTCCTTATTTACTCTATTAGGGTTACCAGTTATATTATGATTTGTTGTATTCCTAATTGTAGGATCAAGCAGCAGATTATTATTCATATATGTTTCCTTATTTACTCTATTAGGGTTACCAGTTATATTATGATTTGTTGTATTTCTGATAGTAGGATCAAGCACTAAAGTGTTATTCATATATGTTTCTTTATTTACTCTATTAGGGTTCCCAGTTATATTATGATTAGTTGTATTCCTGATAGTAGGATCAAGATCTGTATTGTTATTAACATAAACTTCAGATGTAAATTTTATCCCATTTGGACCATTTGTATTTTCAGCTGTAGTATCCTTTATAGTTATCTGCGGTTTATTTGACTCATAATCAAAAGAATATTTTGATGAAGAAATATTAATATTCCTACCTTCATTATCAACCGTTCCATTTATAACTCTATTATTGAACGGGACCAATAATTGATAACTGTCAATATTTTGAAGAGTTTTTTTCCTCCCAGATACATTATTAGGTCTATCAACTAAATAAACGTCTTCATTTTTAAGAGGTTCTATAAATGTTTTATTTTTCATATTTGGCCCTTCGCCCATTGTAGCATTAATACCGGGTTTTTTATAGTTAAATTCATGTAAATCTCTAATATTTTTAGACTCTTCAATCTTACCATTTACTTTCATTGCATCAACTGCAGATTTACCTTTCACGGGTTTATCATTAACTATAAATGTAGGTATTTTTTTCTTGGTAAGATCCCCCTTTTTTCCTCTCTTTCCTATACCTAATGCAGGACCAGCTATTCTACTTTTATAAGTTTGTTTTTGATTTGCCTTAGATCTTAAATTGTCAATATTAAGCGGATCTATCTTGTAGACCTGAGAAATACCATCTTGAGAATTATTTTCTAGCCCAGGTTTGACCTTTATATTAGATTCAAATGGTAAATCAGCACTATTATTTTTATTAGAAGGAATTACCCTATTCTTGATCTGACTAGCAAATGAATAACTTCTCATCTTACCATCATTGTCTTTTGTAACTGTATTAGCCAGCAATGCTGGTCCAGCAAAAGATTCTGTTTCTTTTTTATTCTTATATGTACTCTTAAGACTACCAGTAAATAATTCCATATTTCTCTGACTTCTTTCGTTGTTACTTGTATTAGATAAATTTCTAATTTGATTATTTCCTTGGTTATTGTCCCATGGAACATCTCTTTGACTTGTAAAAGGATATAATTTATTCTGGTGAAGTGGTAAATTAATGGTGTCCTCTAATCTATTAGTATATTTAGTTAAGATTGTCTTACCTCTGCTTCTATCTAGTGGGCGTTCCTCTTTATTATCAAATTTTATTTCTCCAAAACCTTTAACTTTTTCAAGATTATTTCTATTTTCTATAATTTGATTCATTTGTTTTGTTTTGATCTCAGGAATATGTCTAGAATTTTTAGAGAAATTACTTCTCATGTCAGTAGTGTCATTAGTGTCATTAGTGTCATTAGTGTCATTATCTAACATAGCTACCATAATAAACTATATTAGATAGTGACAATAAATTAAAAAGTAAAGGAATAAAATTTAATAATTATCCTATTAAATTTATACAGCAACGCAAATAGAACAATTATCTTGTACAAGACCATGGCGACATGCATGGCTTTTGACAGCAAATCTTTGGCAACCATCATAAAAATTAATACGATTATTACTTCTATTTTCATCGTCTGCCCAAAATTCCTGCTTTTTAGGAACAAAACGATCTTTTGCCACAAGTCTAGTGTTAACTATAGCAGTATTATTAAAAATAACATCTTGAGGATCTGAATATAGATATGGAGTATATTTATATTCTGTTGTGTCTAATCCTCTCATTTCTCTTATTGGCTTGATAAATCTAGAATCTTCTGTTATAAATGACGGTAAACATGTAGGTTTATTATAACGCCTACTTGATGGCATTTTACTAACACGAGTATTACCTTTAGTATGTTTATTATGTCTCCATGTTAAATAAGATTCATCTCTGACTAGATCTTCATTTGTCATTTTATAAGGATGTTTTGAGGATGACAGATCACTAGCAGCCCCTCTTGTTGGCAGAGAATAACATTGAGTAATATTTTCACCAAATGAAGGAAATATTCTATAATTATCATTAACTGCTATTCTCTTAACCCTTAAATCGTTAGCATCTTTATCATAAATTAATCTAGTTAAAGCCATTATATATAATACCAACAAAAAATTTAATTATTTCTTAAGATTTAATTTAGAATCAAATGATTCACGATGACAACTGGGTTTCTCTAGTCCAGTCGGTGTTATATAATGGATACCTTCACATACTCTTGAAGGTGTAAATACAGGTGATTTGAAATCTGAGCATGGTGAATACTTTTTCTCTGGACAGTTCGTCAGGGGACGAGTCAATCCATATAATTCACTTTCAGTGTTTGTTCTTGTACCAAAAGCCAGATTATGAGTATAGTCTGCTTTTTTACAAGTTGCAGTTTCGAACTTTCCTTTATAAAGATTATAGTCCAGGTGGGATAAGTTTTCCTTCACCTCTTTTTTATATGCACATCCATCATAGATTAATCTATTAAAGCTCATTGATATATTATTTACTTAGAAATTTCATTTAATAATTTGGAAAATAAAATCTCAATATATTTTGGTCTAATAATTTTATTTATAGTATAGTATTTAAATTTCAAAATATCTATAAGATTTTTTAATGAAACATTTTTATTATTAAAAATAACCATTTTGAATTCATACAATAACAACCATTCTGATGTAATATTATACTGATACTTAATAAACGGAATAAGGTTGTATATGATAACAGATACAATCGAATCAGGGCAATCTATTCTGTTCTCAATAGCATAATTTATTTCTTCAGATAGAATAGAAATATATTCATTTCTCCTCCGCTTACTTATATTAGATATTAAGCAATCAATGGCATTAAGAAATACATCAAATGGTATATTTTTTAAATAAGTTATATATTCATTATTAACTGAATTTTTAACAAAATCTAAATAAACCATAACATGATTTTCTTCTAATCGTTTAGCTTGGTCTAATATAATCTTTTGCGCTATAGCTATATCCATATCATTCCCAACATAATCGTCGGTTATATCTAGATCTCTTAACAACGTTATTTTTTCAGGGAAATCTCTAATATTAATTAAGTAATCTATCATACTTTCGTCCTTTAATTTGTATGCATATTCAAACAATGTTTTCCCACTAAGCGTTTGATCTATCTTACCTCCATTAATGAGAAGATAATAGAGGATTGTTGTATCTCCATAATAAATACATTTATGTAATAAATCACTTTTAATAAAGTTATAAGATTTATTAATTTTACTCATACTACACAAATCTCCAGATATAATCATACCATTAATTTTAGAGTTTATATCATTTGTTAATACATTTAACATTTTAGCATTTCTAGTTAATGAATTATAGAAAATGACATATATAAGTTTTGTAAGTTCAGTTTCATATCTACCTGATGTTAAGATTGTATTATTAATATCACAGATTAATCTGAACCCACTTTCACCACCTTTATATCTGGAAGAAAACTCTATAATTTTATCATTTTTAATATTTATTTCTGCTGTATTTAACGCTGATTCTATTTGATTAGATTTTGCACCTATAATCCCCCTTGGGTTTGCACCTATAATCCCCTTTTGTTTTGTTTTCATAACTGGATCTAATTTTGTTTCCATATAGTTATCATCATTATAAAGTTGGTCAGTATCTGATAACATGATAGCAATACTATATAATAGCTTATGTTTTTCTTATTAAAAATGAAAATAATTATAAAGTAATTACCCAATCATAGGTGATTAATTAATTACCCAATCATAGGTGATTAATTAATTACCCAATCATAGGTGATTAATTAATTACCCAATCATTATAAAAATTTATAATGATAATTTGATCAAAAATATTCTTCAGTCTCGTGAATTATAATATATTGCTGATATTCACCAGATCTATTGTCCAAATGTAAGTCCAATTTATTATATTCTCTATTTGTTAAAATTGTTTTGTAACCTCTTTTTCCATATTTTTCAATTATATTATAAACGTTCATATTGTGGGCCAAATGTAAATTAACCCTTAACAACATTGATAATATACAAGGAAATAGTAAAATAACCTCACTACCTGTGTAGTAAGATCTAACACAGGAAAGATGAAAAACCTCTATATTTTGGATATTACTATTTTTTAAGAAGAATATTTCAAATGGTTTAATATTTTTGACAAAAGGATATAATTTTAATATATTTTCATCCTTGACTATCCTTGTTTTGAATTTATATTTGATTTCAATGCTATTTTCCGAATTACTATCATTGAAAACAAACTCTTCATCCATAACGTTCAAGGCATCATAATATTCTCTCTCATATGTAATCTGTCTATTGAAATATTGTAGCGCTAAATTTATATTATATTGTTTACTAGTTTCATCTTGATCAGTACTATCATTTAAAACTGCTTTAGAATCATAAAATCTCACATTTATGATCCTTTTAATTTTATGTTCAATAAAATTAATTGGTTTACATAACTTTAGATATGAATTAATATTATTATTAATATTATCAATTATATCCAACGCTTTTTGGATAAAAGTATCAGAATTAACATTATTTATCATTATGTCTAAATCACTGTCATGATATAAATTATCTATATCTTCATATGACAATAGAGCATCTGTACATGCAACCATACAACTCCCACAAATTGTAACATTTTCAAAATCAGTATTTTCAAATAAATTACATTCTGAATCCTTTGATATAAAGTAATTTAATCTATTTCTAAATTCATCAAGATTATTAAATGGAGGGTTTATTTTATGGTCATTAGTAGAACAGTTATATATAAATTTTTTAAAGTTATCAAAATTTGTTATTTCTAATAATTTAATTAAATCTGTTAAAGATATATAATTTCTCTTAATATTAAAATTATTGTAGAGATATATTAATTCATTTGATCTTAGGTAATAAGATTCACTTTTGTTTTCATTGAATAGGAAATCATTTTTATTTGAAATATAATAATCCATTAAATATTTATTATTAAAAATAAAACAAAGACCTTCCCTTGGATAGAGCAACAATGCTAATATTATATCTTGAATATTATCTAATGATAGATCATTAACCAATGTGTTAACAATATAATTAAATGAAATATTGTCGAATGGAATAATATTTGTATAATATCTTTTATGATCTATGAATCTATTATTTAAATATTCAGATAACACTATATCACCATTATGAGTATAGTCAATTACAGAATTTTCATATATATTTATTTTTTTCATATTTTCTGAGTCAATATCACTTGAATATTTTAAGTAATAGCTTTTGATAAAGTTTACAAAACCTTTCAATATATAATTTCTATTAATTCTTGAATTTACAATCAAACAATTATAAATTTTATTATTGGATAAAATAAAATATTCATTAACTGTACTAAATATTAATGAGATGTCCATATTATAAAGACAAAAAATCGTACTGTCAAAGTCTGGTATATATACATTTAATTTATTAATGTTTTCCAATCTAGTTACATATGCCAAATTAGTCAATTTACTATTATTGACAACAAATAATTTATCTCTGATAGCCCAGTCTGTATCTAAACTTAATAATATTAAATTTTCATCCAAATATGCTTGCTGTTCTTTTGTAATGTATGTATTATATATAAAGTTTTTATAATTTATAATATTTTTATACGTCATTATTGTAGTTTCATAATAAGTGTCATCTGAATTATAGTTATATTCATAAGGAATATACGGATTTTTAATATATTCAATATAAGCATTAAAATCTAATGGGCCGGCTTGACATTCTCCACAATGATTAGATTCTACTGCAGATTCTTCCATTGTATCACTTGAACACTCTTCAGAATCTGTATCTGAATTATATTGATTAGTATAGTTAGCGTGGTTAACAGTACACATTATCAACAAATAAGATAATAATTAATTATGTCTGTTATTTATACCATTATAATATCATTTTTTTGATTTAAAATATATAATGGATTTATCTCAATTTGAACTAATAGATACAGTAGAAAAGTTTTCAATCTTACCAGCAAAAGGTAGAGTAATTTATATAAATAGATATACAGAAGAAAAGAAAATTGGAGGAATGCTAATAAAAGTGTTCAAAGAAAATGATAGATGGTACTGTTTATTATTAAATAATAAGAAATTTTATAAAGTCTCTTATAATTCAAACCATATATATTATAAAGGAAATACCTATCATATATTCCGACAGTATATTACTGACTTTGTTTCTAATTAATATTATATTAGATTATTATGCAGATATTTAACGTTATAAAAGGGGGGAAATATAAAGGAATCAGTAAGTGGAAAACTTTAGAACATAATGGACCATTATTTCCAGCCATGTATCAAAAACATAATATACCAATTATATATAATAATAAAAATATCATTCTCTCTGAGAGAGCTGAAGAATATGCTACATTATATGCAAGATATATATCAACAGATTATATTAATAATAAAATATTCAATAAAAACTTTTGGGATTGTTTTAAACCAGTATTAGATGAAAACTTGAAAAAAAGTAAATTAGAAGATTTTGATTTTAGATTAATACATGAATATTTGTTGAATCTAAAAAAAGAAAAAAAAAATAATGATGATGATGAAAAATATAAATTCTGTATAATCGACGGGATTAAACAGAAAGTAGGAAATTATAAGATAGAACCACCATCTATATTCATAGGAAGAGGAAGTCATCCCAAATTAGGGAAAATAAAAAAAAGAATCTATCCTCATGATGTCATTATAAACATAGATAAAAAGTCAAAAATTCCTGATATACCTATCGAGTACAAAAAAGTTTCAAATAAATGGCAAGATGTTATCCATGATAATAAAGTAGAATGGTTAGCATCATGGAAAGAAGAGATAACAGATAAACGAAAATATATTTTTACTTCTTTAGAATCTACTTTCAAATCAAATAGTGATAAAGAAAAATTCAATCTTGCCAATAATCTAGGAAAATATATTAGCAAGATTAGAAAACAATATTATAATGATTTTACATCAAATGATATTAAATATAGACAATTATCAACGGCTTTATATTTGATTGATACATTAGCATTAAGAGTTGGAAATAATAAGGATAAAGATAATCAAGCCGATACAGTCGGCGTTTCTACCCTCAGAAGAGAACATATAAAATTTATTGATGATAATAATTATGTTATAAGACTTAAATTTTTGGGAAAAGATTATATCGAATTTAAGAAAGATATAACTGTAGACAAAATTATATACAATAATTTTAAAGATTTTACCAATTCAAATGACAATGATTTACTATTTGATCAAATTAATTCTATTCAATTAAATAATTATCTGAATGACTTTATGAAGGGTTTGACTTCAAAGGTATGGAGAACGTACAATGCAACCCATTATTTTATGAAAGAAATGGAAAAAGTTAAAAATAACGATATAGATAATTTGACAGAATCAGAAAAATCAAATTATATTCTTTACAAGTTTAAACAAGCTAATGCTGGTGTTGCTATATTGTGCAACCATAAAAAATCAACCAATAATAAAAAAAATACTAAGCTAATAAAAATTAATGATCAACTCGTCAAACTTAAAAAAGATAAAAATAAAAATAAGAGTAAAATAAAAATACTTGAAGAAAAAAAGAAATTGGAATCTAAAAGTTCAGATATATCATTATCTACATCAAAAAATAACTATATAGATCCGCGAGTTATTTTTCATTTTATAGAAAAGTTCAACGTATCTGCAGAGAAAGTATTAGGAAAATCTCTATTAAAAAGATTTGAATGGTGTATCAAAGATGTATAAATTACCTTATTATGCAGTTTAACTATCCCAAATATTTGATCATCTCACCACCAAGTCAAATAGGAATCTAATTAATATTACATAATTAAAAAATGAAAAGATAATAATCTAAAAATTAAAGAATACATAACTAATATAGTTAATGGATTCAGTTGAAAATGAAGAAATTTATAATCCTTATAAAAGAAATATAATTCAAGAGGGAAAAATAACACTAGATCCCAAATATATAAATAAGAATATTGATTATAACATCCTTATGAAAGCCAGAGAAGAATTAGAGAAAAAATGTAATACTATGGGTTTCGTTAATAAAATCACAGCTATTTCAAAAAAATCAGATGGATATTTAATCCCTGAAAACTTAAATGCAAGTCCAAGATTTATCATTGAATATGTATGTAATATTTTTATTATTAAAAAAGACGTCACAATAATCAGCCAAATTGTCAAGATAGTTCCAGATTATATCGTCTGTAAGCATGGATATATTGGCACATTAATTAGATATTCCAATGAAGAAAATTTTGTTTTGAAAAACAGTTCTTTATTTTTTAAAAACAATAATAAAGTTATAAATGTTGGTGATTTTGTAAAAGTTAATATTTTTAATGAGATTGTAGTGTTAAATAACACTTATATACAGACATTGGGAAATATAACTAGTATACCTTCTGATAAAGAAGTTAAAACATATTTTGATTTTGAAAATTAATCATTTTTAGAAATATTTCTAAAAATTGAAGACATAAATCTATAAATATATAACTGTATTATTTGTATTATATAATGAATATTCAGTTTAACAACCAAGAGGTTTGTGAAATCATTCTACATAATATATGTAAAATGATTTATAGGAGAGGATTAATAGAATCATACGAAAAATCATATGAAGATTTAAAACAAATTAGTTTCAAAAACAGAATATATTCAATATTATTAACTGATAATACTGAAATAAAAATAATTATGTATAATACATTACATACAAATATAAATTCAACCATTGAGTCAGTTTTAAACAACAATGAAATCAAAAAGATTGTCATCCTGAATGACACTACAAAAAAAAACATTAAACAGATTGTTAAGGATCCTAAGAATACAGAAGTATTTTTAGAGTATGAAATGATGGAAGATATTATTGAGAATAATTTTGTACCAGAACACAAAATTATTACTAAAGATGAAAAAGAAGAAATCCTTAGAAAATTTAATGATAGAGAATTCCCCAAAATATTTAGGTCTGATATGATGTGTAGATATTATGATGGTAAGGTTGGAGATATATTTAAAATAACAAGATCGAGTTTATTTGCTGGATATAGTATTGGATATAGGAGGGTGGTAAAGAGCCCGTTGATGTACAAGTCATTGTTGGAATGAGTTAGGGTACAAGTCATTGTTGGAATGAGTTAGGGTACAAGTCATTGTTGGAATGAGTTAGGGTACAAGTCATTGTTGGAATGAGTTAGGGTACAAGTCATTGTTGGAATGAATAAAAATGAATTTTCTATTTTATATAAAGAATAATGATTGAACTATATCAGTATGACCATTGATTCAATCATCAAGATATATGAATATAAGGAAACAAAAAAAGCAGAGATAATAAATATTATTAATGTTAAAACTAGTGATTTAGTTACATGTTCTGTCAATGAAATTAAATCATTAATAAAGTTAGGATATAATGCAGATTCATTTAACAATTGTATTTTAGAAAGCCAGAAACCAGATTATAATAAATTTATTAATATTATAGATGATTATAATTTAGTAACCGATACAAATAAAATTATCAATCATATACCTGAATATGATAATTTATTAAATAAATCAAAAGATTTTTATATTATATGGGAAATATTATTCTTGTCAAAAGTATCTTTTACAAACGTTTATATCAATAATAAAAATAATAAAGATATTATTGAATCTATATCATTATTTAATAAAATTTTGAAGGATAAAAATACAGAATTTCATTACAAAAATAAAGACAATAAAATTAATTTATATGATCTTTATTTTTTCGAATATAACAAAAATACATTACTGAATAATGAAATTATACATCTTTTGAATATAATAAAATATATTTTAACCACATATAAAGAAAATAGTGATCTTATATTAGAAATTAATGATACCACTACAATGCCAAATGTAAAATTATTATATATTCTTTCTAATTTTTATAAAAATATTTGTTGTCATAAACCTCTATACAGTAATATGTTTTTTTCATCTAAATATTTCATATTTAAAGGTCTAGATACAAAAAAATATATAACATATGAAAAATTGATTGATACCATTATTGATATAGTTAAAAAATCTAAAAATAATATTATTGATATTTTACCGTCATTAACTAGTGAAGAATCTTTTATATCTTTTTTCAACTATATAAAAGATATAAACTTAATCCTAGGAAATCATCAATATATTTATAACAATAAAATGAATAATTATGTCATAAATATCAAAAATGAATTTGGGAAAGAATATCATACTCAAATAGAGAAACATATTACAAACAAAAATATTTGGATTACTAATTTCTTTGTTAAAGAATGAGGATTACTAATTTCTTTGTTAAAGAATGAAAATACATTTATTTTTTAAGGTATTTAGCAGATAAAAATTTACCTAAATCAACTTCAGCATCATTCTCAGATACATTATTTAATTTAATTCTTTCTAAAGTATCAATCATTTTATATAATACATCTATATCTTGATCGTCATTTTCATTCATCTTACAAATTTTCTTAATTACAAATGGATATTCTTCATATAAATCTTTATATTGTTCAGATATATTCATCTCAACATCTAGATCAGATAAGTTTTTATTCTTTCGAAGTCCATTTACATCCTTTTGTATCTGAATAAACTTTTCTCTTATTACTTTACATTCCTCGCTTTCTATATATTCATCGTATGTATCATTTTCTACAATCTCTGTTCTTGTATTTTCATCTTTTTTCATAATGCTATTAATATTAATATCATTATGTTTTTATTTTGTTATTCATTTTAATATTAGTTTTATCTATATTAGCAGCTTGACCTGCATATTTATTGTACTTATGTATAACAATTGCACCAATTAATGCGCCAAATATTCCTCCCATTATTGATCTAACCAAACCATATAAGAAATTATCTGTATCAGTTTTTTTTTTATGTTTAGAATTATTTAACATTATTTCTAATAACTTTTTTTCTGTCAATATAGGCTTTCCTAACTCCATATTTACTATATTATGTAATTTTAATGTCCAAAGAAAAAAACTAGATGAAGATTTTAAATCCTCATCTGTCAATGGATGTATTTTAAGATTTCTTTTATAATTATTTCTACATTTATTACATGGAATTATGTACTGTAAATTAACAATAAATTCTCTGTGCTTATATTTTACAAGATTATCATTTGTATCATCTGGATAATTTAACGCCACAGAATGTATAACTGTCCATAATGCAGGTCCCCATATTTTCTTATCTAATCCCATTAATACCTATAATAATAAAGATATTATAATTTATGTAATATATTGATAAATTACTGCGATTATATCATTTTTCTTTTGTTTTTTTTTATAAAATTCATCATTATCATATTTTAATAATTTACATAATTCGAGTAAACTTGAAACCTTGAGAGAATTGATTGATGAATTTGACATTTTTTCTTTATTTATAATTTTGTTATAAATTTTGTTCACATTGTTATAGCAACCAGGGGCAGCAGGGGTACAGCAACCAGGGGCAGCAGGGGTACAGCAACCAGGGGCAGCAGGGGTACAGCAACCAGGGGCAGCAGAAGTACAGCAACCAGGGGCAGCAGGGGTACAGCAACCAGGGGCAGCAGGGGTACAGCAACCAGGGGCAGCAGAAGTACAGCAACCAAGGGCAGCAGAAGTACAGCAACTGTTATTAGATACTGTATTATCTTTAATATTTTCATCTTGATTAACTAGATTATTATTATATTTTCTATTTTGATTATTATATTCAATATTATCGTTTTTATTACTATAATTAACATCATTAAAATCAATATTTATTATCGTGTTAATTTTGTCTAATATATCAAAATTTGATTTTTCAATATTAGATGGTCTTGATACATACTCATCAAACATATTAATAATATTATTAGCAAATATAGTAACAGAATAATTATATATCATTGGATAATATACACCATTAATAAATTTGATAATGATACTATGATCATATTTATAAGTAAAATTTATTGGTTTATTATTTTCATTTACAATAACAATATTAACTCTAATCAAATCAGAAATAAAAGATATATTATTAGTGTCAATAATTTCTTTAAAATTATCATATTTGAATTCATTATCTTTTTGCTGATATACATAAAAAAGATATTTTAGTAGTATCTTTTTTATAGATGAAATGTTATCATGATAATTAAATATCCTATGATTTTTATCTAACAGAAATATTAAACAAGATAAAATAGAATTATCCGCTAAAAAGTGTTCTAGTATAATGTCATCAAGTTTAGATAAATTATTATTACTATGATAACTGCCATTAGCTTTGTACTTATTATCGCCATTAGCTTTGTACTTATTATCGCCATTAGCTTTGTACTTATTATCGCCATTAGCTTTGTCCTGATAACCGCCATTAGCTTTGTCCTGATAACCGCCATTAGCTTTGTCCTGATAACCGCCATTAGCTTTGTCCTGATAACCGCCATTAGCTTTGTTTGTATTATCCTTGAATGAACTCAATATCTTCATCGTAATATTATTATCTTCTAAATTCATGATATGTAGATTATTATAAATCATTATCTATTCTTTAATTTTATCATTTTTTATAAAAATTGATAAATGAATTGATTAATAATTATATAACTCAAATATCTATATAATGACTGATAATCATCGTGATACTTCTTTAGATGACAATTTAGATTATTTAAATTTGAACAAGAATGATAGCAAAATTATAAATCCATATTATTTTTATCCAAATCAAAATATTTATCGTACAAATGACAACATCCTTGTAATAACATTCAATAATATTAGAAATTATAAAGATTTCATATATAACACATACATCTCATTAGAAGAATTAAATTATTTAACCAATAATTTAATTCTATTAACATTTGAACAAAACAGTTATATAAGAAATAAAATACAACTGATTAACAACAACTTAATTTCCTACATTAGATACAATGAAAAAATAAAATTAATTAATAAATTAAATATTGAAATCTTAGATTATCCTAATAATATTCTCTGTCTATACAACATGGATATTTCACTGTTATACAATTCGTCTAATATAACGTTTAATCTATCTATTGAACGAATTTATGATTGTTTTTATGTAAATTCAAAAATAGATAAAAGTTTTTTAATAACTAAATTTCTGAAAATAATAAAAAATAATTTTCAGAAAAGTAATCGTAGAATAAATGATGAAGGTTTTAAAAAAATTGATTTGCAAAAGATAAAAAACAGATTAATAAATCACAGCATTCTTAATCCAGGAGAAATGTATAATGGATATTTTTTTTCAATGATAAATTATTTTGAAGATAATAATGCACCGAAAGATTATCACAATACCATCATCTATATCTTGAACAAAATAATAGACATTTTATCTGTAAAACAAATAAAAACATTAATATCAAATTTATTAATCGATCCATCACAAGGATTATCTATAATATTAAGAAATGAAATTTTGTTAAACCATTATGTATCAAATAAAGATAACTTTATAAATAATGACCATGATAATACAGATCTAAATTTTTACCATGATCATTCAATAAGATCAAATGAATTAATTTATATATATAACAAAACTAAACATAGTAAAAAATCAATAAATTTATTATCTGTTTTAGAGTTAATATCAATGACTAATCTTGATTCATTTAGTTCTATTTCAGATACAAACATAGTATATCCTAATAAAAATATATTTAACGATATAAATGCTTTCAAAGAAAAATTAAATCATTTCATATCTAAAAATAAAGAATTTAATTTGTTAAACAACATTTTATTTGATAATGTCACAATCTGCGGTAGCTGTATGCCAGCATGTATAGATTCATCCTTGTCATATGAAGATATAGATAATTTATATTCTGATAGTGATCTGGATATCATGATAAACTCCACCGACAACATTAATTTCATTACAAAAGCATTAGAAATTATAAAAATAATAAATAATAATATTAATTGTTATCTAAATTCGCAAAATAATATCAATTTCATTGAATATGAGGTGAAAAGATCAATCAATATTTATTTTACGTCAGATATAGCAGATAATAAAAATATTGATAAACAATTAATATTAAATATTTTTAAAGAAGAAATAGAAGATAATAAAAAAATAGATATTCATTTATCAAATATTTATGACGAATATCAAACTTTCAAAACTGATACAGTAAATAAAGTTGATATAAAATATAAATTTAATATTAAAATGACGCAAAATAAAGACATTCTAAAATTATACCCTTTTGTGATTAATATAAAAAATATAGATATATTCTCTTTTACGTCATTGACTAATTCAGTGGCGAAAGAGATAACAATTAATACAACAACTAGTTTACATAATGATTTGAAAGATTTAATAGATAAACAGATAAATGATTTTCATCTTTCCTGTGTTAGATCCTACTATACTGGAAGTGATGTTTTTCTATTACCATCCTGTATAATTACTATGATGATTAAAACAAATATAGATATATCTTACAAAATTAAGAAAAATATATATGATGTTATTATAAAATATGGAATAAGAGGTTATGATACTATCCTCAACAAAAATGAATATTGTGAATGCTTAAATATTGTTGATAAAGATAAAATCCATGATTTTTTCAATTATATAACTTTAGTATAAAAATGAAAAAAAAAGATATTAAGATTATAACATTATTTATAATATTATAATCCTGATGAAGACTCTAGCAGATATTATTAATGATAATACTATTCTTAGTGAAATAAAAGTTGCATATGAAAACTATAGCAAAGATCTTTCTGAAAATAATAACGTTCCATCATTACTGGACAACATATATAATGATAAGGTGGAAGAACTGGTGAAAGCATTACTGACTAATTATGGACTTTTATCAATGATTACAAGTAAGAAAATGAATATTTCAACACTTCCATATTTATCAATTGATATTTTATTCCCATTAAAATATCAAAAGATTTTACAGACAAAAGAAAATAATAAATTATTGGTCAAAGGTAGCGATGCATTCAAGTGCGAACGCTGCGGTAAATCAAATAGTCAGGTAACACAGAAACAGACTAGAGCTGCTGATGAAGCTCCGACAACATTTGTAACTTGTAATGAGTGCGGTCATGGATTTAAGTTTGGATAAATTAATTAATATAATTATATTTTAGATATTAGACTTTTTAAATCTAAGCTACTTTCACCTCAATATCTAAATCTTTATATTTATCTTGAAAATACTTAATATGATCTCCTTGGAAACATATATTAGCACCATTGTTTTCTTTATATCCACAAGTCCCAATTTTCTTTTTTATAATTTTTAAATTATCATCATCTATATGAATACCAGTTAAAATCGTCCTTTTTCTTCTACCTTTGACTTCTAAAAATAACGTAGCCTTATCATTTGAAATCATTAATTTATGTATCTAAGTTATCAAAACAAATAATCTTTATATTTATATAAAATGGAGGTAAATGAAAACAATTCTGAAAATAATTCTAGTGATGATGAGTTCATTTCAGAAGAATTATTTAACAAATTAAAAATAAAATGTAATCAAGATATTTATGGCAAAAAAGAAATAAATTATCTTGCACAAAAAGAAATAATAGATAATAAAAAAAATAAAAATAATATTTACGTATCTAAAAAAAGAAAACGACATAATATCTCTGTAACTAGTGCTAATCCTGCTAATGTAGCCGCTAAATCAAAGGATATTATTAAACGACAGTTTAATCCTAAATTACCAATTCCATATTTGTTTTAAATAGTAATAATATTTTTACTTTCAATTATAATGACATTATTTTCTTTTTTATAATCAATAAAAATGACATCATGAGGATATATATTCTGAATACTATAATTATAAGTATTAAGATAAAAATATACGTTTTTATCTTTTTGCTTTGTATAATCAGAATATTTATAATAAATAATATTTTCTGGATATATTAGTATAAAAGAGTATATAATTTTGTAATGATTGTCATATATAACTTTATTAATAATCTTATCTACAATATATCTTTTTGATTCAATAATTATCTTATTTATAAAATAATTATTTTGATGTTTATTAATGTATCGATTAATGTTTGAATTATTTTTTATATTATTTAATTTATTGTATATGTCAGGTAAAGTTTTTATAAATCTTATAATTTTTGAATAATTTACTTCAACTTTATATTTCTTATATTCATTACATAACTGTAATATACTATCTTTATTTTTTTCTAATTCATATTCTAATAAATCTTGTCCATATTTTTTCTTCTTAATATTACAATCAAGATCTCCCAGTAATATACCCGAGATTAATACTCTAACCCTGTTAACCACATTTATTGTTACATTAAAAAGATTACCAATTTTTTTATTATAATCGGCCTTGGCTTTGTCCTGGTAATCGCCCTTGGCTTTGTCCCCATAATCTCCCTTAGCTTTGTCCCCATAATCGCCCTTGGCTTTGTTATCACATTCATCTTTAATCTTCTCACTATAAATACTCTTAGCTTTGTCAACCACCACAATTTTTTCCTTTAAAAAGAAAATAATATCAATAATATTTCTTTCACATTTTAAACTTAAACTATGTATTAATATCAAGTCATATTCTAAATTTGAAACCCCGACTAAATTAAATAAATTTATTTTCCTTAGTATCTTTAGTATTCCAAATAATTCTGTTTTTTTAATTTTTAATATATCGACTTTATTTGTAAACTTATAATCTGATAATAGACCTAATGAATAATATTTATAAATCATAAATTTATAATTTTCAATATCTATTAAATTATTATCATTGATAATTTCACCATATATATTTCTTTTAATTTTATCTTCAAAATAATGGACGAGATAAAACTTCCCCTCAATATCAATAATATTATCTAGTGGTATTCCTGAACTATACCAATTTGTAGATACTTTGACTTCAAAACTTACATATATATTATCTACATTATCAAAGTTTATTTTAACAGTATCTTTATTGTCCTTCATCAATTCATATACAATGTCGGATGGATCTGATTGAGATATACCATAAAATGGTTTGTTATTTTTTCTAGCTTCTTTGGCGTACATATAATAAATTTCTCCGTCTGCTATTCTCCCTACCCTACCTTTTCTCTGGATCCTACTTGATTCTGAAATTTCTTCAATAACTAGATTACTGTGAAGTACTAGATGATCAAATATAGATGATTTCCTATATCCTGTATCGACAACATAATATAGATTCTGAATAGTTATTGATGCCTCTGCTATGTCAGTAGCAACTAATATAACTCTGTCATATACATTATTCCCCTGAGATATTTTACTATTAAATTCATTATCATTTTTAAGAGTAAAAATTTTAGTAATATCTTTTCTATCAATTCTAATTTTATAAAGATTATCCTTGATATTTTTTATAATGTCCTTTGCAGCAGAAGATAGAACAGAATAATATGGGAGAATAATAATATTTTTTGGCATATTACTGTCATTATTTAATATTGTAACAATATTTAAAGCTTCATTTTCTCCAATGGAAAAGAATAATAAATGTCCTTCAACTAAACTATTTTTAGATAATTCAATTGTTTTTTCTATTCCTTTTTTTTCAGCAAATTTATACTTTTCTAAATTGGAGGGGTTTATGCCGCCATTTATGCCGCCATTTATGCCGCCATTTATGCCGCCATTTATGCCGCCATTTATGCCGCCATTTATGCCGCCATTCTCATCTTGTAAATAATGTTCTGTAATTTTATATTGTGTCCCTTTACCCGGAGCAGATATATGAAAACGTCTATCTATCATTGAAGAATTATCAATAGAATATAAATATTCACATTCTTTCAAGTTATAATCATCATCCAAGACTTTACCCCAACTATATTTTATAAAATCATTATGAGGTATATATTTTATTGATTTATCATTAATAATCTTATAAAACCATCTATATCTTGGTTCATCATCCTTCATAGTTGCAGACACAACAGCTAACTTTATATTGTTGTTATAAATACAGCTAGATTTTACATATGTTAAAATAAGATCCATATTTTTATTATGTTCGTGAGTTTCATCGATGAAAAGAACGTCAAATTTATTTTTATTTAAACTAGTAATACTACTAGAATAAACTGTAATATTGTTAGTTAATTCTTGCAGTATTGTACCATCAGTAGCAATAGTAATATTTTTATGATATATTGTGGGATTATAGTACGAACTTTCCTTTGTTCTATACTGAACATAATATTTATTATTAATATCATTAATATTACTATCATTAATAACATACCCTAATTCTAACGAGATTCTTTTGCAGTTATCTTGTGTTGGTGATACTCTCGGTGCAGAACATAGGACTTTACCAAATGCGTTATAATTGATAGCCAATAACGCATATAGATATAACTTTGGCATTTGAGTAGATTTACCTTGACCAGTAGCACCTGTAATATACATAACTCTGTTGAATATAAAATGTCTATAAAAATTAATCTGACATAACCAGTTTAATGAATAAAAATTCATCCAAGAACAATTTTCTGATATAGTGTCAATATTATTATATTTATAATACGTTAAATAATAATAGCAGTCTTTCCATTTATTCTTATTTTCTTTAAAATATTCTCGTATTTTCATTATCTTTATTTTTTGAGTCTCACTAGCATCAGATGTAATGTTGGGATTAAGAACAAAATTTGATAGTAACCCTCTGCGGATCATATCTTCCAGTATGTATGATGTCATCGTACCAATAAATCCCCCGACTTTATTTAACAGCTCTTTTTTCTTTTGATATTTTGTATAATCAATATTTCTCCCTTTTTGCTCTATCTTATCATACACTTTATAAATATTCAACCAATCATCGTAATCATGATGATGTATATTTATCTTAGTGAAGAATAAATATTTTTGTTTGTATGATAGGTCTATATAATTTATAGGAAAATCTTCCCATTCCTTCAATGACGTATGACATAATGATTTACTAATATTATAAATATATTTCAGATTAATATTATAATGATAACTTGTATTCCTGGAAAATATAATTTTATCATTCTTTTCCTGGAAGAAATATTTACCATAAAATGAATAATAAAATAAATATAATCGTTTGTGTATGTAAGCCCACATAATGTCAATAAAATTATTCTTAATATAATTCAATAATTTTATAAGATCGTCATCAGTTATACTATTCTTTATATTTTCATTGTCCTTTGTATAATCAAAATATTTATCCTCTTCTATAGTATTAAAATCTTCATTTTCATTTTCGTTTTTAGTTTTCAGATTCTTTTTATGATTCATTTGAAATTTATAAGAATCATTACAGTTATAAATTTTTTCATTATTATTTGTCAATTTAATCAATAAATCTTTCACTGTATCTATAACGCTTATATTTCCAGATCTAATTTTATTTTCTATATTAGAAAATTTAGATGAAAAAATAATTTTTGTATTATTATCATTGCAATTATATTCATTACAACTATCTAAAATATATGTAATGTCAAATAATTCATCTATAATATCAACTTGATATAAATCTATAATTTGACCTGATTCAATAGAATTAGTAGCATCCACAGCGTACAACAACCATTTAATATCTTTAATTTCCTCATACATTCTTACCCTAACTGTGTTATATATATCACCAAGCCATAGTCCATTATATTCATAAAAATTTGTTAGCAAATGATGTAGATTCTTTATACTTGAATAATAAAAATAATTTGTTTCATCTATAAATTCTCTATCTAATTCATCTATACTTTTAATTGGAACGATATTAACCCAATTTATATAATATTTATGGTTCATCACACATGATGTATACAATAATGTGTCGAAATTATTTTTCATTATCTTGTAAATTATATCAGATGTATATGGTTCTTTAATATCTAAATACCTATTAGAGTATTTAAAATATTCTGAACTAATAATTTCATTATCATTATTTTTAAATTTATCTAAATCTTCTGACCTAGTTATAACCAACTCTGATAAACTTTCTATTACATTTAATACAAAATGATTAACATTATATTCTTCATCAAAATATGGAAGTAATTGCAATATTATTGATTTTATATTCGAATTATTATCTTCTTTCCATTTGTTATAATAATTTCCATGTTCTAAAGAAGATTTGAACGAATATTTATTTGATATATTTTCTATACTTAATATTGTAAGCTTTGTAATAAAAATTCTGTCTTTATTATTAATTCTTGGAATATAATTATTTATAACATTAATTATATAATCTTCAAACCATTTTGTAACAAATTTCCTCGAAACACTCCAGAGATATTCAATACCAGAATTTTTCTTATGTATATCATATATTCCATTTATATATGTATTAATCTGTAAAGAATTAACAGGAGAACTTGGTGGAGTATCAAAAAAAGAAGATGGAACTTCACTAATTGGAGAGTCTTCTGGCGGCCCATTTAAGCTAAAATCATCACTATCATCACTCATAAATAAATATATAGTATAGCATACAAACCGAAAAAATGAATAATTAAATAAATAATAAAGATATAATCAGATAATATTATAAACCAATAAATATGTTCTACATGACATGCCCCAGTTGTGGAAAATTTCTCGGAATTTTCATCGAAGAATTAGATAAATTAGAACAAACAGTTAAAAATAACAGAGATATCACAGAAGAAAAAAAGAGCGAAGAAATTTCAAAATATATAAAATCCATTCATCTAAGAATGTGCTGTAATATGAGACTCTTTTCAAGAAAAGATTTTATCGAAGTAATTACTAAAAATTGATATTTATTCTTTCTAATTACTGTCATAATAAGTAATATAATTATCATGGAATATTGTAATGATGTTAAAGATTATCTTGATGGTAATAAAGAAATTTCAAATGAAATAATAGATAAAACAATTGAAGATCTTTATAATTATTATTATATAGATAAAACATTATTGAAAAAAATACTTGTACCTAGAAGAAAAAAAGAAAATAATGATGAAAATACTAATGATAATATGGATATTAATATAGAAAAAGTTGTTAATGATGTAGAAAATGTTGATGTGGGTAAAGATAATGGGGATTACCGGGGCAAAGCCAAGGACGATAATGATAACAAAGTCAAGGACGATAATGATAACAAAGTCAAGGACGATAATGATAACAAAGTCAAGGACGATAATGATAACAAAGTCAAGGACGATAATGATAACAAAGTCAAGGACGATAATGATAACAAAGTAAATGATATTCATAATAATCCAGAAAATAAAGTTAAATCAAAAGCTAAAACTAAAGCGAAAGCTAAAGCAAAAAATATAAAAGAAAATAAATTTAACGATCTAGAAATTGACAATACAGTTAATATTATTAATCTGACCGAGAAACAACAGAAAGTATTTGATTTGTTTGTTAACAAAAAAAATATATTCATTACTGGACCAGCTGGATCCGGTAAATCTGCAGTTATTCATAAAATAGTAAAATATGCCAGAGAAAATGACATCAAACTAGCAACCACATCTACAACAGGAAGTTCTGCATTATTAATAAATGGAAAAACTATTCATTCATTTCTAGGCTTCAACCACCATGATTATGACAAAACCGCGAAAGCATTATTTTATAAAAATAGGTTTTATCTATCAAATCTTGTTAAAAATATTAGATCTATAGATGCAATCATCATAGATGAGGTTTCAATGCTTGATGATGTTATGTTTGAAAAGATTTCCAATTACTTAATTTATTGTAGAAATAATTATGAAGAATTTTTTGGCGGAATCCAAATGATCTTTTCCGGAGACTTCTGTCAGTTAGCCCCAGTAAATGGCGAATATTGTTTCAAATCTTCTATATGGAATAGTATGGACATTGAAACTGTATTTCTTGATACTATGATTAGACAAGACAATTCTTTAGAGTTCCAAGAAATCTTAAGAAATGTAAGATATGGAAACTGTACAAGAGAAATTTATAATAAATTATCATCTGTAAAGACAGATAAAGCTATATCTACCAGTTTATTCCCAATAAATAGACTAGTAGATGAAGTTAACAAAAAAGAATTTGATAAATTATTATCTGAAAATAATCCTATCTATAAATTTGAGCTTATCATTCCACCAATGTTAGCTGCAAGGAAGAAAAAAACAGAGAATTGGATCAGATCCCTTAATTTTACAACTTGTGTTGAACTATGTATTGGAGCACAAGTAATTGTAACTGTTAATATCAGTTCAAAGAACACCAAGGGTGAAGCTGCCATATGCAACGGTACAACTGGAAAAATAATAAAATTTAATGATAAAAGTGTAGAAATACAAGATATACGTTCTCCAGAAATAATTCATGTAATAAAATATCACCAAGTATCTAATGCAGATGATAATTTAATGATGTTCTATTATATGCCCCTTAAATTAGCATATGCATTATCCATTCACAAATCTCAAGGAATGACATTGTCAAATATAGAAATAGATATTGGAAATAGTATATTTGCAGATGGTCAAGCTTATACAGCTCTATCAAGAGTAAAAGATTTAGATAGTATTACAATCAAAAATGTCAGTCCTAATAGCTTTAAAGTCAATAAAGACGTATATGATTTTTATAAAAAAATAGATCCAATATTAAGTGATAAATAATTTACTAATTTAGAAAATAAACTTTTATTTTCTTCCATTATTGTAATCTTCTTAAGGGGACCTTGTCCCCCGGGGGACTCTGTCCCCCCCTATTTGTTCTCCTCAATAAACAAATATTTGTTCTCCTCAATAAACAAATATTTGTTCTCCTCAATAAACAAATATTTGTTCTCCTCAATAAACAAATATTTGTTCTCCTCAACAAACTTAGGGGATCAAGATCCCTCGGGGGACAGAGTCCCCCTATTTTGTTCAAACTATCATTCTTACATTTGCTGAGATCAATAAACTTAGGGGATCAAGATCCCCCGGGGACAGAGTCCTCCTATTTTGTTCAGATTATCATTCTCAGAGATCTTGATCCCCGGGGACAGAGTCCCCCTATTTGCTGAGATCAATAAACTTAGGGGATCAAGATCCCCCGGGACAGAGTCCCCCTATTTTGTTCAGAATATCATACTTATATTTGTTCAAATTATCATTTCTATATTTGCTGAGATCATCATACTCAGGGATCTTGATCCCCGGGGGACAGAGTCCCCCTATTTGCTGAGATCAATAAACTTGTTTGCTGAGATCAATAAACTTGTTTGCTGAGATCAATAAACTTAGGGGATCAAGATTCCCTCTATTGTTCGGATAATCACTTATTTTTTTTGTTCTTCAGCAAACTTACAGTTCCCAGGAATCTTCCATTATTGTCATTAGCAGATAAAGTTATGTTTGTATAATTATTCTTTATTGTTATCCATTGGATATATTTACTTCTTTAGATTCTGCTAAAGTATTAATATATTCATTCAGTTTATCTATAGTACTATCTGATATTTTATTAATATCAATAAATATTCCATTTGAATTTGAAGAAAAATTGTCATTAATTTCTAAATTAATGATATTGAATATGTCGACAAGCGCATCTGTATTATCTATTGTGGAAATGTTTTCTGATAGTTTTTTTCTATATTCACAGTTATATTTTCTCATTATATATTCTATACTGTATAAATTATATAATTGATTGAACGAAAGCTGTTATATGATGATCGACACATAATTATTAGTTTAGGATATAATTTATCAATTTGTAAAATATAATATATGGAAGATTATATTAAAGATTATCATTATCCAGATACGACAGATCCAGATCTTCAAAAAAAGATTTATTCTAAAGTAGAGTTCTATTATTATAAAGCTGAACAGAGAGATAAGCTGGAAAATAAAACTGATGTTGTAAATTATCGTAATAAAAATTGTAATCTGCAAAATAAGGATCCCAAGTCTCATCAGTTGCTGATAACGAAATTTATTTCTCCGCAGACATTGTACAAAAATATGTTGTTGATGTATGGTGTTGGATCTGGGAAAACGATGGCCGCCATATTAATAGCTGAACAGTTTAAAGAACAGGTTTTAAAATATAATTCAAGGATACATATTGTTGTCCCTGGACCTAATACAAGACAGAATTTTATTGATCAGATAATAGAGGTTACAAAAAATACATATGTAAATGAAAAAAATATTGATAGATTTGCGAGTTTGAGTGACAAAGATAAATATGATACTTATAAGAATATTATGAAGGTGTATAAGATAATTTCATATAAATCATTTTACCGTAAGATTCTTGGTGAAAAAGTTATTGTTAGAAATTTGAAAGGAAAAAAGGAATATAAAAAGGACAGTAAGGGTGTTGTACAAAGAGTTAAAGGAAATAATGACATTGTTAATTTGAATAATACGTTGCTTATTATAGATGAAGCACATAACATTATTGGTAACGAGTATGGAGATTCACTGAAGAAAATAGTTGAAAATTCAACTAATTTAAGAGTTGTGTTGTTGACGGCTACGCCAATGATTAATATTGCAGATGAAATTGTTACATTAATTAATTATATCTGTCCAAAAAAAGATAGGATACAAAGGGATAAGGTATTTACATCGGATAAAAATTATAATATTGAGGTTAAAAAAGATGGTCTAGATTATTTGAAAAGAAAAGTTTCTGGATACATTAGTTTTTATAGAGGATCTATTCCGTTTACTTTTGCACCTAGACAGGATGTAGGTGTGTTGGATAAGGAAAATATGTTATTTACACCATTGATCAGGTGTCCAATGAAACAGTTTCAGTATGATACTTATAAAAATGTTATTGAAGATAAACATTTTAATGGTTTGAATAAAGAATCACTAGCTGTGTCAAATTTTGTATTTCCTGGATTATCCAAGGATAAACTTATTGGATACTATTCAAACGAAGGTATGGAAACTGTAATACAACAGCTGTCTAATAATCAATCTAAATTATGTTCAATGATCAATAAAGAGATTTATGATAATAAATTATCCAAAGATATTGAACAGAATTTTATTTATACGAAAAAGAATAAAATTCTTGGTAATATCCTTAAGAAAGAATATATAATTAATTTCAGTTCCAAATTTCATGCTTTGTTGGCGTATTTGGAACAAACTTTCAATGAAAATGCATCTATTGGATTTATATATTCAAACATTGTAAAGGCCGGTGGTATTGAATTGTGTGCAGATACATTAATCCATAATGGATATCTTGAGTTTCAGGAGAAAATAAGTAATTATAAAATTAAAGACGATACTATAGATTATAAGACAGGTCTAAAGTATAAAGATTATGATCATGATAATGGTAGGCCTTTCTTTCCTGCAGTTTTTCTTGTAGTTACGGGTAAAGATAATACTGATCAGATTTTATCTGATGAAATTGATAAACAAAAAATAATTCAACAAGTTTATAATTCTAGGGATAACACAGAGGGAAAACATATAAAATTTATTTTAGGATCTAGAGTTATGGGTGAAGGTATTAATCTTAAAAATTGTAAATATGTATATATTATTGATTCGTTTTATAACTTATCCAGAATAGAACAAGTCATAGGAAGAGCTATACGATTTTGTTCACACTTAAATTCAACTAATTCTGAGGGAATGCTACCATTTGTCAAGATACATAGATTTGTAACAAGTATTGGTGGCAGCAAAGACATAACTACAGATGAAATGTTATATAAAAAAGCTGAATTGAAATTTTTAACTATTAAAAAGGTAGAAAGAGCGCTGAAGGAATCAGCAATAGATTGTCCAATATTATTAAATGATAATATGTTTCCTGAAGAAATAGAAAAATATAATAAGTGTCATTACCCTACTAGAGAAAATGTTCAAAAAGGAAAATTGATATGTCCTGCCATTTGTGACTTTGAAAAGTGCAATTACAAATGTCATAGTGATAAACTCAATCAATTATATTGGAATGATGATAAAAATACTTATAATGATATTAAATTAAAAAATATTGATTACAATACTAAAGATATTAATTCTATTTATTCTGAAAAGATTATTATTAAGAATAAAATAAAGAAATTATTTTCTTATAAATCTATTTATTCATTTGATGAGATATATAGAGAAATTATAACGGTTTTATCTGAAATCCAGAAGAAAATATTTGATAAAAATCTTATCTACATTGTTCTCGAAGATTTGATACCTAATGATCCAGAAAATGAAAATTTTGTGGATGTTATATTCGACAGATTTAATAGATCTGGTTATCTAATTAAAAAAGGAAATAATTATTTTTTCCAACCATTGTTTGAAAATAAAAATATCTCAATGTATTACAGGAATAATATAAAATTATGTAATACCAATAATATATCTATAAATCAGTATATTAAAAGTTATTATCCTGATTTATATCAAGACAATATAAAGGAAGATTATTATAACTATAATCTCGAATATTATAGTAAAAAACAAGAAAATTTTATTGTAGGTATCATTGACAGAAATAGTAGTAATAAAGATATATTCAAGATAAGAACGTTTCAAAAGAATACAACAAAAAAGAGAGGTAAAGGTATTCCAACTTTTAAAGGAAATGATTGTACTACATTTGGGAACAAAGATGAATTATTATCAATACATAAAAAATTAATGAAATTAACAGATTATGATGAATTGAAGAAAATCAAAGATTATAACACTTCATCACAGAGAGAAAATGTCTGCAGTAATATAAAAAGAATATTACTGCATTTGGAAAAGTACTCAATGGGCAAAGAAAAAAAGATGTATATTATCATTCCAACAAATCACAGTATTTTTCCATTTCCATATAATATTGAAGATAGAATTGAACATCTTAAAGATAAAATCAAGCTTAATTTATCTTTGGTCAAAAATCCTAAAATTAATGGTATTATTATGAAAGAATTGATTGAAGATAAATTTTATGAAATTAACAAATCTAATATCAAAAATGATAATTGGTTATTTAAACTTTCTTATAATATTCCCTCAAAAGATAGAGATGATAAAGTATTAATCCAGAAATTAATAGATAATAATTTTGTAGAGAAAGAAAAATATATGTATGAAAATTATATCTATTAAAATAATTAGGTTATTACAGATATAATTTTTAAAGAAAGTAAATTAAAATATGGCGACAATAATAAAGTGATAATCATGGGCGGGAAAAATATAAGTATTTTTGATATGATTTCTATTCCAACTGTCATAGGTGTAATTTCAAAATATTCATATAATTTTTCAGCAAATACTTGGGGAAATCCTGCTATGTATAATATTACACCTGTATGTAATTCTTCAGAACTTTCTTTTGCACTTTCTACTATTAAATAAATAATATATGTAATAGCAAAAAATATAAGTAACATTAATATAATTTTGATAATTACATTTATTGGATTAATTCTGTCGAATGGATCATTTACTAACATCATTTTTCCTAAACTTGGATTAGGATCTGATATATTCATATAATATTTTTTTCTAATTTTATCTATTTTTGAATTCCCTCTACCTTGCTGAGGTACCTGACCCTGTATAACCTGACCTTGTGGTACCTGACCCTGTATAACCTGACCTTGTGGTACCTGACCCTGTATAACCTGACCTTGTGGTACCTGACCCTGTATAACCTGACCTTGTGGTACCTGACCCTGTATAACCTTGCCCTGTATCAATGGATTAATTTGTCCTTGGTCTACAGTAGGTTGTCCAAATTTAAAATCTCTTTCCGCTGCCTGATTATTTCCTCCAGAATCATTATACATATAGATAATATAAGAAAATTATTTTACTTCTATATAAATCGGCGAATGATCGCTACCCAAGACATCATAAATGTTCATAATTTTATTTATTTTTGTAATAAATTTTTCTGAAACTAATACATAATCAATTCTCCATCCAATATTTTTCTCTCTAGCTTTAAATCTATAACTCCAATATGTATATTCTATAATATCTGGATGATAATGTCGAAATACATCGATTAATTTACATTCATCTAAAGTTTTAGTAAATGAATTCCTTTCTTCTATAGTAAATCCAGCAGATTTCTGATTCTTAGATGGATTTTTTATATCTATTTCTTTATGTGCTACATTGAGGTCTCCAACAATGATAACGGGTTTATTAATTTCTTTAATAATTTTTCTAAAATAAACATCCCATTCGTTTACTCTCCAATCTAATCTTTTTAATTTTTCTCCTGAATTTGGAGTATACACAACGATAATGGTGTATTTACTAAATTCTAATGATATTAATCTTCCTTCATTATTAAGACTATTAGCGTCGCTAGCGCCGTTAGTGTAATATTCTACAGATAATGGTTTTATTTTTGATAAAATAGCAGTTCCTGCATATCCTTGTCTTGCCTGTGAATTACTAATATATATGTATGGAAAGGTATCAATGAAATATTCTTTCACTTTTGCAGTTTTTATATCTGTTAATTTTGTTTCTGATAAACATAAAATTGATGGATTATATTTTTCGCATAAATCTTTTATTGCTTTTTTATTTATTACAGAATTGATGCCATTAACATTCCACGAAATAATAGACTGCATTATTATTATCTATTATCTATTATTTATTATATTATAATGTTTCAACCAACTGAAATAAAACATATAATGGAAAATATAAATAAAATAAAATTAGATGCTGCTATAGAGTATAAAACTAATAATGAACCTACTATTGAAGAAAATGTCAAGATATACAAAAAATTATTGGAATTTATTATAGAAAATAAGAGGATATTATATGGAGGGACCTCACAGAACAAACTGATCAAAATGAAAAATAGTAATGATACGTTTTATACTAATTATAATGATGTTAATTTTAATAAGGACAATTTTAGTATTGCTGATATTGAATTTTATTCTCCAACACCAGAAGCAGATGTTGTAAAGTTATGTAATATTTTTAAAAAATTAAATTATAGGTTTGTAGAAGCAAAGAATGGTGTTCATGAAGATACATATAAAATTTTTATAAATCTTACAAATTACTGTGATATATCTTACATACCTAAAATTATAGCTGATAAATTACCTACTATTATGCTGAATAATGTTATATCAATGCCATTGGAGTTTATGATGATTGATTATTTCAGAATATTGACGGATCCATTAACATCATATTGGCGGCTTGATAAAAGCTTGGAACGATTTAATAAATTATTTTATTACTATCCAATTCTTGAATATAAAAGCAATAAAGATTTTGATAAATTATTAGAATCAAAAGTAGATAATGGTGAAATTATGAATTTTATTATGGATAATATAATTGAAAAATTTGAGTGTGTCATAATAGGATATTATGCATTACATAAATTAATAGATACAAAATATATTCCATTTATTGATATAATATTGGGTAGAGATTATGTTATTTCTGCTAAAAAAATATATGAAATATTAATTAACAAATATAAAGATGATATTACTGTTAGAGAGTTCTTTCCATTCTTTCAGTTTCATGATGCTCGTGTTCAGTTTTATCATAAAAATATTCATATTTTGACAGTTTATAGGAACAATAATAAATGTATAACGTATAATAAAAATATAAAACATAAATCATTTAAATTTGGGAATTGTAATCTTGTAATGATGTATTTTTTAATAAGTTACTATAATGGTATTATTGCAAAGTTTAAAAATAATAATATTTTATTTTATATCTTGCAGCTATTGAATCATTCCAGGTATAATTTTTTCAAGAAAAATAATAAAACAATTTTTGATAACACTGTATTTAAGGACTTTACAACTGACTGTATTGGTGAAACATGTGATACCATCCGTCAATCTCTGATAAATAGAATGAATGGTCTGAATAATTTTTATTATAATCCTGACCAACTTGAACGAAGTAGGAAAAGTAGAAGTAAGAAGAAAAATAATGATAAAATTGACATTTCTGGAAACAGAATTTTTAATAAAAAATATTTAATTTTCTAAAATTGATTTGTATCAGAATTAATTTAAGATTTAAACTAGTTAAAAAATAAAGAAATCTGCAGTTAAGTCTATAGTCAAAATAAAAAACTCCTATGAAAATTCTGGCTAAAAAAGAAGAGAATTGCTCTATGAAATATTTTTTAATTATAAATTACTTAGAGTACAATATTAAAGTATAAACATCAACAAATATTTTAGATAGTAATTTATAATTAAAAAATATTTAATATTTAATAATTTTCTAATTATAAATATATAAATCCATGGAAAATAAAAGTCTGAATAAAAGTTTAGATCTGGTTGGAGGTGAATCGCTTTTACATGAACTCAGAAAGAGTCGTGAGGGAACAAAATCTACTTCAAAGAAAGGATCGAAAAGACCTTCTAAAAAATCAACTGTAGCAAAAAAAGAAACTTCTAAAAAACCAACTGCAGCTACTAAAAGAGTAGCGTCCAAGAAGAAAGCATCCAAAACTGGTTCCAAAAAGAAACCTTCCAAAAAGAAACCTTCCAAAAAGAAACCTTCCAAGAAGAAATCTTCCAAGAAGAAACCTTCCAAGAAGAAAGCATCCAAAACTGGTTCCAAGAAGAAACCCTCCAAGAAGAAAACCTCTAAGAAGAAAATGGACGATGAAATGAAGCTATGATAATTAAATTAAAAAAAATATAAATTAGAATCATATTCATAAATATCGGGAATCTTGATGTATGTCATTTTATTATCAGAAAATGAGCTGTTTAATAGTTCCTTGTTTTTTTTATAATAGAGAATTAACCGCCAAGTTTCTTTTAACATTGGATAAATATTATTCCAAAATATATCATTACGTTTAATTGAGATATTACAACATTTTAATATTTTCCAATATTTAGGTTTGTGAAATTTATGATCTTTTATATCTAAATTATTATATTGATTAATGAAATATTTTAGATAATAATTGGGGTCGTAATGTAATCTATTTGGATATATGTGATGTGATTGCCACTCAATCTTGGATTCTATACCAGGATTTATTTCTCCATTATTAGAATTAACAATATTATTAAATTTAGGATTAATGGGGTGATACTCCATTAAGACACCTTTTTTAACAATATTGTTTTCCACTCTTACTCCATCATCATAAATATATGTTTTATCCATATTGTCTTTTATAAAGTCGTCTTCATTTTCATACTCTTTTATCTCACATTGCCAGAAATCACAAATATCTAGATCACAACATTCGAGTTGTTGTTGTATCTGGCAATAATAATAATATGGACATACTTTCATAATCTTTTCATAATAAGATAAATTTTCTCCAGTTTCTATCTTTCTCTTAACAGGACACTTAATTTCAATCATAGTTCCATATTTATTAGAAAATGTCATATCATTTAATTTAAACGATGTACATACACCATCTGGAGACGCTCCTAAAAAGTTATATTTACTGGAAGGAATTGAGCCATATTCATCTACCAAAACATCAAAATATTGTTGATATATTAATAAAGCAATTCTTTCATATTTTCTACCATGGAATACAGCATCATTATCATAAAATGGTGAAGTTGTACATTTTTTATATATAAAAGATTTTCTGGATTCATATGGATTCATATTTATCGCTGCAGCACAATCTGAGGCTGTAATTTTATTTTTTCTGTAATTATACCATTCTGTTGTTCGTTGTTCATACTGTATAACTTTGGCAAGAGCTTTAACTCTTTTATCAATGTCTTTATATTCATCCGGGATAGTTGATTCACCAATGATATTCATTATAATATATTCTATTGATTTGTTTTATATTTAAGTGATGATAAGCATATTAATAGAATATATTATAATAAAGTAGTAAACTAAAGCAAAGTTATAGTAATCTAAATTGTCCTCCTAAAATCAATATAATTTTATGTTCTTTTTTATAGATATGAATCTGATAATCTTTAACAGCTGACAAAATGTTTATATTAACTCTATCTATATTATTAAAGTTCATATATCCTGATAATTTATCTTTATATAAACCAAATGTATAACAGTATAAATCATTGGTTCCTGAACTTTGAAGTTTATCAACTGGGATAACAGTAGATAAAAATAAAGAATTTTCTTTAGGAAATATAGTATGATTATTAATTTGAATATTCATGTTTTTAATATTACTTAATATTTCAACATCTTTGTGAGAATTATTTAATTGATTTCTTATATATGAATTCAATATAAATTTACTTTTTTTGTTATTAAATAAATAATTTATATAATAATACTCGTAAAAAGCTTCTTGTACATCAGCCCCCCATTTATTTCTCAATACATTAACATCAACATCAGTATAATTGTTATATAACTTGGAAAATTTATTATATATATATTCTACACCATTTAAAATGTATTCATCTTGTCGTCCATTGTCATTTTCTACTAAACCTGCACTATTTTCTATTATATATATATCACTAACTATACCATTCATAGTCAAAGTTAACGTTTGATCAATATTTGTTATCAATTTACTTGTTACAAATTGATATGTTGGAATAATATATTTATTATCATTTTGAATGTATAACATTTTATCCCTGTCAGAAATATTAATATTTTCCATTATGATAGATATATCAATATCATAATCATGATTGTTTTCAAGCTCATACGTCAACCTCACATTTGTATTATTTAAAGCAAATATAGGAAATGGTCTATTATCTTTATGGAACCAAAATATTAATGGAATATAATTACTGTTATTAAGTATCTTATCCATTTGTTCTTTTTTCTCTCCAGATATATTTAAAGTATTATGGATTTTAAATATATCTTTGTTTAAAGTTTCAATAATTGTGTCATTAAATGATATATGTATCTTTTTTATAAAATCAATATTATTTGCTAATGGTATAGCTACATTACTTGATCCAGCTAATGGTGTAGCTACATTACCTGATCCAGCTAATGGTGTAGCTACATTACCTGATCCAGCTAATGGTGTAGCTACATTACCTGATCCAGCTAATGGTGTAACTACATTACCTGATCCAGCTAATGGTGTAACTACATTTTTTTTATTCCTAAAATTATAAATCTCATCAAAATTATCTTCCAATAATATATTTTTATTTGCTGAAATTGAAATATATTTATTGTTCAAATATAAATATATATTCTTAGGATTATCACTGATAATCCTATAATCGTCTACTTTGAAGTAATCACTATACAAATATTTAATATTTTCTATTATTCTTACATTATCTATATAAATCTCATAATTGTTATTATCAATAATAGATTCTGATATAATGACAGCAGAATTATCAGAATATTTCAAGTATAAGATACAATTAATACGGTTAGAATTTTGGAGAATAAATATATTAGAACCATCATCCAGATTATTATAATTATTTTGATTGACAAAAATTATTTCGTATAAATATTTATATCTGAATAATTCATTATTTATGACAGGAATATTATTACTCAAATGATAAATGTAATAAATACTGTTTAATCGTATCGGTTCATCTAGCGTGATATTATATACATTTATATCAGTAATATTTATTTTGTAATTGATAGATCTATAATTTAATACAAATGGAGATAATAGTGTTATTTTACTCTTCAAATAAACTACATTATCAATGATTTTATCTATGAAATCATTTTTTCCTTCATTGATATAATAATATGATTTGAAATTATTAACTATAATTAAATCATGTGGTAATATAAAAAAATTCTTCGAATAATTAATAATCCAAGATTTAGTTTGATATACACTTATATCATTCTGTTGGCTCTGTGGATTCCCGTTGATGATTATTGGATCTAATGTATGATGAAAATATATTTTATTATCATATATTTTATAAATTTCTATTATATCATTATTCGATTGATTGTAATATAATAAGTTTGATCCAAAAAAGACATCATACAGCAAATTATTATCAATATAAACAACATTATATGCAGTATTATTAATATTTTCTATTTTTTTTATTCCAATAACATTAACAGATTCTTCTGTACGAATGATATTATTTACAATATTATCTGAAATATAGGTATCATCAACAATATATTTATATTTATTATTTTCTATAGAAATTTGATCTGACAATAATTTATCTGTCTCTAAATAAGATAAATTATTATCTTGATTTTCTATTTTAACTATAGAATCTGTAATATTTGTTAATTCATATATGATATATATATTGTCAATAATAAGATTGTTATTTCTGTTTAATATATAAAAACCATTGACATCTTGACGTAGAATTAATTTATTTGTAAAGTTAATAATAACAAAAGTTCTATTATCAATAAATTTGACTTTATTTTCATTTATGAATTTAAGATAAAATTTAAATAATCCACTATTGGTGACAGTAAGAAAGTAATTAGATAAACTTATATTCAAAATAAATTTTATTATTGTAGAGCTCAATATAACAGTATTAATTATCCCAAATATTTCTATTTTATTGTTGTATAAATCTCTATTGATAGTGATTATATCAAATATTTCTTCTTTTATAGTTATTTGATTAAAATTAAAGTTTTCGGTTACTGTAACTGTTATTTTCTTTGAATTAATTATATTAATTAAAGATTTTACGTTAATTATATTTTCTTTAATTAATATCATTTTTTCTCCAAAAATATTTTTATTTATCTCGAACACGATAGAATCTTTTTGGACAGATATATCAGTTACAGTATAATTATTCAAATTATGAAATCCAATAGTTGTAATAGAGTAAGCAGTATTGTCATTGATATTGTCTAAATTAATAAAATTTTTATTCTTAATCGATAGCTTGTATTTCATTTTATTATTTTCTTGATTTATAATTGATGTATTTCTAGTTTGATTAATGTTCCCTAATAATGAAAACAATCTGTCTAATGAATATAACGTCTTATCTCTGTTGGTAAAAATATTTTCATCATTAAAATTAATTGAAATATCTATTTTATTTTTTATTTGATTATATGTAAAAGTGTTATCAAGTTCAGGAATTGCTTTTCCAGATTCTTTTTTTATAAAACATTGTTTATCATAATCGTAATATATAGTATCATTTGTATAATAAGAAAGAAAATCATTGATTACGTTTCTGGAATTATCAATAAAATAATCATTTGATAACCAATTGGTTAAAACTATATCTGATATTAATGGTTCAAGTGAGTTTTTTATAAAAAGGAAATCATCAGTATTTTCAGATATTTCTTTTTCTAAACTAGATAAATTAATATTTATATTATTAGTTATTTTTGACCATAATTCCCAAGGCTTTTGTTCCTGAAATATAGTATCTGTGATGGTTGTTGATGTAGCTGCAGTATTAGCAGCCGTATTAGCAGCCGTATTAGCTGTAGTATTAGCAGCCGTATTAGCAGCCGTATTAGCAGCCGTATCCGCCGATATTTTTATTCTATTAATAATGTTTTTTATTGGATGATTTATCATGTTCCATATATTTGCAGTTAGCCCAGATCTAAATGGTTCAATATTAAAAAGATAACTTGTTATAATGTACTGATTATTTATAATAGATGTTATTTCATTATTTTGATCGAATATAAAATATTTATCTATATCTGTATCTTCAATGGCTATAATAGGCTTGTTATCGTCAACAGATTCTACTTTATATAAATTGTTATCAAAAGATAATGATATTTGATAGCTTAATAAATCACTTATAGTATTATTCCATATGTTGTCAATAATAGTATTGTTGTTATTGTTGACAACATTATCTTTTATATTTGTAACAAATGTCTCTCTTTTGTAGAATGAGGTTATATTTAAGTTTGAAATTAATGTTGTCAATTTAAATATCCCTTTTTCTCTGGTATCTATTGGTATAGTATCATTATTAATTATTATTTCATTAATTTCAAATATATTTGATGAAACGATATTATCACGAAACAATATATATTGTTCAATCTTATCATCGACATAATTGTCAGTTATTTCTATATCAATGGGTAAAATATCAATCTGTTTATAATAATCAACTGCTTCATGTACAATGAGTTCTATATTTAATTCTTTTATTACAAAATTATCGTTTTCAAAAATTGTAATTGGAATAAATTTATTTATATAATATATTTTAGTATAATCAAACTTTTCTGTATTTGACAAGTTGATAATTTTACCATTGCTAATATATATTAAATAAAGTACATTATTATTGATGTCATTAAATTCTGATAAAATATAATATTCATTTGTATACAGATTAAATTGTAATTGTATATTAGATTCTTTTGTAAGTCTATTATAATTATAGAAGTAAATGGTATCATTTTGGAGATTATTAAGATTTCTAATATTTTGATATATCGTTCCTGATTTTATTACTTTATTATTGTTAGGATTGATAGTACTATCCAGAATAAAGTAGTATAATTTTATTTCATCATTATGAGAGCTATCAATTGTATAAAAATGATTATTAAATTTAATAATATCGTTTCTATCATTATTAATATTATTAAATTCATTTACAATTGCAAATGTTAAAGATACATATCTTTTTTTGATAAATAATAGATTTTCATTTAATGTTATAATATAATAATCGTTATCTTTGTTTGTTATAAATTTCACAGAGTTAAAAGATCCATTCAAAAATACCATTTGATTTTTGAATAACAAATATGAAATGGTATTTTTGATAATGATTTTGTTAGATGACAGTATATAACATTTAATTTTAAATGAGAAATTATTAATAATATTATTAGCATTAATTTGATTATTGTACTCAATAATTTGATTATTGTACTCAATAATTTGATTATTCAACGGATGAGATATGATATTTTTTATTTTTTGATTAATTTGTTTATCTTTATCAATGAGTGAGTATTCAAGAATAAAGGTATAATATTTATTGTCAACAAGAACTTCATTTGTATTGTAATATGAAAACAAAATTAAATCGTTCGATATGTTTTCTATTTTAAGAATAATATTTTTTTTATCATTATCAATAATTAACAAATCATTATTTTTCAGATAAATCATTTTGTCAATAGTGAATAATTTATTATTGACAAAATAACAATTGATTTTTAATACACTTTCATATTTGAAAATATTGTTAATGATAATATTATCTGATTCATTAACTATTCTATTTAGATCTTCATCATAATAAATATTTCCAACGTCTAATATTTTTTGTTTCTGATATATCAATAATAAATCTTCTGATTGTGTTGATAGCTTATGTTGAGGATAATAATCAAAAATATAATATCCATTGAATCTAGAGTTAGATAAAAATTTATTATTTTCTAATTTTGTTAAGTGATAATTATCGGTAGATGTATTTAGATACTCAACTCTGAACTTTATGTCATTAATAATTATAACATCATTATAGTTCATTGATAAAAATTCATACTGAGTTATAACATACTCGTCATAAATATTGTATATTGTGATATTATTGTTTACAAATATTAATTCTTTTCTATTGTCATCTTTGGACTTATAATATATTGAACGAATAATATTATTATAATTTGAACTGAGAATATTTAACATTTTATCATTTTTATGTGATACAAAAGAATATTCATTGTTATCATAAATTTTCTTTTTTCCTGATGTTATCAAGTCCAAGATAATTTTATTTTCTTTTCCATCATATTTTACTATATCTGGAACAGATTTAATCAATGGATATACTGAATGGAGTTCTACTGGATTATAATCATAATATATTGGATGATTAGTATAATTAAACTGAATATCAGTATATAATTTAATTAAATTATTATTGTCTGACTGAAGTATCCAATAATAATGTTTTCTATTATTAATAATTACTTGTACAAAATTAATTTCATTATTTATATTTTTAAGAATGTATAGACCATTGTTACCATCTATATAAATATTTTTGTTGCTTGATGTGACACTAGCTGCAATATCAATAGAATCAAATTTATAATATTCTAGATTTAAATTTATAATAATTATATTATTTGGATTGGTGAAAGATATAATTTTATATGATATAATACTAATATTAGCAGCATTATTTTCATTAGTTACAATGATTGGATAATTAATAATGTTTAGATTATTGCTAATCCAATCTAATTTATTTGTTCTTGTATCTGTGACTAGATATAATGGAAAGAATCCTAAATTTTTATCCTTAACATTATCTTGGAATTCGGATTCTTCAGTTACACCAACATAATAATAATTAGAATCATCATTAACCTTTGTTCTGTATATTTTTACTTTTACATAATACGATTCTTTGTTAATATTTATATTTTTTATAACTACTTTTGTAGAATCAGATATTACATTATATAAAATGATTTTAAATTCTTGTGATGGTAAAGATTCGTATAAATTGTCACTATTGAAATATGCAAATCTATAATGATAAGTATACGAATGAAATATATACTTTATAGATGATACTAGATTTATTTCAGTTGATAATGGTAATAAATTTATATCAGAATGAATTAGAATATTTTGCAAACTATATAATTCAATATTATTTTTCAAGATATATATTTTGATATTATCAGAATTATAAAAACTTAGATTATCACTTGAAGATATTAATGAATAATCAATTAAATTATTATTATCATCTGTAAAATGATATGTAATATTAAACCTGTTATCTACAATAGCAGATAATATAATGTTGTCTTGGACAGCAGGAACTCTGCTCAATTTTTTATTTAGAATTAATAATTCATCTGAAGTGTAATCACAGTTATTTTGATCAATTTTATAGAAATCAAGTGTGTTACTGATACATCTGTATACATCATTGTGATCAGACATGATGGTGTTGTTATTAGTTGCTGCATTAATTGGTCTAGATAAATTTATTTCTTTTACAGATTTAAATTTATTATTTATATAATAATAATATTTACTATTGTTATTGTATGTAATTGTACAATCTAATTCTAGTTTGAATGGAGTATAATAATCAATATATCTATCATCATTATAATCTATATAACTAGAATATTGGCTCGTAATTATGTCTATAACTTTGAAATAATCATTCTCACTTTTATTAGATTTTCTACTTATGACAACATCTGTTATTGGAGGATTAAATGTCAGTCTAAAATTAGTATTATTGTTTCTAATAAAATTAACATTATATAATTGAAATTCTTCAATATATTTATAATCTCTAAATTCACTGTTATAATATTCAAATTTGTAAAGATAATCATATTTATCTTTAATATTACTTAATTTTACATATCTTGATATGTTTTTGCTAATAATATCATTTATTTTTATATTATTGAAATTTTCAAAAGTATTATTGCTAACTTGTTTTAGATTAATTGGTTTTTTATAATATTCAATTGGTGTAGTATGAATAGATGGATCAATATTTATATTTTCATCAATAAATTGATCTGATATATTGTGTCCAATTTTGTAATAATTTTCAGTATTATTAATGTCAGAATATCTATAAATATCAATATTTTTATTATTATTGAAATCTATACTGATAGGATTATCAACACCAATTTCGTTAAATAATACAATTTCTCTATTCTTTCCAAGAAAAGAATCATTCTGTTTAAATCTATAAATATATATATAACTCTCATTAATAACTGTAATTTTATTATTATTTATATTTTGTATATTTGAAACATAAATATTATTTTCTTTCAAGACGTCATCAATAACATTATCAATATAGTTATTATTTTTAGTTTCGAATAATTCATAAAATATATCAGTATCTACCAATGTTCTATATATTTTATATCTAATATTGAGATTATCCATTCTTAAACTAACTAAATTATTTGCTGATATTGGAAAGTTTGTAACAACGGTTTTTATTTCACTTCTTCTATCATACAATTCATTAGTAGCAGGATTGATCAATACATAAAAATATTTATATTCATAACTTGTAAATGTAATTGTGATTTCATTGTAAATATTAAACTGATTTGATAGCTGTACTTCATTACTCAAATGATTTTGATATGTATCTACATACTCAGTTTCGTTAGATGTAACTGTACCTATATAGTATAAATCTAATGAAATATCATCAACAGTTTTATATATTTTCAATATTTGATAATTTAGCAATTCTGTTATTTCACTCAATAATATAAAATTATCTGTTGAAGAATTAAAATGATAAAATTCTGATAATTCTGATGTATTATCAGTTAAATTTACTAATAAGTATGAATAATAGAAAGAGTATTTATTAATATTGTCAGGACTATCATCTTGAGTATTTATTTGTGCTACAGAGTCTCTATCGAGTTTAATATTATCAGCAATACTATTATCATTGAAAACATCAGTAAAGTATTTTGTTGTTTTACCAATATGATAATAATCTTCATTATTATAACTTTTATAAATATCAAATGTAGAAAATGTATTCAAATCTATTAAAATAATTACTTTATTATCATGATCAATAGTTCCATTAATCGTGATTTCTTTTTTTGCAATGTAATTATCTCCGATTATTATGTAATGATACGTACAATCATTCACATCTATATCATTTTTTTTAATATCTAGTGATGCAGGTAAAATTAATTCTTCACCAAGATTCACATCTTGATCAATGTCTACATATGAACTTTCAGATATATCTATCGTATCTATCAGATAAAATACGTTTTTATTCATTTCAGTTCGATATATTTTTATATTTTCATAATCATTATTTCGAACAATTTTATTTAATGTAATAATATCATTATCATCATCATCAATATCTATATTTATTTCAAATATTTTAGATGGATATGACTCATAATTATCTGTTGATAAAGTATATCTGTATCTGTATTTTTTTGTTATTTGTAATAAAAGATTTATATGTAAATCAGATAAATTGTTAGAATAGTATTCAATTTCTTCTTCTTGATACGATGAAAAGTATGTAAGTATAGTATTGTCTTCAAATATTGAATTGTCAAGATAGTAATATTTTTCATTTTCTTGAATGAGATAAAAAATATTATTGTCTTGATATAAATTGTATACTTCAGATAATTCAATAGACGTATCAAGATTAGATATTTTTATATTGTTTGATTCATATAACCAAATATAATAATTTCCTGCTCTGAGGTCAGATGAATTAACCAAATTTAATATTTTAGTCAAATAATATTTATTTTCATTTAATAGTAATAGATAATATGAGGAATTATATTGACTAATATTAATCGTTTCCTTTGTTACAACATCAAAAATTATATTATTGTCTTTTTTATAATAGAAAGATTTCAATAATATAATTTCAGTTATTAACATACTTGAGACATCATTACTTACAGATAAATAATATTCATTCGTAAATTCATTCTTTGGTAACAAGTTTAAATACACCAATCTATCATCAATCTTTATAATATCCACATTGTCAATTATAAGTTTTGTATTATAATTTTCTTTTCTGACAATTTTGGTATTGATAATATTGATGCCAAAAGTGTTCCATAATAATGACTTTTCATTATAACGAAAAAGAATATCATTCCCAATAACATTATCATTTTCCAGATTATTATTATCTGTTTCAATGACGAGAATAGAGTCTTTTTTTATAAAATAACCAGAATAACTTTTATATCTATTATTTTGGAACAAAAATAATCCTGTAAAAGACTCTATTGTATCATTTGTAACTTCAAATGACAATTTTATCTCATAATAAAACAAATTTTCTAGTTTGATAAATTGTAATGTATTTTCAGATATAATATTAAATGATTTTGGATTATGACAATAATATACTAAATCAACATTTACTGCATTATCTAATCTATTAAATGTTAAAATATTCAAATCATCAATAATTATATATTGATTACTATTATCAAAGATATTGTCCAAAGATGAATAATTTAATTTTAGATATTCAAACTTATTACCAGAACTAATTTCTTTGATGTATTCATTTACTTTTGGAACAATATTGTCAGAATATTCAACACTTGAATCAAACGGAAAAGTTGTAATAGTATTAATTTCTTTCTTAATGTAAGTGTCTAATATATTAATGTTACTATCGATAATATTTTTGTTAAATAAATATGTGTCATAGATAATATTAATATATTCAACTATAGTGGTATCGTTAATCATAATATTATTTAATCTATTATTATGATAATATTCTTCAAATAATAGATGTATATTACTTATATCTATTCCCAAATTTGACAGTTTTGTATTGGATAGTGTATAATTTGAATAGTTTTGATAATCACTGTAATTTAATAGATTAATTTCGGGATTTATTTTGTTGACAATATCTTTTAACGAATTAATATTAATGTCGTTACTATTAATATTAATTCTATTTACAAAATTATAAAGAATATCACTAAATTTATCATAAATGTTTTTTATTGTAGAAAATATTAATTTATAGTCTCTAGACGAATTTACAACTGAGTCGAATAAATGAATATTATTTCTTTCAGAATTATAATAAAATGATGGAGAAAAGTTATCTGTGAAAAATTGATTCGAAAGTAATGGGATAAGAAAAATTATTTTATTATTGTCAAAATAAATTTCAGATATAGGAGTTATTGTAAAATTTATATTATAAAAATGAATAATATTCATATCACTATCATTAATAAAAATTAATGGTCTGGAAAATATACTGTTATTGATCATTTGTAATGGACTTAATAATGTACTATTATCATTTGCTACTGTAACTAGATCGTTAAACATGCTAACATTATCTTTACGAATTTTTAATATTCTATTATTTTCTAAATTAGTGTCTGATAATAAGCCCACAATATTTTGATTTTCTATTAATATATTATTTTTATATGAATACTTATCACATAAATAATAAATATAATCGATATTTATATTGCTGTCAAAGCTAAGGATAAAGTTATCAATAAAATCTTTATCTGTGTTGTAATACTCTATTCCCAAGTTGTATTGTTGAATATAAATTTCTTTATAGTTAGATAAGATACTAAAATTAAAGATATTATTATTTGTATCTTTCAAGATGTAATGATTATCTCTTTTTTCTATAAAAACATTATATTTGGTAAGTTTATTATTATTATCATATACAGATAAAATTAAAATAGAATCAAAATAATTTTTATCATTGAATAAATATATTTGATCAGGGATAATAATATTATTCACTTCAACAATGTCATTATTATTTACTCTAAATAAATAAATAATCTCATTGTCATAATTCTGATTTGTTTTTATAACTGTTATATCTTCAATATATGTTATTGTAATATAAGATCCTATAATATTATTTACATTTGTAACTGAGATATTAACAAAGATAAGATTCATAACATTATCTATACTCTTGTATTCTATTTTCTTGTAAGTAACATTATTTTCAAATACAACTGTAATATTATTGTTATAGTTACCATCATATCTGACATATAAATCATTATTAACAATTCTACTGTCAGTAGAAATTTGATATTTATCAATGATCTTAAAATTAATATAATTATCAACAGTTTTAAGATTACCACTATCATTAAATTCTTTAATTTTTGAAGTAATGCTCGAAATATCTGTAATACAGCTTCCTATGAATGATGATTTATTAAAAAGATTATAATAAGAATGAAAAATATCATCTGGATGAATCAGTTTTGTAGGAAATAAAGAAAAATAAAATATTAATTTATCAATAGTAGATTCTTTTTTTTGAAATTTATCTTTTATCTCATCATGATATGCATGTAATCTTATAAGAATATTATTTTTCCAAATTCTTATCACTTTATTATCCTCAATAATATTTTCTAGTTTTGTAATTATTGTATAGTAAAATGGAGCAATAATATCTATTTCTTCTATATCTTGTTGTTTAAAATTTATCAGATCTATATCTGACACTTCAATATTGTCTACATTATCAGTAAAATTAGTAATTATTTCTAGGGCTTTCTTGAACTCAATATATATAAAAGTCGGTGAAACTAAATTAAAGTTATTCGTAATATATAAATCAATATCTTCAATATATCTAACATATTCTTCATTGAACAAATTAAAAATATCTGAATTGATAATATCTGTTTTATTAAATGAAAATGTATATCTCGATATTATATTATTAATTTGGGCATCAAAAATATTCAGAATGAAATTAAAATTAATACTATTATTAATGGTAGCAGTTGGTTCGTTCTGTTCATTAATAATATACTCTTTATTGAACTGGAAAAATATTGAATTATCTGAATAAAAAAGATCCAATAAAATTAACAATATTAATGGACTTGTTACATATTTAATAAATTCATTACTTGATCTATACATTACAGATAAATCATATTTTTTGTTATATGTAAAATAAGTGAAGAAATAATTAAAAAGATTATTATAACTATTATCTTCAATAGATAATGAAACTTCATTAACATTTACTCTATTCTCGTTGAACATCTTGAAGCCAAATTTTGTTAAAAGTATCTCAGAAGTAACAAAATCTAGATTGACATAAAGAACATTATTTAAATAATGAATAATATAGTATTCTTTATTGTTTAAGATTATTATATTATTCATTTCTTGAATTGTAGATACATTATTTTGAACATTTATTATATTTTTTTTATTTATTTTCATTTTCATATATAATTTATTTAACAAGTCACCATGACCGTTTAATATTAGTGTCCTACTTTTACCCAGATATTTTTCCGTTGTATAACTGTAATATTTTGAATTTTTATCATCATGTATATCAGTACTTTTGAAAAACTTAATGCTATCTTTATCATTAGAAAATAAATCAATTTTAATGTCTTTGTTATTTTCTAATTGTATTAATGCTCCTCCAGAACTCATTTACCTAATATACATAATAACGTTTATTTTCTAATCCAAATAATGTTTATTTTCTGAGATCATTTTTAACATAGTGATATTTGTCAGATTCTTCTACTGGAAGATACATAATCTTATTATGAAGTTCAGATTCCATGTTAGAGACAACAAAATTTAAAGTTTTAATCGACGTTATTAATTCTTTTTCAATTATTGTTCTATTATCATTCAAATAATTAATAATAGAACAAATATCTACGCAGACAATATTATGAACATAATGGTCTCTATAACAGACTCTTTTTTCATTTAGATCATAGTTATAGGTACAATTATCTTTCAACGAACAAAATTTGTAAGAAGATCTATGTAATTTATTAATATTATTTAGATAAATCTTTTTTTGTTTTATTCTCCTTGATAGTTCTGTACTTAACACCAATAATAATGATAATAGTAACAAAATATTATTGTCAATATTTCTATTTGATTGACAGTATTTTAGTAATAATTGTGTAATTTCTAATTCTTTCTTGAGGATAGTGTATGCATTATTTTTAATAAATTCAGAAAGCATATTTTTATTATTATACAATATTATAAATTCATTGATAGCATTAATAGTCTCAGTTTCTATTTTATCAATATCCTTCTCAATATTATTTAAATCTTTTGATTTTAATAATTCAATATATTTAGATAAATGAGAATTTTTATCATTAATTTTATTATTGAATTTATTATTGTAATTATCAATAAAAAAAGTAGTCATATTACGTCTGTAATTAAAATATTCTCTAAATAATTATATAAATGACTCATAATAATACATATATCAGGCCTCAAAAAACATTTCAGGACTCATTGACCAAAGATGAAATCAGTAAACAATTAATTGGATATAAATTAGTAGATAATATTAGTAAAGTTCCACTAGGATCACAGATTAAATATTTTAAAATGGATAATAATATAAAAAAGTTTAGAATGGGAGGGAAGTTAACAAAGATCGATTCCCAATCCAGATATATAAAATTAGAAAATGATCAAGGATATGGATGGTCGGTTCAGCTATCAGATTCTACTATATTTCAGAGAGTTTCTGATAGAGATCTAGAACAAGAAATCAAAGATAAATATGAAAAAGAATATAGGGAAAAGTTCAAGAGAAGAGAAGAAGAATTAAAAAAAACTGCTAGTAATAGTAACAAAAGATAAAATATTTTTCTGGATAATAATATAATATTTAAATATGGACAAAAGTCTCAATACAGAAACGAAAACTAGTATGAGATCTAGTACAAATGCTCGTACAACAGCTAATAAATCAAATTCGAAAGCTGGTAAAACCTCTAGCAAAAAGGGCGGCAGAAAAACTGGTAAAATCTCTGGTAAAACCTCCAGCAAAACCACTGGAACCGCTGGTAAAACCGCTGGTAAAACCGCTGGTAAAACATCCAGCAAAACTGATAAATTCTCATATAAGGGGTTACGACAATTAGATGATAATAAATCATTTTTATCTAATAATATAGATACAAAAAGATTATCTAAGAAAAAAACCGATAATAAATCGTTTAAAAATTTAGACAGTAATATTGAAGAAATACTCAATTTTTCATCATCAAAATCAAAATATAAAGATTCTGTAAATATTGTTGATTCAAATAATGATATGGATAAAGCACATCAATATTATTATAATTCTGAAACAAATAATAATAGTTATATGAATAGTATTATGAATCCACAATTAATGGAACAACAATCTACAATAATGAACCCACAATTAATGGAGCAACAATCTGCGATGGTTAATCCATCAATGATGCAGCCGCAGTCGATAATGAATCCATCAATGGCTAGTAATGAACCTATTTCATTTTTATAAAAAATGAAAAAAATGAAATAAAGAAAATTAGGAAGAAAACATATTTAGAATTTAATAAGGATGAAAAAAAAGATACCCAAAAAGAAAACTACTAGAAATAATGATGTTGATAGCGAAGAACTAGTAGACGAAGAGGAACTATCTTCAGACAGTAATGAAGTTGAAAAAGATTCTTCTGAAGAGTCGTCCTCAGAAGAATCTTTAGATGATAGTAATAAAAATGATGAAGATGAAAACGATTATCTTGCAATAGGCGAAGAAGAAAATATAAAATATAAAGAAAATTTAGTACTAGATAAAGATAGAATTACAATACCTAGATTAACCAAATATGAATTTGTCAGAATTGTTGGTGAAAGATATAAACAGCTATCAATGGGAAGCTCTACAACTTTAAAAAAATATAATAGTAAAAATGATAAACTCAAGGACGATTATGGAAACAAAGATTTAAAGAACGTTATGTCTGAAACAAATCAGAGCTATGAAGAGATAGCAATAGAAGAAATTAAACAAGGATGTTTACCTTACAAAATTATTAGACCACTCCCAGATGGGAGTTTTGAAATGTGGAATATTAATGAATTGTCCTATGATCATATAGATATAGAATAAAATGATCGTTTAATTTTATCCTTATTTTTTTGAACTTATACTATATGATAAATTATTCAGTAAAAGATACATATTATTATGATCTATTAGAAATTGATCCTTCATCAACTAGTGATGATATTAAGAAGGCATATAAAAAACTTTCTATTAAATATCATCCAGATAAATGTAACGATGTTAATGAGAACAAGAAATTTATCACTATTACTGAAGCAAAAGAAATATTATTAGATGAAAGAAAAAGAAAATTATATGATTATCTTGGAGCAAAGTTTTTAGATAACAAGGAAAGAAAAAGTGATATTATTCCGCCTAACTGTGAAGTTACCATCTCAGTAAGTCCTAGAGATATTAGTCTCGAGAAAAATAAGGAAGTTGAATATGAGCAAATAAATTATAAAACTGGAAAATCTAAAATAATGTTTTTATATGTAGTTATAACGGTTAAAGATCTAATAAATAAAAAAATAAATTATCCAAATAATGGTCATATATCAGGAGATTTAGTATCAAATTTAATCGTTCATATTAATGAGATAGATTATAATGGATATATTAGAGCTAATAGCGATTATTGTGCCAATAGAACTAATACCGATTATTGTGCCAATAGAGCTAATAGCAATTATTGTGCCAATGTAGATTACAGTGAATATGATTTATTATACAATATGAATATTAAATTATATCAATTATTTTTTGGTTTTAAAATTATTATTCCTTTTATAGATGATACAGATTTAATCGTTCATTATCTCAGGGAAGATGATGAAATAGATGTGACTATTAAGATAGACAATAAAGGATTAGAAAATCAAGGAAATTTGTATATTAAACTGAATCTTGACATTAAAACTGCTGTAGAAACTTTCAGGCAGTTTAATGAGAACGATAAACTAAATCTTAAAAAATTCTTTATTTATTTAGATAAAGAAGAATACCAGAAAGAATCCCAGAAAGAATCCCAGAAAGAATACCAGAAAGAATGCTAGAAAGAATTAAAGAATTAAAAAAATGAAAAATATTTTCAACTGTATAAGATCTACATAAATAAATATCACCGTATATTTGCGGGCTTTGTTACTAGACAAAACATCCAGACATTTACCCCAAAAAAAAATCAACAGGCATAAAATGCCTAACGGATCAGCTAATGTTATTGGCTGCGGCCAAGAAGAAGATCCTCGTAACCCTACATATAGCTCTGACAGAAGTATCAACTATATCTGTATATTGTATAAAGCATCTGGGGCATCTAGTGCATCTGGAGCTGGAGAGAATATCGATCTTGTAAACATTTCCACCTTCATGAACAGCTAGTGGCAATGTCTTACTCTTGACATTAACGGGGTTTCTTAATCCCGCCAAAAATAAAATAATTTTATTTTATTTGTATTGAAATAATTTTATTTTATTTGTATTGAAATAAAATTATTTTATTTGTATTGAAATAAAATTATTTTATTTGTATTGAAATAAAATTATTTTATTTGTATTGAGAATAGTTAACTATAAAATAAGATAATTTTATTTATGCCTTATATTTCAATAATTTACTAATCAATGATGCGGAAAAAATGAAATATTTTTAAATCTATATAATATAATATGAACAAATATCACCCTGGGGAATTAACAACTCCCCTAAGCAGATCTCCAGCTTCATTGCCTCCTCTGCAACTCTCCAGCTCCCCACAGTGCTGAGCGAGATGGCTGTCATGGCCCTGTCGAACGAGGCTGTCCGCGCTGGGCTCGAGAGGCTCCACCCTGGGTTCGCTGGAATGGAGGCCGAGCACACCAAGCTCGTCTCTATCCTCAGCTGCCAGAAGGGTGCGAGTTCGGGAACGGCTGAGGAGGTCCAGGCAGCTGCTGTCTTGGTCACCCTCGCCAACCACCTCGAGGCCTCGATCCAGGACACCGTCGTCAAGGTCTCTTTGGAGAACGAGGCGACGTTGGCCAAGATCGGGCGGGACATCGCCATCGTCGAGGAGTACCTTCCCAGGGCCTCGGTGCACGACGCCGCTACTTCAGCGTGTCTCCGGTTGTCCGAGTTCGTCGCTTCTACTCTCCTTCCCGGAGCAAGGAGAACGGCGATGTTGGTCAACGCGAGGAGCGCGGCGAAGAACGGGCACAAGCAGCTCATCTTGGTGGAGGCTTACAGCGCCCGGAACCAGGACAACGTTGCTACGCTCAAGGCTGCGCTTAGGATTATGACCTGAGTGTAGCGAGCACACTGTACAGTTTTGCTAGTGGAGGGTTAGGAGCGAAGTCTTCTTATCCGCTCTGCTGCCCCCTACTGCTGCGGGGGTCTCCCATCTCCCCCGCGCGGTGCCCCCATTCTCTGTCCATAAGCGGCCACCTGGTTTTTCCATCTTTTCAACTTCTCACACCAGGTGAAATAATTTTATTTCTCCTTTATACCATTTATTAGTGTAAAGACCATAAATAAATATATGATTGATACTAAAAAAAAATGATAATTATTAATCTTTGTTAACTATTTAATCAAATAATTCTACCATAAACATCTTACTAAAATAAATTCATTATAGATTTATTCTAATCAAAAACTGGTATTAATGGTAGTTTCCAACAACTCTACCATCAATAATAATAATATTACAAATGGTATTGCAGGGATAAGAATAGAGCGGGCTACTTCAGATCCTTCTATTACATGGATAACATTATCAATATCAAGTATATCTTATATGATTGCCTCATCTATTTCACATAACTCTAATTCCATTCCTATTATTATTCCTACAAATAATATTAATCCTGTGATTGAATCCCAAGAACTTACATTAGATTCGGATTATTCTTCACAGGACAGATTTAATGAGTTTGCTTCAAGAGCTGCTATAGCGGGAGCTAGAACAGCAGATCCACCAATTGCGAAAGAAGGAATTATGGTTCCTTCAACAACTACTGTTATGGGTTTAATTTCAGCAAATTCTTCTCATGTACAGATTGTTCTACAGTTGACAACAATATCAGAATTATTGGCATTGGCAACACTTCGCCGGTCAAGATATGTAAGACTAAGTGTTCCATCTGTATCTATTGCTAATGCAATGGCGATAGCAACCCAGGACAATTTTGTGTAAAACAAAATGAAACAATTTTGTGTAAAACAAAATGAAACAATTTTGTGTAAAACAAAATGAAACAATTTTGTGTAAAACAAAATGAAACAATTTTGTGTAAAACAAAATGAAACAATTTTGTGTAAAACAAAATGAAACAATTTTGTGTAATAGAATAATTTTATTTTATTATGATACTAAAATTTATTATAGATAAAATTAAAAAATGAAAAAATAATTGATCTAAGTAATAATTATATAATAAATCATCACCATACCGTTCTTGAACAATCATAAATTATTACCTTTTCTCCAAATTTGATCAATTTTATACAGAATTGATCAAATGACATTAATTAATCATTCATCATTTGATCAATTTTTAAGCTATGAAAATGACAATCCATCATTGTCTGATGAATCTATAGAAGAATATGGAGATGAAATATCGTCACTAGATTATTTTGATGATAATTCATCTATTCATGATAGTAATGATGATTCTGATAAAGATGAATATAAAGAAAGTGATGAGTATAAAGAACATTCTGATCATGAAGATAATATTAAATGTAATTAAATGGTATTAAATGTATACTGTATATCTTTCTTGTTTGGAGTTGTCATAGCTTAAAAATTGAAATATTTAAGCTTTAGAAACAAATATTGAGAAAAAAATAGTACCATAAGGGACGAGAGTTCCTTAGACAAAACTTTTATTTCTCACATTCGCTTGAGATCAACTTGAAAACTTTAACGGAACTAAAAGTTTCTTCTTAAGGGCTATATTCTGCACAAGATGCCTTTTGTTGCATCTTGTAAAGGTGAACCGCTTTATATTCCTCCAGATCTTTCTCTAGATAAAGAAACTAATTATAAAACAATTAATCTTGTAAGGGATGAAAATGAATGTTCTAATAATAGCTCTCAGCTAACTATCAAATATATGGATTCTGAAAAAATAGATCCAGATATTGCAAAAAAACCTATCTTATTAATGGCTCCTAAAAAGAATAATTCTGTTGAATTCATTACTGAAAAGATGATACCAGGTGAACCTTGCTATATTAAAAGTGTAAAATCTGAAGATAGAAAAGTATATCCTAAATTTTCATCTAAATTTCGTCAAACATTTTTATATATTAATCCATATGGAGGAAATCAACCACCATCTCCCAGATTGATGGCGCAATTTGAATCACCATTGTCATCAAGTTATAATAGTTCGGTTCCATCAAGAGAAAGTAGTCCAACTTTTTCTGAGGGTAGTTCCCGGGGCAAAGTCAAGGACGATTATGGCAAAGTCAAGGACGATTATGACAAAGTCAAGGACAGTTCAGCTGTTAAAAATTGGCTACGTCCTTTTGGTATCTTTTCGCGACCCATTATGGCTGTCAAATCAAATAGTTCAGCAAAGTAAATGATATTACATATTTGGCTAGATATATATAATTAAAAAATAATTTTATTTTTATAAATTGATATTACATAAAATTGAATAATTATTCTATATAGGTTTACAATAATTTATTACTGTTACCGAAGTCAGTGTTACCAAAGCTAGTGTTACTGAAGCTAGTATTACTGAAGTCATTGTTACCAAAGCTAGTATTACTGAAGCTAGTGTTACTGAAGCTAGTATTACTGAAGCTAGTATTACCAACACCAGCAATAATTGAAAGATTTAATAGTAAAATTAAATATGAATATAAATTCAATCTTGGAAATAAATTTATCAAAAACATTAAATGTACTTAAAGTTGAATATAATAATACACTAAATGAATATGTCAATGAAACAATTGATAAAATAAACTTTGATCAAACTTTACTTTCAGATAATGGAACATACATATATGCTAATTTCTATTGTGTATATAATGAAAAGATATTGATGTATAATTTTAACGATATAGAAAAATATAATGATGAAAAAATGTATTTGATAGAAACATCTCCATTTATAATGTATGAATGTATAAATGATATACAAGTCAATGATATAAATATTGATCCTAATAATTTTGTAACTGTAGATTATGAAGTATTAACAAATACTAAATTTGTTAATTATTTATTGTCGGATATAATGGATATTAATGAAATTATCTTAATTAATATTGCAGAAAAACAGAAAAATAACTATGATATTGTTGAATTTATTAATGTTTATGTTAGAGATATGTACAAGTCAAAGAAAGCAAAGATTAATAAAAGAAATATTATTGAAGAAAGATTCTTTATGACTAACTTGATATTTTTATCTGTTAAAATCTATGAAAGATTATACGATTATGATCAAACTAAATATCAAGGATTGATACGAGATTATCTATTAGAATGTGTTAAAAATATGAGTAATGAGTTGAAGGATGATTTTAATATTGGACGTCATTTAATCCAACACTTTAATGAGTGTTTTCAGTATCTATCTTGTAAGTTTAAAAGGGATATAGATAATATTGCTATCGCAGTTCAGTCAAACGAAACGAATGTTATACATCTAGATGATGATTTATTATCTGATGTTTTAATAAACTGTACGTTAGTAAATTGTAATATTAAAACAATTAAATATATCAAAAAATCAATATTGTTTAATGAAGTCTTTCTCAGAGTAATCTCATTAAAACAACTATTTAATAGAATAGATCTTTATTGTTATATTATTAAATTCCCATTTAGGTCAGATCAAGACACAGAAAACAGATATGTTATATCTCCAATATTAAAGTATTTTCCTCCTAACCATATAAAAGCATTAAGTATTTATTACATTGGTATTATTAAAAGCAATTATGAAAATTATAAATATATAGCACTGAACAAGAAACAAAATAGCAATAATATAGAAGCATTATTTATCTGCAACCAATACTGTATCAATGAAATACAACATTGTTATCTGATGAAGAAGGATATATCTTTGACTGGATTAGATTATGGTAAAAAATTTGATTTTCGCAATAGTGAACCTAAAGATGAATACTTTTGGTCTATAAGTATGCAAATAATAAGTATTTTCAGTGATTTTATATTGTACATCCCAAAACAAAATATAACCAGAGAATTTATTATATCAATCCTAGATAAATATTCAGGATTGTATCTAGAGCATTTTCCTGAATATAATGATGATATTGAAGTAGTATTAACGGCAATAACGAATGAAGGATTATCTTTAAAATATGCTTCTACAGAATTAAAAAATTCTATTAATGTAGTTAAGATTGCTTTGAATCAAAATAGCAGTGCTATTAAATATGTTCCAGACGAACTACGGAAAAGAATCTAGATAATAAAAAAAAATGAAATTATAAATCTATGAAAGGTATATATATATTTAACAGATATGTACTTTATTAATATCACATCTTTGCGATATTCATTGGAACCCTAGATCGGAGTTTCGGCTTTGTTCTCTAGCGAGTGTAAATGATCACATTGCATATGATCCGGTGATATTATAAGGTTTCTAACTTTATGAGCAGTATACAGAATAAAGGCATATATAATCGGCTCCAGCTTAGCTGAGTGTATGTTCTTGAAACTGTCTATTGTTCATCTGCTGCTCACTGACTCCATGCGAGCGTTGTTGCAGCTTTGCATCTAAATTAAATAGTTAGCCTTCTTCTCAGGGGTTCTAAAGTATCGTATATGCGATACAAAGAAGAGAATAAGACTATGATATTATAACTGCAATAATATTTACAATAATATTATATTAAATCTATTAATTTTAACAGATTATCATAAAAAAAAATGAATAATATATAATTAAATAACATCATATATTATAAATTATATCTTAGGAGATTATGATTGTAGATTATATTACAGCAAAAAATATAACAATACTTTCATTATCAGGTATTGTTATACAAGAAAAAGATTATCAAAAAATAGGAAAAATAGTTTATAATGATGGGAAAGATAATGTTATTGTTTATAGTATTAAATTTTATATAAATACAGATATTAGATACTTAGAAATGAATAAATTAGATTCTGTTTCTCCTGGAAGTACAGTTTATGGGATCTTTGAAGTTTTATATAAACAAACCCAAATATTTAATTGTTTAAATACATGTATAAATATACATTTGTATCCATCCATAGTTTATTATATTATAATTAATAACTTCACTTCTATACCAAGTAATATAATATTCATTATAGTATCATACTATAATGATAATAAAGATATTATGGAAGCATTGATTGAAAGATATGATAATGTATCTCTTGAAATTATGTTAGAGGAAAATACAGAGGAAAATACAGAGGAAAATACAGAGAAAAATACAGAGGAAAATACAGAGGAAAATACAGAGGAAAATACAGAGGAAAATACAGAGGAAAATACAGAGGAAAATAAAGTTCAATCTGTGAAAAGATTCAAAGATATTATTTCTAAATATAGAGATGAATATGAAAACAAAAAGAAATTAGATAATAATGGAATAAATGCATATAATATATTAAAAATATTAAAAACTCCAACTCTGGCTGCAGCCTCTAGTAAAGAATTAATAATGGAAGTATTAAAATATAGCATTCATATTTATGACTTTTTGTCAGAAGAACAATCAAATGATATTGATATAATATTACAAGGAATACAGTTAAATCATTCACTTTTGAACAAGATACCAAAATGTTATTCTGAGAATATGACGTTTTTGATCAAAGCAATAGAATATAATGGTCTAATTATTGAATATATTATTGATATGTATGATATTAATATGATAGTTTTGGCTATCAAAAATGATGTCCTATCATTTAAATATTTAAAACGTGAGTTTTATGAGAATAGAAATATTATTTTACAAGTTATATATAATTTCAATAATTTGACATATGAAGATAGACATATTTTGGATTATTTTAACAATGATAAAGAAATTGTATTAGCATTTATCAGCTTAAATGGAAGTTTTTTAGATTTAGCTTCCAAAAAACTTCAAGGTGATAAAAAAGTAGTATTAAGTGCAATCAAAAATGATCCCATGGCGCTTAGATATGCATCAGATAATCTCCGTAATGATAAAGAAACAGTTTTGACAGCCGTTAAAATTGATGCAAATGCATTAGAATATGCTTCAGATATTCTTCGTAACAATAGGCAAGTAGTATTAGCAGCAATTGAGTCAAACATTTCATCAGTTAAATATATTTCTGCAAATCTACTTAATAATAAAGAAATTGCATTGATAATAGTTAAAAAGAATGGACTTTATTTAGAAAATGTATCAAATATCCTTCGTAATAATAGAGACGTTGTTTCAGCAGCTGTTTGCAACGATGGATATGCATTTAAATATGCTTCAGTTCATCTCCGCAATGATAAGAATTTACTAATACAAGCTGTTAATAATAAAGGAAAATCTTTGCTATTTGCGCCAAAAAATATTAAAAATGATAGAGATGTTGTATTAGCAGCCGTCAACAATGATGGTCTTTGTTTAAAGTATGTTCTAGATTCTTTTTGTAATGATTATGAAATAGGATTAACCGCTGTCAAAAATAACAGTAAATCATTTAAATATCTCTCAAAAACTCTCCAGAATGATAATGTAATATCAAGTTATATAAAATAATTAATTTAATTTAAAAAAAAATGAAAATTTAATTCTATGAATATAAATATAATCTATAGTATTATATGGGTGTCAACCGCAGTAGAACCGATGTAAGCTGATTTTATGATTAGCATACAATTGCTGCCGTTTTCATCCGGAAAACCCTAAAAATAATTTTATCTTTATAGTTTTCCAGAGTATAAATTAACTAAAATATATTTTGACTAAAAAATGAAAAAAATATACTTTGATTAGAAATAATAAAAAAAGTAATACCGTCATATCTTTTATTGAACCATAAAGATATTAAATTCATATACCACAATAGCACATTACTACACTAATGGACATAATTAAAAAAAATCCTTATATGATTAGTTCTGCAAATGCTATGATGTTGCAAAAACAAGCAGCAGATTTAAGGTTAGAAGAAGAAAATTATACTGTTAAAACACAAATATATTATTTAGCAGAAATTTGTTGCGATATAAGGGAGCATGATGAAGATAATTATGTTAATAATGATAATATAAAAGAAAATAAGTTTGATAATTCAAAAGAATTTTATAAACAACAAAATATTTTACGAAAGAAAAATATACGAGGTTATCATCAATATCATTTACAACAATTTTCTATTCTTTTACAGGATTGTGATAAAAGAATAAAAAGATTAAAAAGATCGTGTTCCAACGATAAAATAACAATATATAATATGGTACTTCTTCAGTATTATATTATCATACATAATTTTATTGAATTTAAGAAAAATAATTATGGTACAAAATTATTCGAGTATGAATATCTTATATTTCCATATTTAGAAAAGTTGAAAATTCAATTAATTAATTTAAAATATAAGATTGAAAATAATATTGTATAAATATAAATGTTATTTATAAAAAAATGAAGATCTGTTTATTATAGATATACAAGACAAAATAAATATCACCCTAGAACTTTGCGCTTAGTTTAGTTCTTGATCGTTGATACATTACCAGATATAATATATAACCAATCGTAACCAATCGTAACCAATCGTAACCAATCGTAACCAATCATAAACATGACAAAATCTGAAGAGGATTTTGTGATGGTATATGAATCAATCGAACAAGTTTTAAAAGATGAATTTTATCTTGTAGAACCAGCAACATCTGACATTGGAGAGCTAACTTGGATTGAAGGATTTCTCTTATTCCTTTATATGTTTTTAACAAACAACTGGGATCTTCTTGAACCAGATAAATGATATGTATAACTAAACTAATAACGATATATGTAATAAACTAAATTTTTAGTATATAAAATAACTTTTATCAGGTTAAAGCTTTATCTTCTATCCCTAAAAATAATTTTATTTTGAATAACTTTATTTTATAATTAATTATCTTTATTGGCGTAATATCTCACAATTGTCTAAAAATTGAAATATTTTATTCTTTAAATAGTACTGTTAATATAAACAATATCGTATGCAGTGAGAGTTTTCAGACAAAACTCAATCCTGTTATTGTAGTAGCAAAAGCTCATCGCTCTGTTATTATAGCAATGTTCGATTATGCTGTAGATACAGCAGAACAACTCTTCAGAGATGAACTTGAAGAGTTCAAGGCCGTCAAGATGCTAGGGATGACAGCAAATCAAACGGCAAGTTCTCGAGCTCTACAACTCATCATAAGACAGACGGAATCTACTTTTGTAAGAAAGTTCAAAGAGTTCGCTGTAGACTTCGAGAACGCTCTAGTTAGTCTTGATGACTTTCATACTAGCCTAGTTTGCGCCAGTGCATGTGAGAAAGACATCGAGGACAGATGTATCATGATGAATATGCTTGTTGAGATGATGAACAAGATGAAGGATTTTGCAGATCTCATGTATATATCGTCTCCAACACCATCCATCATGGAAGAATCTAAAAAACGCTTTGATCAAGCATCTGACCTCAGATACGAATCTATGAGAGCTCTTGATAATCTAGAGTTCAAGATGGAGATGTTTGATCAGAACGATTTTTTAGCACCTAATGAATGGATGATGGGACAGCTTCATGTGGGAACGTGGTAGAGCACGAAGCTGTTATTCCTGTATACTCACTCAAATGAATCCTATTGCAGGTTGCACCACTGATAGATGTACAGTACTTCTCAGCGCAGCCTTATACAACAAAAATAAAAATAATTTTATTTTTATAACTAACATATTTCCTATAAATAATATCTTAATATAAAAAAATGAATTTTTTATATTAAGAATCAAAAAGATTAAAACAAAAATCATCATACATTAAGCCTGAATAAAAACATAAAATCGATTAAACTTGTTACAGTATTAAAAAATGGAACAAAGTGGTGAATATTATCTAATCAATGATACAGATATAGACATTGAAACTAATTCTCCAAAGACATCAGAAAGTACTTTGTCAGAACGAGTAATATCTTGTGTTCAAGGTATCCCAGGTATCCCAGGTATCCAAGACACCCAATATCCCCAATGCACCCAATATGTCTCAGAAGAACTCAGTGAGGATGAAGATATTCAACCAACTATATGGCCTGCTCTTGTTGCCTCCATAGGTGTCTTTATAATATGGATGTTTGGGAAATGATATAAATTTTTATATCTTCTAAATTTATAAATTTTTATATCTTCTAAATTTATAAATTTTTATATCTTCTAAATTTATAAATTTTTATATCTTCTAAATTTATAAATTTTTATATCTTCTAAATTTATAAATTTTTATATATTACTACTCAAAGCTTAAGCAGGGACAGAGGTATCCATCCCCTCTCTCTACCCCCAAGCGGCCACGCGGCAACCCCCCATCCTTTCATTTCTCCCACCAGGTGAAATAATTTTATTTCTCCCTTATGTCCACAAGTTTCATCTATCATAATTATTTATTAGTTTTATAAAAAATGAATAAATAATCATCTTAATAATAATTATTATAAGAAACATCACCATACAAAAAGATCTCACATTTAAGTCTGCTTTCATTCAGCTATCCAATTACAATGGTATCTATCAAGTATCTCGAATGTAAAGCTCAAGTTGCTAAAGATCTTGCTGATATTGCCGCAGAAGATGCTGACATCGCTGCAGATGAAGCAGAAACAGCTGAATATGAATTAGAAACAGTTCTTCAAGAAGGACTAATAACTACTTCTAGTAATATAATAAAAATAGCAAAAGATATTACAGCAATGAGGCACAGAGCAGCAAAAGAAGCCATCCTTACAGCTATTAGATCTAGTAGAGCTGCAACAATAGCTTCCTGGGAACTAGCTGAAGCAAGAGATGCTGAAAAATATACAGGTATATATGAAAAAATCTGGTGGTTTCATTTTGAAGATGATGGAAATCAGCGCTGGTGGTGGACCTTCCATCTAAAAGGTAAAGAAATTCCTTCATACTGGTGGGCCCAGATAGAAAACAATAATCCTAGGAAAGGTTTATGGGAACCCTTTGTTTAGGAAAGGTTTATAGTAACCCTTTGTTTAGGAAAGGTTTATAGTAACCCTTCGCCCAACATAACAACTAATATCTAGTTCAAATAAAGATTCAACCAAAAAAAAAATGAATTATTTTTAAATCTATATCATACAATCAAAACAAATATTACCGTAGCCATTTTGGCTCAAGGTGATCTCGAGATTCTCTCTCTCTCTAGTTACCCTACGGACATTTTTGCTTCCCATCCCCGCCACCTGCAATGGCGCCCCGCGCCAGCTGCTGCAGCCACACGGAGCGCGCCGTGCCGACCCTCGCCGACACCCGCTCTCCCAGTGAGCGCACGGCAGCAGTCGTCCTCCAGCGCAAGATGGAAAAGCGTTCCCGCAACGCCAACCGTCGTGCCGCTGAGGCTGAGGCCGAGGCAGCTGCAACTGCAGCCCGTCACAGCGAGGCCCTCGTGCACCAGGCTGCTATCGATGCAGCTCTGATCGCAGAGGCGGCTGAGGCGCGCAGGCAGCGAGCAGCACGTAGAGAGGTCGTCGTGGAGATCCCCATCTCGGCCCCTCGGGCCACAGTGTGGACTTCCAACGCCGAGACGGCCCTTCTCAAGGCCCGCGCTGAGGCAGAGGCTGCGGCAGCGGCCAAGGCTGCGGCAGCGGCCAAGGCCAAGGCTGCTGTGACTGCAGCCGCTGCGACGTGGGCGGACCTCCTCAAGTGAGTTAGTCATCTGGTGCTACCGTGGCTTTGTTCAGTGTGTTGGGCTCTAGCAGCCTGGCCCTAACAGAGCCCGTTCACCAATGTCTTTCTTAAGCCTGTTTGATCACGGTGGGCACGGGGGCTCCCAGCCCAGCCACTGTTTTCTTCAGGTAGAGATCCGCACATTGTTTAGCAGAGTGTTTCACCAGCTTCCCTTGTTCCCCTGGCTACTGTTGTACAGCCTGCAGCTCTTCGACAGCCTGCACCGAAATAATTTTATTTTGGATTAATTTTATTATTTATTTATTCATAAATTTACCAGATCAATCCTGATATTTTCATTTTTCCTCTAATAATATTAAAGTTACGATTTCCCCTTATTTTCTGTTAACAATGACAATCAGATTAAGAAACCATAACTTTAATGTTATTTTAACTAATAAATATCAAACTAATCACTATAATTATAAAATATAAAACTTTAAAAAAATTGAAATATTTTAAGCTCTATATATAAGAATAGATAAGTACTTTGGGCTGGTGTCCCTACTCTCAGGAGAACACCAGTCCACCCTCCCCCTTTTCACCCAGCAACATTTTGTTGCTGGACTATGTGGAAGTAGCGGATACCCTTCTGCTACCCTCCCACTCATACACACATATTTTTCAATTGCGAAAATAATTTTATTTTTATGCTACAACCAAGACAAGAATTTATTTTCTAATAATTCTTTATTACTATTATCAACAAATATATGAATTTATTGATTTCAACAAATATCAGTATCATAACCAGGTGAAATAATTTTATTTCTTCTCTATATATAAATTAATATCACTATTATCTCAATCTTTAACTAATAAACAAACCTATAAACCATCCAATCCTAATTTATCTCTATTCTTCAATTAAAATCAACCAAAAAATTGAAATATTTTAAGCTCTAAATAAGAAGATAAAAACAAACACCACCGTAGCCATTTAGGCTCAAGACGCTCTGTTGGTCAGGCTTGCCTCTCCAGCCACTCGCTCTTCACGGACCCTTCTCCCCCTCCTTTTCGCAGCCGCCACCATGGCTGCCACGAAGACCATCGCGGCCCTGCGCGCCGCCCGCGCGGCCTCGGCTGTGCGCGCGCGCAAGAGCCGCGCGGGCCTCCGCGCCCGCAAGGTCCGGGCCAATACCCGCGCTGCTTTTGCTCTCCCCACGCCTGTGTTTTTCACCAGGAACAACGTGGGCGACTGGGGTTCGGACCCCAATGCAGCCCTTCTGGACGCAGACTTCGCGTCCCACGGAGCCGTGCCGCTTGACTGGCTGCCGTGCAAGTTTTTCAACGCCGCGAAGCGGACCGTTGGCAAAGGTTGGGAGGATTCAGACCACCCGACCGAGGAGACCGCTGCTGACCTCGTTCGCCCTCTGGTGAACAAGATCGCGGCGTCCCTAAATTTGGCCTGCCCTAGGATTCTCCTCGTGGGCGACTCGACATCCAGCAACTGGATGAAGAGGAAGTCACGAGTCGAGGCCGGGTACGGCACGGATGGCAGCACCTGGGTGTACAGACACCACGATCCCCAGGTTGTCGCCGCCTCGCGCGCCCGTTTTGAGGGCAAATTCATGCCTAACGCAGAGGTGACGTTCGACGCCATCCCCGGGACCTCTCCTTATGGATGGGACTCGTGGGACCAGTCGGACCCCTTTGCCAAGCGCTCATTCTATAAGCAGATTGAGACAAGGCTTGCATGCTCGCCACCCTCCTACTACGACGCCATCCTCATTTTTGGGGGGTGGAACATGGGTTCCACGGCGGAGTTGGACGGTTTTTTCAACTGTGTCTATTGGGGCACGGTGGCGGCGCTTACCGAAGAGTGAGCGTCGCCTAATAGGCACACTTTCGCGGCACTTCTTAAGCTGCTTTGGTCGATAGGTGTGTACAGGGGCTCTCCCAACCACCCAATCCCAGAGCAGCATGCCGCCCCTGCTAGCGCACAGCTTGTCGTGTCGCACCCCCCTACCGCTGCGGGGGAGCCATTCCCCCCCGCAGCGGTGCCCCCTCTCTAGCATGATCCGCTCTGCTCCCCTTATCGCTGCGGGGGAGCCATTCCCCCCCGCAGCGGTGCCCCCACTCTCTGCCCCCAAGCGGCCACCTGGTTTTTCCATCCTTCCAACTTTTCACACCAGGTGAAATAATTTTATTTCTCCTTTATATATAAATTAATATATTCTCAATCAAAAAAAAATCATAAACTTATATATTCTCAACCAAAAAAAATTGAGATATTTTTACCTCTATATACAACAATCAGAACAAACATCACCGTAGCTATTTTGGCTCAAGACGCTCGCTTGTTAGGTTCGCCTTTCGAGTTACTCGCTCTTTACGGATCCCCCCTCCTCCTCTCCCGTCGTCAAGATGGGCGCCGCGCTTCTCCTCGAGCAGCGCACCCACCACGGGCAGGAGTACCTCAACGCCCCGTCTGAGCGTCCCACGAATGTGCTGGACCTCGACGGGAACGTTCCCCCGCCCCTTCCCTCTCGTACAGGAGAGGTCGAGGAGGCTATGGGCATTGCCTTGCATGACATGATGGCCGTCGTCGTTCGCCCTATGTACAGGCCGGGAGCGAACGAAGCAAAGGCGGCCCTCTCTGACAGGATCGATGCCATGGTGGCCGCGAGGGCGGTCACCGAGGCAAAGAAGGCGGCTCACTACAAGGAGGTGTTCCTCGTCCTTAGGACGAAACTAGATCACTTCCTCGTTGGCGAGCTTCTTTCTTGGGGGCTTTAGTCCCCCTCATCCTGTTTTTTGCACGGCACTTTTGAAGCTTGCCGCCCCCTACCGCTGCGGGGGAGCCATTCCCCCCCGCAGCGGTGCCCCCTCTCTAGCATGATCCGCTCTGCTCCCCTTATCGCTGCGGGGGAGCCATTCCCCCCCGCGCGGTGCCCCCACTCTCTGCCCCCAAGCGGCCACCTGGTTTTTCCATCTTTTCAACTTCTCACACCAGGTGAAATAATTTTATTTCTCCTTTATATATAAATTAATATTACTACCACCTCAATCTTCAACCAATAAACAAACTTATTTACCATTAATACAATTATAACTCCTATACCACAACCCCACAAACTAATTACCAATCATATTTTCTATCCCCCCCAACCAAACTCTATCCGCAAAAAATAATCATTCATTCATCCCCCAAACTTTCCACTGACAATATTCCCAAATCTATAAAAGAAAAACCATTATCCAGTAATTATTTTTCTTTTATAAACTATCACAAAAAAAGTTATTTTTACATCCTAATTTTTCTAATCTTACTACTAATAAAAGGACTTAATCTATTACATTGATCCATATTGTCACAACTAAATATCTGCATAACTTTACCAAATATCATATGTCCATAATACTTTTCTAACATTTCCTCCCCATTAACAGCAATTCCATGAGCATATATATCATCAACAATCCGCAAAATATAAACCATAGGTTTAGACTGATCAAATGATTCTATATATCTAATACTAATACATTTTTCTTCCGTAGTATTAGGCACTGATTTAGGGATAACTTTCTCTATCTCTAACCCCGCATCATTTTCAACAAGAGTTTTAGATATAAACTCTTTAAACTGAAAATCTATATCTTTAATTTTATATTTATCTATCATAATATCAATACCTTTCTTATTAATATAAATAGTCTTATCAGGTTCTGTTGTCAGAAAGATATTCAGAGAATCTTTTGATGTTTCAATTGCCTCCTTTATCAGGAAACAATCTGAGTAATACTCTCTAGTCATAAATATATTAGTAGAGATTTTACACCCAAAATACCTTATTACATCCTTTGCATTGAAATATCTTTCATCATTAATCATAAACGAATTAATCCTCTTACCATTAATATGATCAGTATATTGATCAATATAAATTCTTTTATGGTTCTTATAATCATTTAAATAATGAACAAAATCAGCATTCATAGCATTAATATGTTTACTAGATTTGATATTAGAAACCTTTACAAAGGTGTCACTAGGAGAAAAGAAGTCAAGTACAGTGCCATCATAATCTTTATATTCTTTATATTCTTTGAGAATAGTTTTAATAGATAATGATTTAATCTTTGGAAGATATCTGAAAATATCACTCTTTCTGCAATATAAGATATCTCCTACAACAGTAAACAAGATACTCTTATTTTCATACATTGTAAAATAATAATCTTTGTCACCATAGATACTATTATCTTGATCAACACTACTGGTTTCATCAGAATAAAAGATAGTTGATTGATTGTCAAAATTCATATTATACTTTAATAACTATATACTTCTTTTCTTTTAGTTTAGTCCATTATATTAATACAATTACTACCAAACAAAGTGGAACAATTAAATTCCTAGTTTGATAATTTATTATTTTAAAGATTTTAAATTCCTTCTATTGCCAGAGAAACTGATTCCCAAATCACAGATTTATATTCTAACTAATTGTTTGGAAAATAAAAAAGATTTAGTGTACTCAAGAATGATTATAATATTAAAACAATTTTAATAATTTATGTATATCAAAAAATGTTATTTAATATATATGAGATATAAAAATTTGTATAAAGGAGGAGGTTCCGAGACAGTAAGAAGACGGCAGCTAGGAGGGGGCCCAGAGCCAGAAGGGCAGCACCTAGAGCAACCACCTGCAGAAGAAGAGGAGCAACCACCTGCAGAAGAAGAGGAGCAACCACCTGCAGAAGAAGAGGGGCAAGATGCGTCCTTACAATCCCCGCAATCAAAACAAATAAATATAAAAACAATAAAGTTTTTCGATGAAACTGATAATCAAGATGATAAAAAAATAAATGAACATTATGATAGCATAATTGATAATTTATTATATAATAAACGTGATATAAGTTCTTATAATTTAGAAAATAAAATTTCTACTGATTATCTCAAAAAACATCCAGAAAGTTGTATAAACTTTTCAAACAATTATGAGTTCAAAGATTTTATTTGTTACTGTCATTTATTTTCTTTAGATGAAAGTAAAACTGAAATAACCGCTATGCATAATTATAAACTTAATAAAAATGAACAAGATGATCCGAAAAAATATTATTCAAATCTTGCATTTGTTATACATAATGTTCCTCTTTATGACAATGATATTAATAAAGATAATTATATAGAAAAAACATACTTTTTAAATTTACCTGCATATATGTTATTCTCAATTAGAAAATGTAGTAATAAACATTATGCATTAATATTTGATGGATGTCATTTTGGATGGATACCTTTTGAAAACGTTAAATTTTGTTTTGAAGTTTGTCAAAAGAAATTAGATCTATTAAAAAAATTATTGAAAGAATATGAACAAAATATTTTATACACTGATAATACATTATTCCATTATCATCCTGAAAATAATAAAAAATCAAAACCCTCTTTTTTTCTAACTAAAAATTCAGTAGGGACTTGGAGATGTAAACCTTATGCTGAAACAGATAAATACTTCAAAAACAAGCATGTATCAGTTTTAGATTGGCTTGATCCAAGATATGAAGGAACAATAACTAGAAATGTAGATACAGATAAATGGTTAGATAAAGATCATCTAACTAAAGAACATTTTATTGAAATTATGGAAAAACTTGTTCAAAAAATTAAATGCTATCTTGAGATTCCCGGGAACCCCGCTAATAATAAAATAAGAATTCTTGTAATTGGAGATTCTATTAATAGTAAATGGTTATATTTAAAAAAAAATGAATCTAATAGCATAATGAATGTTTATAATACGAATGAAGAATATGAAAAGAATAAAAAAGAATTTGAAAAAAAAATAAATGAAAAATGTAAAGTTGAACTTACTTTCGTTCCTACTTCTAGTGATTGTTTATATGTAAATGATAGTTCAATCTTATCAAATGCATGGAAGAATATTAAACATATGTTTGGACTCAGTGAACTCAGTGAATCCAGTGACCCCAGTGGATCCAGTGTTCAAGATGAAATAAAAAAGTATGATGCTGTCTTAATGTTTTGTGGTTGGACTACATATGAACCAGTTGAAAAAATGTTTACTGAATTAAACCAATTATTTAATTCTAATGCTGGCTCTCAAGAGACTCAATATAGAAATAGACGGTGAAGAAATTAATAATAAAGCTGAGAAAGATTCTTATAGAGTTAAATATATTTGTACTCATTACACCATCGTTTCAGTACATTTCTGCTGCTATCCAACATAATTTTATACATAAAAATAATAAAGTTATACCATAATAGTTCTTAACCTTTTCTTCAAACTGTAAAAATAATCACTTTAATAAGAAATAAAATCAAGAACTGTTATGATATAACTTTATTATTATTTAGAGAAAATGAAAAATAAGAATAATGTCAATTACTTTTCTAACCAATCTATTTCAGTTTATAAATAAAAACTAATATTTTCAATCATCTATCCAGTAAATATCTACCATTTTATTAGAATCCTTTATCTTCCAACCCTTAGTCAACTCCTTCCCCATATCCCTAAATATACTTTTTACAACTAATAAATCTCTATTTTTACTAATATTCCTATTATATACAGCCCACTTGGAAACACAGAAACATTTTTTTATATCATCTTCAAGATTTTCAATAAAATTATCACTATCATTAAAATCTAAATAAAAATATTTTCTACCATTTTCATACTGAATATATTTATTAATAATTTTCTCAAGAATATCCTGTTTTTGATTGACAAAAATAATGTTTTTCCTAGTTCTCGCCATTCTCTTTTTCCTGTAATACTATTACTTTAAGTCTATCTCTTTCACCCTTTTCTTTACTATATTTAGTCAAACCAGTAAACTTATAACCAGATTCTTTTACAACTTTATTAATTAAATATGTAGCATATCTACTAGGAATCTTTTTCTTCCGTTCATTTCTTTCTTTATCATACGCAAAATATTTGATAATATCATCAGATAAATTTATAATATCTTTATGAAGATCTTCATTTTTATTATATGAAGTTGTAAAAAAACAATATGTATTGTTTGTAACTCTGTGGATGACGTAATCAAATATTTCTTTTCTTTCTTTTGAATACATACTTTTATCTTTGGTAGTAGCCATTGGTTGAATTAGATAATCTTTTCTTTAAAACTATAACTAAATATTAATATCTTTAAACTCAGGGGGACAGAGTCCCCCCCCCATTTGTTCAAGTTATATTCAACACAAACTAGAACCAACTTTAGAAAATAATAAATCTATCTTTTTGAGCTAACAAAGATCAAAAAGATAAATTCTCCCATTAACAGAATTATAATCTTTCTTTTGGAAAAAGAAATAAGATATAATATTTTTTCAATTGAAAAAATCTCCCATTCATTTGTCATAAATTTATACAATAATCTTTCATCAACATAAACAATGTAATTTGAAAAAACACCAAATAACTTTTCAAATAAAAGAACCATATGAAAAAAACAATATATTGTCAAAATCTTACTGAAACAATCGACCATAATAAGTGGAAATGTTTCACCAATAAATAAAATAATTATAGAGTTTCGAGGTTGTCAAATGCTTAGTCAGATAGAGAATCTATTTATTCCAGCATTTCATTGTTCGTTTGACAAATGAAAGAATAATATATTTTGTTTTGAATGACAAGTATTTTCCACAGTATTTCTACTCACACTCTTAACAATATCAATAATAGAGATGAATAAAAAATGATTATACATTGTTTAGGATATTAGTTCCCCTTGGTCGTCAAACAAATTGAAATCATTAGTTAACAACATCTTTGACGACGCGCTTTGTCAAATGCTTAGTCAGCTAGAGAATCTATTTGATCAAGCCGGCCATTGTTCGTTTGACAAATGAAAGAATAATATATTTGAGATGAATAAAAAATGATTATACATTGTTTAGGATATTAGTTCCCCTTGGTCGTCAAACAAATTGAAATCATTAGTTAACAACATCTTTGACGACGCGCTTTGTCAAATGCTTAGTCAGCTAGAGAATCTATTTGATCAAGCCGGCCATTGTTCGTTTGACAAATGAAAGAATAATATATTTGAGATGAATAAAAAATGATTATACATTGTTTAGGATATTAGTTCCCCTTGGTCGTCAAACAAATTGAAATCATTAGTTAACAACATCTTTGACGACGCGCTTTGTCAAATGCTTAGTCAGCTAGAGAATCTATTTGATCAAGCCGGCCATTGTTCGCGGCAAATGAAAGGAAAGTTTATAGGATAAAAACTAAAATGGTTATTAGAACAACGTCAAAGATGATAGTGGGAAAAGTTAATTTTCTTAGTTTTATAGCTGAAAATAAAATTATATTGTATTAAGGACGGGGGAGGGGGTACCCCCCTGAGTAGTTTAACAACAATTATAGTTGGAATGAGAATATCTTTGAGTGCTGTTCAGAACATTAATCAGTATTTTGATTTTTATTCTTATATTCTAATTCCTTAAATTTAATTTCTTTTTCTTTATTATCCTCAGATTCCTTAAATTTAATTTCTTTTTCTATTTCCTTAAATTTAATTTCTTTATTAGTTTCCATTTCTTTAAACTTAATTTCTTTATTAGTTTCCATTTCTTTAAACTTAATTTCTTTATTAGTTTCAGCTTCAAGTCTCAATTTCTCCAACTCCGTATCCGTATCCGACAACCCAGTCGCTAATCTATCCTGTTCAATCATATATAAATTAACTTTATTAATCTCATTAATCATTAATTCTAGATCTTCCTGACACATATTAAAGATCTCTCTGTGTCCATCCTGGATTTCCCTAATTCCAACGTCATTGATAAAGTCATTAATGGTTGTCTCTAACTGCTTAGCTTGGTCTTCAGTTTCACAAGGAAATATAGCTATAATTTCTTCATAATCTAATTCTTTCTTATGTATAGCTAACCTACCTCTGATATCCATTGTTTTCCCATACTTATATCTACCATTTTTTAATTTTAAAATATATATTGCCGATTGTGTCTTTTTGAATGAATTTATATATGCTGCATCCTGTATTTTCTTTGCTAAGTTTTTTATTTTGGTAGGTATGATAGGTATGATAGGTATGATAGGTATGATGGACGAACTAGCAGCAGCAGCTCCTGGCAGAGTATACGATCCTGCCTTCCTGATTGACGGGAGAACGTCAGATATAACCCATCTTTTAAAAGCTTTAGCTTCCTTTTTGGTTGACTTTAAAGCTAAGTCATATAATCCTTCTTCAGTAATAAAAATAGAATTATATTTACAGGTATCTAAGAATTTACTTACCTTATTGTATTTATTAGTCCATCTATCAGATAGATGGAACGAAGTTTTAATGTTTTTTATTTTTTCTTCTATCATTTTCTTGAGATCAACGTTAGATATTTTGTCCTCATCTTCCACATGATTTTTAATAGCTTGGTTAGTATTTATATATTCCAAATATTCAGCCACATCTTTAGCTACAAAATAGATTTTATTATCTAATTCGAAACAATAAAAATTTGTATTATTATACTTGAAAGTATTAGGAGCAATTATGTTAGTTGTATTTTTATCAAGAATAATGATTTCCTCAACAGCTTCCTCAACAGCTTCCTCAACAGCTTCCTCAACAGCATCAACTACTTCTCCCACATCATCATCCTCATCATGATAAATAAATGGTCTAGATATAAAGTTCATAAAATCTTCATCCAAACATTCAACACCATACTTTTCCATCATAACGTCAATACCTTTCTTACTAACATAAATATTCCTATAATGTTCTGTTCTCAAAAGTATCTGTAAATCATATCTCTGTATATTCTGACATTGTTTTGTTACAATATAATCTGAATAAATATTATCTTCAAATATATTATTAGGTTTCTGAATACCAAGATAATCTAATATATCTTTTGCTCTAAAATATGTATCATTATTAAGACCGAAATGAATAATTCTATTGTCATTAATTTCTTTGACAAAGTGATCAATACATATCTTTTTATGGTTGTTATAATCAACTAAAAACTTATTGAAATCATTATCAGAAGTTTTGATATCTGTATCTATAAATAATTCTTTGGACGAATTAGATAGAATTATTTTATTACAATCTTTTGACAATAAAGTAATTCCAGATAATGACTTTATCTCTGGGAGGAATTTGACAACATCAATCTTTTTAAAATATAAGACATTTTTGATCATAACGAAAGAAATAATGTTATCCTTATATTTTGTGAAGTATTGATCGTTCATTTATTATCTGATAAATAAATACATAACTACTTCCATAATTGGTTTTATAATAATTTAGACAATAAAGATTGAACCTGGATGACAGGCACATAGGATTTTTTTAACCCTCTCATATTTCTCACAATCGCGATTTGACCGCGATTGTTTAGCTTCATCAATTTTTTCTCTTATCATTTTTTTGAAATCAACATTAGACAGTTTGTCCTCATCTTCCACATGATTTTTGATTGGATCAGCAGTATTTATATCTACCATTTTTTAATTTTAAAATATATATTGCTGATTGTGTCTTTTTGAATGAATTTATATATGCTGCATCCTGTATTTTCTTTGCTAAGTTTTTTATTCTGGCAGAGTATATGACCCTGTCTTCCTGATTGACAGGAGAACGTCAGATATAACCCATCTTTTAAAAGATTTAGTTTCTTTTTTGGTCGACTTAAAACTAATTCATATAATCCATCTTCAGTAATAAAAATAGAATTATATTTACAGGTATCTAAGAATTTACTTACCTTATTGTATTTATTAGTCCCCCGGTCAGATCGGGGGAACGAAGCTTTAATGTTTTTTATTTTTTCTTCTATCATTTTCTTGAGATCAACGTTAGATATTTTGTCCTCATCTTCCACATGATTTTTAATAGCTTGGTTAGTATTTATATATTCCAAATATTCAGCCACATCTTTAGCTACAAAATAGATTTTATTATCTAATTCGAAACAATAAAAATTTATATTATTATACTTGAAAGTATTAGGAGCAATTATGTTAGTTGTATTTTTATCAAGAATAATGATTTCATTTACAGCTTCCTCAACAGTTTCCTCAACAGCTTCCTCAACAGCATCAACTACTTCTCCCACATCATCAACCTTATCATGATAAATAAGTGATATCCTGCCTTCCTGATTGACGGGAGGACGTCAGATATAACCATCTTTTAAAAGATTTAGTTTCTTTTTTGGTCGACTTAAAACTAATTCATATAATCCATCTTCAGTAATAAAAATAGAATTATATTTACAGGTATCTAAGAATTTACTTACCTTATTGTATTTATTAGTCCCGCGGTCAGATCGCGGGAACGAAGTTTTAATGTTTTTTATTTTTTCTTTTATCATTTTCTTGAGATTAACGTTAAATATTTTATTTTTGTCAGAAACATTATTTTTGATAGTCTCAGCAGTATTTATATATTCCCAATATTCAGCTATTTCTTTAGCTATGAAATAAATTTTATCACCCAATTCGAAACAAAAACATTTAGATGTTATTAAATAAAGTTAATTTTCTTAGCTAGTTTTGCACCTAAAAATAAAGTTATATCGTATCAAAAGTTAATTCAACATCAAATAAAATTGATACAATATAACTTTATTTTTGTTTAGAGAAAATAAAAGTAAACTTAACGGAATTAATGGAGAAAATGAAAATAAACTTAATAGCAATATATTCCAGTATATATAAATAAAAAGATTTATTTGACACAATCATCTATCCAATAAACTTCTATAGTCTTAGATTCCTTTACTATCCAACCCTTGGTGATTTTCTTATTATTATCTTTTAATACACTTTTTATAATACATAAATTTATATTTTTAGGGACAGAGTTCCCCTATTTTGTTCAGATTATCCTCATATTTGCCGAGATCAATAAACTTGTATTTTGTTCAGAATATCATTCTTAGGGGATCAAGATCCCCCGGGGGACAGGGTCCCCCTATTTCCTGAGATCAATAAACTTGTATTTTGTTCAGAATATCATTCTTAGGGGATCAAGATCCCCCGGGGGACAGGGTCCCCCTATTTCCTGAGATCAATAAACTTAGGGGATCAAGATCCCCCGGGGGACAGGGTCCCCCTATTTGTTCAGAATATCATTCTCATATTTACTGAGATCAATAAACTTAGGGGATCAAGATCCCCCGGGGGACAGGGTCCCCCTATTTGCTGAAATCAATAAACTTAGGGGATCAAGATCCCCCGGGGACAGAGTCCCCCTATTTTCTTAAGATTAATAAACTTATTGTGCAAGACATCAACACAGCAATGATGTCACAAAAACTAATCATTCAACAATATTTATTGAATCTAATATTATTCCGCAAATAAAAGAATATGCTGTAAAAGAAGATAAATTAATTTCGTTAATAATATTGTTCAAGTTATATTCAACACAAACTAGATCCAACTTTAGAAAATAATAAATCTATCTTTTTGAGCTAACAAAGATCAAAAAGATAAATTCTCCCATTAACAGAATTATAATCTTTCTTTTGGAAAGAGAAATAAGAGATAATATTTATTCAATTGAGAATTCTCTTATTCATGTGTCATGAATTAATACAATAATCTTTCATCAACATAAACAATGTAATTTGAAAAAACACCAAATAACTTTTCAAATAAAAGAACCATATGAAAAAAACAATATATTGTCAAAATCTTACAGAAACAATCGACCATAATAAGTGGAAATGTTTCACCAATAAATAAAACAATTATAGAGTTTCGAGGTTGTTAGATGCTGAGTTGAATAGAGAATCTATTTATTCCAGCATTTTATTCTTTGTTTGAAAATGAAAGAATAATTTATTTGAGTTGAATGACAAGTGTTTTCCACAGTATTTCTACTCTTACTCACACTTTTAACAATATCAATAATAGAGATGAATAAAAAATGATTATACATTGTTTATGATATTAGTTCCCCTTGGTCGTCAAACAAATTGAAATCATTGATTAACGACATCTTTGACGACGCGCTTTGTCAAATGCTTAGTCAGTTAGAGAATCTATTTGATCAAGCTGGCCATTGTTCGTTTGACAAATGAAAGAATAATATATTTGAGTTGAATGAAAAGTGTGAGTAAGAGCAGAAATACTCTGAAACACATTTTTAACAATATCAATAATAGAGATGAATAAAAAATGATTATACATTGTTTATGATATTAGTTCCCCTTGGTCGTCAAACAAATTGAAATCATTGATTAACGACATCTTTGACGACGCGCTTTGTCAAATGCTTAGTCAGTTAGAGAATCTATTTGATCAAGCCGGCCATTATTCGCGGCAAAAGAGAGAATGATTTATTTTGTTAAAAGTATATAAGTTAATTTTCTTGCTTAGTTTTGTTTATGACAATAAAGTAGAGCTGTCCACTTTATTGTTCTCTGGAGGAAAGTAAAGTAAAATTAAAAATAATGATGAATACTTTTAAATATAATATATTTCAGTTAATAGATGAAACTAATATTCATCTATCCAGTAAAGATCTAGAATATTAGCTTCATTTACTATCCAACCCTTGGTAACTTTCTTATTACTGGCCTTAAATGTGCTCTTTATAATGCCTAAATTTATATTTTTAGTTTTATCTTTATAAAAATAAACAGGCCATTCGCTGATAGCGAAATATTTCTTAATATCTGGTTCTATTTCTGCAATGAAATCATTATATTTGTCAAGATTAACGGGAATGTATTTTCTTCCATTTAATTCTTCAGCGATGGTATTCATAATCTTGTCACAAATAACTTCTTGTTCATGATGATACATTTTTTTCCTTGATTGTCCCACCATTTCTTATAATTACTTTGAGACCATCTCTTTTACCAAGTTTGGTATTATATTTACATAATTTATTTAAACTGTAGCCCATCTCTATTACAACTTTTCTAATGATATAATGGGCGAATAAATGTGGCAGTTTTTTCTTAGGTACGCTTCTACTTGGATCATGAGCAAAATATTTATCAATATCATCAGATAAATTTACAATGTCTCTGCTGAGATCTGGATTTTTTAGTTCTGAATAAAAGAAACAAAATGTGCCGTTTGTAACTCTATGAATGATATAGTCAAATATTTCTTGTCTTTCTTTAGAGTAAATATCTTTGTTTTGTTTAGTCATCTAGTTAATTAATATAATATATTTTCTTTTTAATTGAATGATTAATAATTGAATGATTAATAATAATTGTTAATTAAGAAGATATTTAGATTATAAATCATCGAATATTAATGGAAGATTACTGTGACAAAGTTGAGGAAGAAGTTGAGGAAGAAGTTGAGGAAGAAGTTGAGGAAGAAGTTGAGGAAGAAGTTAAAGATGATTCCTGTGACGACAAATATAAAATTATAGAAAAAGAAATTAAGAACAATGAATATAGAGTTTATAGTATTAGAAAATATAATTTTACTAATCAGATGATTGAAACTAAGTATAAAAAGTTACCGCTTAAAGAACTAAAAGAATCTATGAAGACAGATAATTTTTACAATATGAGAATTAATAAATTTGGAACGTATACTGTCTTTGGTGACATTGATGGAGGTGAAAATGACATAAAGTATTTTTACATAAAAATTAGGTATTATTTTTTATGTAAATTGAATATTAGAATTCATGATAATATGATTTATTATACAAAGAATAAAAAGAAAACAAATTCTTATCATTTTGTTATTCCCAATTATTACGCTTCGTGTGAAACATTGAAGAGGTTGTTTGAGAATTTTATTAAGACTTATTCAGAATATGATGGGGTCTTAGATTTATCAGTTTATGGAGATCACTTTTATAGGCTACCTTATCAGAGCAAAGGAGCAACTAATAAAGATGAAATATCTAATAGTGTTCATAAGATTATGAAATGTTATGATATTGATGAGTGTATTGAAAGAGAGATAGTAGAGTATGGTAAGACCAATGACATCAAAGCTACAGAGAGTGTCACAAGCAGCACAAATGATGATTCTAATGCTAGAAAGGTTGGCGCCCCACCATTAGAATCACATAATATAGAAAATTCTTTTATAAGATATTTTATTGTTGGATATATTAATAAAAATGCTACTAGTATTGAAGATAAGATAAATAATGTATTACCTAAAAATAAATCGCAAAAAAAGATTAATAATACTAAAAGTGATAAACCACTAACTACTGCTACTACTACCACTACTGCTACTACTACCACTACTAGTTTAGTACGATTAACTTCTAAATATGATATATACTATAATAAAATTGAAAAACGAAAAATAACTGATATTATTAATGATTGTATATATAATAGAGCTGTATCCCATGATGATTGGATGAAAGTATCAATGGCGTTGAAAACCCACTTTGATTATGGTACAGCTTATGAGTTATATATATTGTTTTCGTCTAAATCTAATACTAAATATGATGATTTAGACGAAAGATTTGATGGATTCAAAGTCAATGATAATGGATATACTATTGGAACAATTTATCATCTTGCTAAGGAAGATGATCCTATAAAATATGATCAAATTATAAGAAAATATAATCTTGATATTACATCAGAATATACATCTTTATGTATGAATATTATAGCTGGTAATATTTTTCTTGTTTTTGCAGAAATAGATGATGATCATAAAGTAGAATATATTATAAAATATTTTAATGGCATGACATGGGGAAAAGATAAACATTCTTTTAAGAAATTTATAAGAAAAGACATATATGATTTTTTAGATTATCTAAATAAAAAAATTAATTTTGATAACAATGATAGAAAAAAATTTATCCAATCAGAACTTAATAAATTAAAATCACCTCTTTTTGGAGAAAATGTTTTTGAAATATATAATGATTTTTATGATAGAAATATTCAAATTAAACTAGATCATAAACCATTTCTATTTGGATATAAAAACTGTGTATCTGATATAAAAACCGGTGAATTTAGAAAATATAAATATGATGATTATATTACAATGACAACCGAGTATGATTGGAGAGAACCTACAAATAAAGAAATTGATTTCGTGAATACAATGATTACTCAGATACTCCCCGATAAAGAAATAAGAGATCTATATCTTGAAGTTATCAGCACAGGATTATTAGGGAAATATTCTAAAAATGTTTTCTTCGCTTATGGTAAAGGTCGTAATGGGAAGTCAACTATAACCAAATTAATAAAATGTGCTTTTGGTAAATTTTATCTTAGAGGACATTCTAAAATTCTCAGTGAAAATCACAATACTTGTGATCCTGAATTAGCAAAAGTTCATATGAAAAGAATAGTTGTGGTTCAAGAACCTAGCAGTAGTAAAAGAATAGAATGTGTAAATTTAAAAAACTTTACTGGTAGTGAAGATTTAGAAGCAAGAAAATGTTGCAGCAATGATATTAGTAAAGTAAATCATTCTACATTAATTATTGAATGTAATAAAATACCAAAATTATCAGATTCAACAACAGTAGTAGAAGAAGATAGGATAATAACTATTCCTTTTAAATCTGAATTTGTTGTTGACGATAACAAAGTTGATCATTCTAATTTTAAATATAAAGTTAATAAAAACATGGATAGTGACGAAATAATAGATAAATATAAATTTGCCTTTATCAGAATTCTGATGCCATATATCAAAAAACATCTTGATAATGAAAGAAATTTTAGTGTTCCTCAAGAAGTAATTGAAGCTACAAATACTTATATAAATGAATCATGTAAAATCAAAGAATGGTTTTTTGATAGATATGTCAAAAGTGATAATGGTAAAGATTATATTGACTGCAAATATATGTATCAATTAATGAAACCTGATTTTTATCATGATAAAAAGTTTAATGAAACTTATGATACATGGCTTTCATTTAGTAATTTTTTAAGAAATGATAGTTTCTTAAAAGAATTCTTCTATAAAGAAGCTAAAATTAACGGTATTAGAAAATATAACATTATCAAGTATTGGAAGGAAGATGAATAAAAAATGATTATAATTTGTTTAAATTGTTTGGTTCCCCTTGGTCGTCAAACAAATTGAAATCATTAGTTAACGACATCTTTAATAGCCGGTTTTTTCAAATACTTAGTCAGTTAGAGAATCTATTTAATCAAGCATTTCGTTGCCTAATGGAGAATAATTTGTTTTGTTCAGAATATCATACTCAGGGGATCTTGATCCCCCTATTTGCTGATATCAATAAACTTATATTTGCTGATATCAATAAACTTATATTTGCTGATATCAATAAACTTATATTTGCTGATATCAATAAACTTATATTTGCTGATATCAATAAACTTATATTTGCTGATATCAATAAACTTATATTTGCTGATATCAATAAACTTATATTTGTTCAGATTAATAAACTTATATTTGTTCAGATTAATAAACTTATATTTGCTGATATCAATAAACTTATATTTGTTCAGATTAATAAACTTACATTTGCTGAGATTAATAAACTTATATTTGTTCAGATTAATAAACTTATATTTGCTGAGATTAATAAACTTATATTTGTTCAGAATATCATTCTCATATTTTGTTCAAATCAATAAACTTATATTTGTGCAGATTAATAAACTTATATTTGCTGAGATCAATAAACTTATATTTGTTCAGATTAATAAACTTATATTTGTTCTGATCAATAAACTTATATTTTCTTAAGATCAATAAACTTATATTTGCTGAGATCAATAAACTTATATTTGTTCAGATTAATAAACTTATATTTGTTCTGATCAATAAACTTATATTTTCTTAAGATCAATAAACTTATATTTGCTGAGATTAATAAACTTATATTTGCTGAGATCAATAAACTTATATTTGTTCAGATCAATAAACTTATATTTTGTTCAGATTAATAAACTTATATTTGTTTAGATTAATAAACTTATATTTGTTCAGAATATCATTCTCACATTTACTAAGATCAATAAACTTATATTTGTTCAGAATATCATTCTCACATTTGCTGAGATCAATAAACTTATATTTGTTCAGATCAATAAACTTATATTTTGTTCAGAATATCATTCTTACATTTGCTGAGATTAATAAACTTATATTTGTTCAGATCAATAAACTTATATTTTGTTCAGAATATCATTCTTACATTTGCTGAGATCAATAAACTTATATTTGTTCAGATTAATAAACTTATATTTTGTTCAGAATATCATTCTCACATTTGCTGAGATCAATAAACTTATATTTTGTTCAGAATATCATTCTCACATTTGCTGAGATCAATAAACTTATATTTGTTCAGAATATCATTCTCACATTTGCTGAGATCAATAAACTTATATTTGTTCAGAATATCATTCTCACATTTGCTGAGATCAATAAACTTATATTTGTTCAGATTAATAAACTTATATTTGTTCAGAATATCATTCTCACATTTGCTGAGATCAATAAACTTATATTTGTTCAGATTAATAAACTCATATTTTGTTCAGAATATCATACTCACATTTTACTGAGATCAATAAACTTATATTTGTTCAGAATATCATTCTCACATTTGCTGAGATCAATAAACTTATATTTGTTCAGATTAATAAACTTATATTTGTTCAGAATATCATTCTCACATTTACTAAGATCAATAAACTTATATTTGTTCAGATTAATAAACTTATATTTGTTCAGAATATCATTCTCACATTTGCTGAGATTAATAAACTTATATTTG